AAAATGGTGGACAGTGAGGGGATCGAACCCCCGACCAACTCGGTGTAAACGAGCCGCTCTACCGCTGAGCTAACTGTCCATGTGGGAGTGGATGGATTCGAACCAACTAAGCCAAAAGGCGACAGATTTACAGTCTGTTGTAACTCTCCAACTTTACCGCGCTCCCAATTCATACTATTAGTATACAATTTTTGTATTAAAATGTCAAATAAAATGGCGTTCCCAGCAGGGATCGAACCTGCAACCTACAGCTTAGAAGGCTGTTGCTCTCTCCAGTTGAGCTATGGGAACGTAATTATTAAATTTTAGGCAAAATCAGCACTAGTCCCTCATGAACTTCTCTATGGCAGTTGGCGCACAATAGAATACATGGGGTGTTATTAATTTCATCTTTATATTTTTGCTGATTATTGTCCCTACCTATTCGTGAAAATTCCAGCGTTTTACCTGCGGGATCAACGTGATGCACCTCTAGACCGGATAGGCACTTGTTATAGCCACAAATTTGACATTCACCACCCATGTATTCCATTAAAAAATATTTATTGTCTTTTCTTATATCACTTTTTCGCATATTTTTGCATGGTTTGCATTTGTAATATTTTTTATCACCAACAACTTTATTAAGTTCATGCAATACATCTCCATGTACTTTGCAATTTTTGATTATTGATTTAGCATTCATTAATTTGGCTGTCGAGGTAGGATTCGAACCTACAACCAATGAGTTAACAGCTCATCGCTCTACCATTGAGCTACTCGACATTATTACTTATAATACAACTGTATGCGCTCAGGGTCAATTTTTTCTTCTTATATAAAGCACAGCTTGCTCTTCATAAAAGCACCTAATAAGCGTTTTATCTCCCGAATATCCTTTTAAATAGTAATTTCTCCAAATTGGGAATAAGTTGAATCTCCATTGTGGCACATAGTATCTTTGCTCATTCTCAATGATTTTTTTAACTCTATAGCTGTATAAAAAATTCATACATACTATTACACCATAATTTGTAAAATTAAAAAAAATAGCAGACTATACTATGATAGCCTGCTATTTTAATACTTTTAAATACGGGTTTTTATTTAACAGCAGCGACTGTAGTTTTGCCGCATGGCTGACAAGGCTTTTTGGAAGCACAGGCTGCCAATGCAACAACTACAACGATTGATAGAATAATATTTTTCATAAGGCCTTATTATATAATGTTTATTAAATAAGTCAAATATTTTGTTGGTTAAAAATAATAAAATGGTAATGAAGTGTTTTACTCTAGAAATTGTCACTTCTTCAACGAGTTCTGGCATGGAGCCAGATGCATCGTCATAGCTTGTATTTTAATAATGATACTTTCGTAGCTTCCCATGACTTTTTGCTCAGTATCGGACCATTCTTATCAATCACCAACAAGCAACTTCAGTTTGGCTGATCAAGAATATGCGTCATGAACTTGATCGTATAAATTATACTACGTTTTTTTAAATGGAAAGTCAATCTTTTTTCTTTTTTCTTTCTCTGACCCATTTATTTTTAAATCTCATAGTCCAATCTATCAATGCATAGGCAAATCCAACATCGCGCCCAGCCTTTTCACTCTCGTACCACTTATGCTTCATTATCTCCTCTTTTTGCGCCAAGAATTCTCGATATAATGATGTTTCTGCGATATTCATCATACTCTATATTACACTAATATAATAGGATCGCAACAATACTTGCAATTATTAGTATTGCTGCAAATGTAAAACAACATAAATCCATAACTTGTATGAATTTATCTTTAAATGTAGGATCCGCTCTCACTCTATAGTTTAGTACGAACGCAACAATATTTAATTAATTAAATTTCCTCCTTTCTTGTTTTGGTTAAGCTGGCTCGCTACGATTTGAACGTAGAAAAGTTCCTCCAAAGGGAACCGTGATACCGTTTCACCACGAGCCAATATTGTTGTAACTATATATTACATTAAAATAGCTTAATCTTCTTAAAAATCAAAGAATTCTTGCCGCTCTCGATCTTGATGACACATCTCCTCTTTGATCATTTTTTCTAGCTTGTGTTCTAAAAAATCTAGAGCTTTATCGTATGTCTCGAAATCTTCATCAATTTCGTCTGCTACGTAACCATGATGTTGAACGCAGTATGTTTGATTTTGGCCATAACTCCAAACTGTATTGATGTAAAAATGGCAATCACGATCTTTATGGTGATCCTTACCAATTAACTTATACCATTCATCTGTTAATTGTGTTATTTTTTTAAGCTTGTCTTTCATAATTATCCCAAAGTACAAAGATCAAAATCAATCAATACGGGTTTATTTCTAATCTTGCCAACATTATCAGAGAAAAGATCATATGTACTCCATCCCATTGATGAAACATTTTTTCTTAACGCGGACATTTCTTCATTATTAAGCCCACCCTGCATTGCGTGTTCAGTAACATAATAAAAATAGCGTCCTTTGGTTCCCATAAATAATGGTTTGGGGCCAAAGCCCATTTTGTGGGCAGCATCTTGTCGAAAAAAGCATCCCTTACATTTTAGTTGACTGGTATAGAATTTTACACCATATCGCCCACTAATTTGAATGTAGTACCGAACAGTTGCGGAATCTGTTTGTTCATAAAACCGCAAATTGATTTTGTTGATGATTTTTTTAAGTTTAGCAATCATGGCTCACAAACAAGAAGTGCAAGACTATTTCCGCTAAAAAACTCTTCTACTGTTTTTTTTGCTGTTTTGAAATCATATTTTCCATCGACCCATTTGCAACCACGATCATAAGCAGTGGCTTCTTCAATTGAAGAATACTCCTCATAAACAAAATCTTCGCCACAGCACTTGCAAGTTACATTATCTGGATCGCGCTTAAATAGTTCTTTAAAAGTCCTAACGGCTTCTCCAAGCGGCTCATCAATATATATGTGAGCATAAGGCGTCTTCAAATGACCACCACTATGCATATCCATGAAACGTGTAACAGTTTTCTTCATACCACCATTATGGGATTTTTTACAAATTTTGTCAATAGAAAACTTGGTGTTTTTGTCGCACTTTGGACCAGATCAGAGTTGCGCCCCTGCTGGCATCAGTTAACAATTTTTCTTGATTATAGAGTTAACCTCAGAACACCTAACCATTTATACAAGAGTTTTGGCCCATATAGCCTTGGTTTACCCAGAACCTACGCTCTTTTTTTTAATTACATATGTGCGCGCACACTATGTGATCTTATTTACTGTGAAACCTATATCATAACGATTATAGGGGGTAGAGTTGCATACCTTATAAGGCGATCCCATTTTTTGGCTGGTCATCGCCACACCACCATTTGCAAAATTTTAAAGAACTATTAATATTTATACACACTCTTTATAAAAAGATCAATTATTTTTTAAAAATTTTTATTTCAAGAATGCGAAATTTTGTTCCCAAACCATGGCTTTTAAAATTTTCTACTTCTTGCGTTGCTTTTTTAACATTTTTATAATTGATAAAATCGTGCCTAATCCAAGATTTAAACAAGTGGCTCCAGCATTCAATTTGGTAGTATTTATTCATTTTAAAAAAGTATTTCAAGTCCAGTTTCACCATAGTCAGGCATCCCAACATCCATAGAGTGATTGCTGATATATGGTTGCGCCATTTTTCCTTTGATATTTAATCGCTCATTAATCGGATAAATTGCAGTAATAACGTGCTTGCCTTTGGTGAATTGCTGATTGCTATATTTAGTGCCTGTGACTTCACCCTTGACTTGAATTTTATCCAGATGTTCGCATGCTGTCAGCAGAAGGCATAGTAGTATTATTGCTTTCATCGTTTTCGTTTTTTTTAGACCAGTCTATCAAATCATAATTATCTTTGAATTTTTTGGAAAAGCAATTTCTTGGCTTATCGCCTTTTCCCGCCCCTTTATTTGATGCTTTTTCGCTCATAAATTTGTTAAATAGAGGCAGTAGGACTTGAACCTACAACCCTCACCTTATCAAAGTGATGCTCTGCCATTGAGCTATGCCTCTGCGTATTCATAGTTTAGATTATCTAAATTTTATTTAAATGTCAAAAAGAAATGGGCATGAAGGGAGTCGAACCCCTACTCCTTACGGAACCAGATCCTAAGTCTGGCGCGGCTGCCAGTTACGCCACATGCCCTTTTATTTGTTATACTTACACCAAGCATAGACAAGAATCAAGCACATAATTAAACCTACACAGTAGTTTAAAAACCACCACAGGCCAAATGTGCCCAAAAACATATAAATCATTCCTGAAATATACCCAACGATTGACATTAAAATTAGCATTAATGAAACATCTTTGGATGAATGATTTTTAAAAATTTTAACTATTTGTGGGATATAGCAAAACATAAAAGCAAATGTCATTACTATCCCAGCAATCTCTCGCATTATCTCTTTCATAGTGAATATGCCATTTCGTTATTCCATTCTGCAAACTCTTCAATTTCGTCGATAAGCTGCTTCTCCATAAATTCAATAAATGCAATATCATTACTCAATTCACGCTTGGCTATCAGCATAGTATCGGACAATTCTTCTTGTGGAATTGTAAGAAGCCAAAGAATAATTTTACCATATTGATTGACTTTGGTTTCTTTATTCATATTGCCCTCCAAACAATAAATCTATATCTTCATCTGATGCTTTTAAAATCCATTTGTTCATTTCGGGAATTCTATCTAAGTAGTTTAATATGTCTAGGTTATACTTTTCTGTGAGAAAAGGCAATATTATAAAATAAAAGATGGATGGATCTTCGAGGTCGCCGTCACGAAACCAGCTTGGCATATTCCAATCAAATATATATTTTGAGTCATAGCCGTGATCGTCCATGAAGTTATGGAACGTATTTACAAGATGATTTTTTGGTAGCTTATTGACAATTTTGCAGAAGCTGCAATTACAATCTTTTGTTTTGTGAGATTTCCCTTTCATTTTATTTTATCTAAAAATATTGCCCAATCAGGATTAAGAGCTTTAATAAGTAAATGCGCGGTCATAGGTCTTGGATTTTTTAGTTTGTATTTTGGACTGTACCCATGTTTGGACACAAATTCATCAATTGTCATGTCATTTTTTAAACGATTAATTTTTGATGATGTGATGGCAAGATTATCCCAAGAATTTTTGCCGCCTTTTGATTTTGGATGCAAATGATCAATTGTTGCTTCGTTATAGGTGAGCTTTTCCCCCGTCCAAAAATCAACGCCATCATAACGTTCGTAAAGATTCTTTTTTGTAGGTCTAAAAGTTTTAATTGGAAGTTTATTATAATTGCTTCCTACAATAGCCACTGTTGGAACGCGAATTTCAAGATTGATTGTGTGGATTGAAAACTCATCGTGCTCTCTTGGTGACAATGTGACCCACTCATCCCAGCCAAGTGGGATAATTTCGCTTGGGCTAGCATAATCTGGCTCCCCATTATCATCTTCTAAATACTCTATCTTAATGGCTTTTTTGGGGTAATTAGCAGAATTCATATCTTCCAATACTTTCTTAACTGGAAGCGTACAGATGGGCAACCAAGAAGCATTAAGCATTAAAACTTTATGATTTAGAATATTAATCATTTAAAAATAAAGATTAGAATTTTTTGGGTTAAAAGTAAAGATTATTTAATAATAAAAATGTAATGAATGGTGAAGTTTATGGACAAACAAGATTTGCCATTATTGGCGACAACAGAACACAAAGATGATATGGGTCGCCGCTCATATGATGAGAATGGTAATGGTAACGGCTGGTCACGATATCAAATAATGGTATTGCAGCAATTAACTGACCACACAAAGCTTCTTCAAGCATTAATGTCAGAAATTAATACAATAAAGCAGCAAATTGCAATCACGGATATTGTATCAAAAAATTGGAGAGATCAAGCTGATAGGTCAATACAGGAATTAAAAGATGATGTTGAATTTATTCTTGAGGACGAAGGTGGTATTAACCAAAGATTAAAGAGTATTGAAGATAATACAAAAATAGAAGAAAAGTCAAGCTTAAAAATAAAAGCATTTTGGGGTCTTTTGGGTGGGGCAGTTGTGGTAATTGTAGATTTGGCAATAAGAGTTGTAAGCTTGATTAGTAGTAAACTGCAAATTATAATGCAAAATCCGCCGCAGTAAAGTTGCGCTAACTAGTGTAACTTTAATTATGGTAGTAAAAACATTTTTTATTTGCCTTAGTGCGGTTTTAGTTCTCGGACTATTGCCTCATTATTCTACAAAGCCGCCAGAGGAAGATTTTGTACTCAATAATGGCTGTTTAATCTATTCTATTCAATATCAGCACGCACTAAAGGCTAAAAAAATACTTGGCGAATCAGAAGTTTGGGCTAAAGTTATAATGTACAAAGTATTGGGGGCAAAAGCGGGACATGCTGTTACTCTGTATATTTATAAAAACTCTACATATGTGTATGATCCGGCATTTGCAAGCTATCAATTGGCGCAATTTCCTGTATACAATCCATACAAGGTTGCAAAAATGATGCATCCAATGAATGATATTGTATGGGCTGAATATGCAGAGAATGTGATGCTATATAACCCTTAATTTTTTATCTAGTTTCGCGCCACTGAAGACTGGTTAATACATTTGTAGTATTTCCTGGCCCAGTAGCAGCATTTTTTAATAAAACGGCAAATATATTGCTGTCCGTGCTGTCTATGTTTTGACTAATATAATTTCTTTTAGCGCTAGAAACATTTGCTAAACTTGAAGATACTCCAGCAGTATTGCCAACCCCAACTGCGTTTACCGTAATAAATCCAGCATCAAATAAATTTCCGCCATTTAAATTAAATCCAGTCGCTGTAATATTATATTCTACAACACTTGAATCGTCTACGCTTTGCCAAGATCCTCCAATTAAAGAAGCACCACTTGGTAGGCGCCAAAATTCATAAGAGCAAAGTTGGTCGGCACTATAAAGTTGGGAAGATCCCAATCTAACAACACTTCTATTTGGTGCCCCATAATATCCAGTTTTTAATCTTATTGCAATAACTGGCATTGTAGATCCAGCTGTTATATTTCTATATCCAGTAGTTCTTGCTGCAAAATCTACACCAGCTTCACTATAACCACCTTCGCTCACTACTGTTGCACAAATTTGATCCATAGAAGATATTCCAGTCGTTCCATTACTATAGTTTCTAATTTCACAACGAATCGGCAAATTAGGATTGCTCCAATATACAGTGTTTTTATTATTACTATTATAAAATTCGTGAGCAATAATCGTATTGCCATCATGTACAAATCCCGCACGTACGCGACCAACTCCAAGCCATTGATAATCAGCTGTAAATAATTGGGTTTTAGTAATATCTAAATTAAAAGCTGATGGGCCAGTTCCATCACAGCGATCTTTATTCCAAGCGGATTGTGGAATTACCGTATTTTGAACACTTCCAGATACGTCACTTCTTAATACGATAGCTAAGCTACCATCGCCGCTATGTTGGAAAAATATCCCATTATAATCATCATACAAGCCAATCCTTTTATTAGTTCCAGATCTGGGAGGGTGAGAATTAAAGCTTTGTAGTGTTAATTGGCTTTTACCAGCCATATAGTGATGGTACATGCGGCTTTGATGAATTACATAATCATTTGCGCCAGTGCCAACTGTTAGAATAGCTTTTGCTTGCTTTACATTGAATGCAATATTAGATTGCGTGCCGCTAGTTTTAGTTAAAAGCTCTGTTTCTTCTCCGTAAACATGAGTATAGTCAGCCAACGTGTATTGCTCTGATACTCTTTGGCGACCAAAAGCATCTATTGTTCCATCTTTGTACAAATTTTGTACATTCAGAACGCCGTCAGTAACTGAAACTTTTATTGGTGCGTCTTGATATTCTTTTTCTATTCTATAGATGTGCATAATTATATATATTAATTACACACAATAAAATTAAAAAAAATTAAAAATATCCCCCACGCGCGAACGCATGAGGGATTATATATTTTATTTATTATTTATTAAAATAAAGCCATTATGGTTTTTTTGGCCCAACGAAATAATCCGAAAAAAATCTTACCGATTTCCTTCAAATCTTCCCGCTGTATTGTTCCTGCATAGCCAATTGATCCATAAGGACCAAAAATGATCCCTAACTGGTGAGTTTGATAACGTTCCATTAAGATTAGCACCTCCTTTCATATACTGTATATTACAGCAATTTAGGTGCCAATCAAGTTACAATTTTGTTATAAATAGGCTGCTTGGAAGTGCATCCAGTCATAATTACGCCTTCTACCCAAGCTTGTCCAGCCCTCAGCTTCTACAATTTTCCAGAATGGTTCATATTCTTTCTTGCTAAATGTAGCTTTGGGACTGCTCCATTTTAATTGATTATTGTCGGGATCAAGGTCAATTGCAGCGCCCCAACTGTGTATTGACCAAGCTGATCCGCCGCGCATTTTACGAACATTCAAGCATCCGCCAAACATATTTAATCTTAATTTCTCAATATCTTTTTCGCCATATGTTTTTAATGTATTATCAAAAATAATACCAAGCGATTGTGCAACTTTTTGATTGCATGTAATTCTTGATAGTGTGGTTGATGGCGCCCATGCTAGTTTTATTTTATATGGCAACTCTAGCTTGATTTGATTTTCGCCAACCGAACCATAAAAATCAACCATACTATTGTAGTCTTGTTTTGGCCAGCGTTGTGATAGTGGTGTATTTTTTGAAACGTTTGTTACAAATTTCCAAGTCTTGGGACCAACAACACCATCTGCCTTTAATCCGTTTTTAAGCTGAAATTTTAAAGTTTCACGCTCTGTTGCTGGGCCAAAAGCACCATCAACATATGGAATTTTATAACCAGTGCTTTGTAGAAACAATTGCCATTGTTTTACTTCTTCTCCAAAACTACCTTTTTTCAAAGCTTCCATTACTGTTTGCCCTCCTGATCAAATACCCATTCTATGGGAGCATAGGATGGATCGTCTTTGTATTTTTCTGCATAAACAATTGTTTGCTCTTCTATAATTTTTTCTTCCCTTTGTTCGGATGTTAATAGGGAATCTAAATTAACACTTGATGAGCTGCCATACTTGAGATCAATCGCGGCTTGTACCCCAATGTAAGAAGCTACAATGATTGCTACAATTTCAATGGTCTTTGTAAAAATAGTAACATAACCAGCAATAAGTTCATTTCTGCTTGGTAATAAAAATAATATACCAACAGATGTCAGATAAAAAAACAATAAACCAACAAAAGAAGAAAATGCTAAGAAAAATTTTTTAGACTTGAAGTGATTTTCTTTTCGTAGTGAGCTTTGTAACTCGATTGGGGTTCCTGGCGGAACGCGATTCGATGTTAAAAAAGAAGCTGCACTGCTTGCGATATTTTTTAAGTTACCCCACATATTATAAAAATACCCAAACAAGTGTTGCGAATAATCCAGCACCGCCAATTGGAACTAGTAAGCTGTATGGTGGAGGAACAAAGCTCATAATTTGCAAGCCCAAAAGTACGCCGACTGCGCCAGCTATAATTGCAGCAATCCATTTAAGACGGTGATAGCGCTTGATTGCATTAGTGTATTTTTCAAGCCATTTTTGCGCTTCGGCTTGCTGAACAACGCCCCACTCTTTTAATGCGTCAATATCTTTTTTAAGTTTATCAATTTGTAAAAAGCTGTCTTTTAAATTACCGTTTGCTTTACTTAAGTTATCTTTAAGTTTTGCATTTTCCGACTTGGCAACTCTTAATTCCGATTGCAATTCTTTAACAATTTGTTTTGCATCTTGAACTGGAGTTTTAGACTTTTGCACAACTGCGACTGGTGTTGGCTGTGCTTTTGGCTTTGGCTTGAACCAATTGAATTGGCTGTAGCCAGTGCTTGTTAGGATTAATAATAAAACTATTGGTACTAATTTTTTCATTTGATTGGTTCCTTTACTATTTTGGAGCTGGACTGTTCCTCGATTTGCTCAAGAAGCTTTTCAAGCCGCTCGGCCAATGTTAGTGCTGTTTCTACCTTGTCGCCAACAATTGTGTTGGATTCTCCAGCTTTGGCAAGATCTTCTTGTGTTTTTTCCAAGGATTGTATAACTTCGCCTGTATTGGCAATTGGCGGAGCTGCCTTTTTGTGATCTGGATTCAAGCATACGCATCCAGTTAAAAATGGAATAATAATTAATAAAAAATACCTCATACTATTCTTTACACCAAATATTATTGGGTTAGAATTAAATAATTAATTGGCAGAAAGTGTTTGCGCTGCTTCTCCGCTAGTTTCAGCATAAGTAAATGGTGCGGATGGAAAGCTACTAGATGATTGTGCAAACATCATAGCCTCTAACCATTGTTTGGACGCTTCCATTTTTGGACCAAGTGTTTTTCCTTGAGATAGGATAGCCTGTTCAAGGCGCATTAGTGCTATGACTTCGAGATTTGTGAAGTATTTGCCGACCCACTCCTCTGCCGTGTAGGTTGGAAGGGTTAGGTTTTCAACCAGCCACCCGCCATTGCCCCAAACTAAAAATTGCGTTTCTGGATTATACTCTGGCTCTGGCGGTGTTAGTTGCCAATTATTGGCTTTTGGATTGCCATTATTAATCCAACCATCCATAGTTTCGTCACTAATGTCGCGCCTTTCAAAGGTTAATGTGTTGTAATAATTTTTCATAATTTTATGCGTAAACTCTTGGATGTGCGGTAACTGTTGGACCATTATTCGCTGTGAGGATTAGGCCACCTTTAGTGTCTATCAAATCTCTAACTAAAGGCGCATAAAATACTAAATTTTGAGGTCTAATTTTATTACAAGTAACGCCCTTAGCTAATGAGATAATTTCTGACTGGGTAAGCGCTACGTTCCACGCGCCAACCTCTGCAATAATACCCTCTAACCATCCAGCTGTTGCAGTGTTTGTAAAATTGGCTCCAATATTTATATTAGTAATATTTAGAGCTCCGGCAACCGTTGTATTCGTTGATGTTGTTGTTCCATTTAAATAAATTGAACGAGAGGATGTGGAATTAAATACAGCTGCTCCATGATAAAAATTATTAGCTATTACAGAGCCAGGAGGAGTATCTGCGGTACCGAGCCCAGCAGTGCTGTTATGTAATGCGCGTAAAAAGGTACTGTTAGCTGGCACAACCATTCGGTATGAGTTGGAGGTAGAGCCGAAACTAAAGTTATTTAGTTGAACAATTACTTGTAAGGCAGATCTTGGAACTGTTGTTAATCTAAACCAAGCAGCTAGAGTTAAGGGAAGATTTGTTACTGGAGCAATGGCTGATATGCTTTGAGTAGTTCCGTTAAAATTATAAGCCATATTATACCGCCCTCACTTCAATAAAATTTATCTCAGCATCTCCAAGCATCGTATCATTCACAGTGTCCGCACTATTTCTAAAAACAAGCATTCGGTAAAAACTGCCAGTGGTCAGCCCGTTAATACCAGTGCATGTTATTTGGGTTACTGTTGGAACGCCATTTGTGGCATTTGCCACACCGCTACCAAAACCAGCAACGTCAAAACTATCAATGTCTAAATCTGTATTTAGATTCATAAATCGTGCGCCCCAAACACAACTTCCGCTAGTTCCTGATACTGCAGACCAATTAATCCTAACATTTAATCCATTTGAAATATTTGCCGTATCTGGTATTGATCCAACAAAAGTTCCGGACTCTGTGAGCGTATCATCAAAATCTAAAACTAAAATTGAATTGCGCGTATCGAATTGTGCGAAACCTGTAGATGGCGGTTGATTTTGAGATGGTGTAAATTTATCAATTATTTTTGATATATCTTGTTTGTATGCAACGTTGCCAGTTTGATTAAAAGTTATCTTGCCATTGCCAATAGCAGCGCCATTTAAAAACTCTAAAGAGTATACATTTCCAGCATCACCTCTTAAAATAAAAGCTGCGTCATCAAGCTCTGGGGATTCAGATGCTTCTTGTGGTGGAATTGCAAACCTAATTTTGTTTATGCCATTATTAATAGTTAAAAATGGATTATCGTACGTGTTGGTCGTGCCAGTATTATAAATACTTATATTTCCATTAAGTATTGATAATGGTCCATTATAACTTGGCTGGCCACCACCATACTGAAAACTGCCGTCATTCATTTTTGCTGCTATAACCTCATCATTATCAGTAATAAGGCCAAGCTCGCCACTGATACTGTCATCTGATATTGAAACAGTACCGTTAAGACCCATACCAAAATGGGATAATTGGCTATAAAAAGTTTTAATTCCACTAATTGTTTGATCACCAGTTGTAAAAACAACATTCTCTACAGATCCGCCAGCAGCCTCGCCCTGTAATAGAACGCCAGTACCATTAACCGTTGGTCGATTTTGTACTTCTAAATATCCAATCTGTAAACGCTCATTAATCATATTTTATTATTTAATATACCAACAAGGACTGGCCTTTGTGGCAGTCCACATGAAATCATTTTTGCATGAAATCACGTAGGCATAGCTATGAACTAGCCCTTGTTGATATACTATTTTACCAATGTTTAAATTCTGATCCATTTGGTCCCTTATCTATTAATATTACACGTTCTTTTTGTACAAAATTATAATTTGCCCCACTTAATGTAAATATTGGAGTATTGTTATTTATATCCAGACCGCTAATTACGCATGGGTTGTTATCGGCTTCAAAATCAAAACGTAAATTCATACAAGTTCCTTGGACAAATGGAAAGCTATTTGGCCTACTAAATAATATATATCTTATTCCTCCGCCATTTGGCACACTAATATCATAAAATGTTTCTAATCTGCGCGTTTTGGGCCTGATAATTGGACAATTTGTTGTATCGTATCCTGCTGATAAAACAAATCTTTCATAGCCATTTCCAACTGTAGAATTATAACGTACTTTTCTTATTGCCTTTCCTGAATAATTGCTATCATCTGGAAATTTTATAAGATTGCGATTTGATGGACCGCCATTGTAATCAACAATAACCCCAGGGTTTACTTTTAATGTTTTAGAATAGGGGTTAACATTGCCTATTCCTTCTGATAGGGGTTCTTCAAAATATAAATTAACAAGATCACCATTCTCCATTCCTGATTTATGAATTTGACTTGTTAAAATATTTTCTTGTTGAAGATATTGATCTGTCTTATTAGTTTGTATATAATATTTATGCAAACCATTATTTATAATAAACCCGCTAGGGTTATCTTTCGTATAAAAGTTAGAAGTGTTTATTCCTGTTATAAAGCCGCTTGGATTGTTTCTTGGATATAGATTCGATAAATCAACTCCTGTAATAAATCCGCTAGAATTAATGTTGTTAATTTGTTGTTGTAAATTAGATCCAGTAGATGCTAGATTTAAAATTGTAGCATATTTATTATTTACAAATCCGCTATAATTTATTATGTCTTGAACGGCGGCAATGTCATTTAATACAGAGAGATCATCACTTCTTCTAGCTATGCCAAATTTAAATTTATTACTATGATCAAAGCCAATGATTGGCCCATAATCATTTGCGCCAGTTAAGCCACTTCCAGTAACGAAGAATATGCCGCCATCTGTAGAGCCGCCTGTTAAATTTAATAAAATATAAGAGCTTTCTATAAAATTATTTTGTACATTGGCAATAAACTCTGTTCCAGTAACATACAAATCATGAATATAAACACTATTTCTAAATGTTTTTGTTCCATCAATAGTTTGATTGCCATAAACTAGTACAGAAACTCCACTTAAATTATTAATTTTAGAATCTAAATTTAGCCCAGTTAAGGCAAGATTAGAAATGCTGGCATAGTTACCTGTTAATGTTCCGCTAAGATTATTGATTTGTGCGGTTAGAGTAGATCCTGTCGCTGCTAGATTAGCGGTTGTGGCATATGAGCTTAAATTAACTCCTGTTATAAATCCACTTGGGTTGCTGCGCGGATATAGATGTGATAAATCTACGCCTGTAATAAAGCCACTACCATATAAATTATTAATTTGTTGCTGTAGATTAGACCCTGTTTGTGATAACTGAAGATCGCTGGCATAATTTAAATCAAGATTGTTTATTTGATTCTGTAAATTTTGCCCAGTACTTTGCAAATTTGCAACTGTTGCGTATGGAGATAAATTTACCCCTGTTATAAATCCACTTGGATTTGTATTCGGATAAAAATTGGAATTGCTATATCCACTTAAATTATTAATTTGATTCTGTAGATTTAAGCCAGTGGATTGAAGATTGGTAATGGTGGAAAATGTACTATTGCTATATCCGCTTAAACTATTTATTGCAGAATTTAAATTACTACCAGTTTGCGCCAGTAATCCGCTGAGTATATTTATTTCTGTTTGAGACGCATATCCAGTACCTAATTGATCTATTTGGTATTGTAAATGACCGCTGGCTCCCAATATGCTTAAATTTTCGACATTAGAAAGGCCAACATCTGATTTGTCTAATGTTACAAAGCCTATTCTTCCATTAACGGCCTGAACTGGCGCATAATCTTGCTGCACCTCAATATATACCGCTTCTCCGGTAATGGGCTGAACTGTAACTAAAACTTCTTTTGCCATGACTTTATTATTACATTACACCTCTAGTGCAATATATTTTTTAATTAATTAATCGATTAAAATAATTAATTAAATATACCATTTTTTCCACTCGCAAAGCAATCTTCTATGGTATCAAGCCCACTGCCCGCGCTATTAAAGCCTGTTATAAAAATAAATATATTATCAATTGGATCTGAATTATTAATTTCATTAATTCCAGAAATAAAAATATCTGTGCTATCTGCAAGTATGCACATTTGATTATTCTTGTATTTTTTTTATAATTTCTTCTACATCTTCTATTTCTTTGATACAAGATTCATATAATGCTATATCGCCATTTGTAAATGCAGCATTTTTTTTATCATTTAAATTGCGCAATTTATTCTGTAAAAGGGTTTTTAATTCTTGAATATTCATCTTAAGTATAAATTAATGTTCTCATTGATTGACTTGTGCTTGGAAGCATAAAATATAAAAATATCAAATCATCACTTATTTTATACATTGGAAATGTCTTTATTCTTGAGAAATTGTTATTGTTTGATGTGTATGGAAAAAACGCGCATGTTTCTACTTTAAAATTATTTAAATCTATATAACCACATTGCTGACTGTTTCCTCCATATGTAAAATATAAACGATCTTTAAAATCATATGTTGTTTGTGCTCCCAAAGAAAATGGATTGTTTTGGCCTTGATTTTCTATATTTGGTAGAAATGCCTCCCACTGTTCTGTAGTTACATTATATCTTAAAAATGTAAATTTAAAAGCAGCCGTACCGACAGCTCCAGCATTATAATATACGTATTTGCCGCGATTTTGCGTGCTATTTTCTACGCAGTTAAGCATTATATTGCTACCACCCAAGGCTTGACGACTATTGCCAAGAATCGCGTAAACGCTAGTAGTATCCAATGAAGTGGTTGTGGCTGCGGTAGTTAATGCTGTAGCAGTGTTAGACGTAATTGTAGTCTCAGTAAAAGAAGAGGTACCAGCTAAAATTGCTACTCTTTTACCAGCATGAATATTTGTAGTCCAGTTTTTTGTAGAGTCTGTTATAACGCCAGCTGCACTTGAAGCCGTACAAGTTCCATATCCATCTTTATCTGCTGTTGTGCCATCTGTTACATCCACACCAGCTGGTCTTAAATTAACTATATAGTATCTAGCTCCAGCACTAGGGGCGCTGGCCATAGCATTGACTGTTAAGCTATTAGATGTGTTTGATGTTATTTTTCTTACAATGCTGGTAGGAGTCGCTGTATTTTGTACAGCAGATTGAACTAGTAGTAATCCATATCCAGACCATTGATTCGTTGCCCAATTTTTAGAAAGATCAAATACTTGTGTGGCTGAAAATACATTTGATGCAGCTGCGGCTACTGTTCCAGTAAGCGCGGCAGTTAAAGTAGTTACAGATGCTGCACCAGTAAATGTGAATGATTGATTAAAAGAACTATCCGTGCATCCCGTTATAGCTCCAATATCACCAGTTGAAAGCAAATGATCACGAACAGTTGTAAATGTTCCTACGCCACCAGCTCTCGTAATTGTAGAAATTGGTATTGGTTCAAATCCAGAAACATTTGCTCCTGTTGGAGTTAAAAGAATATTGTTTAAATATCCTTTATCGTACCAGTAATTATTCGGCATCCAAACATCTTCATCTTCATTATAAATGAACCATTTTTGAGATGTGCTGGTTTGTGTATAAAGTTTTGTATTGTCTTGACCAATATGGTATTGGCTAGAAGAATCTGGCTCGGTATCAAATGGTCTGTGCAGTGTGATTTTAGTATCTGTATTTTCAGAAATTACTCTATATTGCCCAGCGCCAACGCCACTAGTAATAGAAAGTAACATATTTCTATAGTCACCAGTAGTCCAATTCGCGCCAGTATCATTAATTTCTGTTGTTGTTGCGCTGGTTACAGTCCCACTTGTGAATCCGGACGCCATATTGGAAAAAGAATCAATCGTCAAATCGCTTGGACTTGATGGCGTCATATTGTTAACTGTTTTATTATACCAAACATTTGAACCTAAATCATATTTTACCAAATTCCATGGCGCATTTTGAACTGATGCATAAAAAATACATTCTGTGTCTAAAATTTCAAAAAAAGATGTTTTGTCTGGTACTATATCCCAAGGCGAATCTATAGTAGCTTCAGAATATTGAATTCCTATTATTGATTGAGAACCAGCTGTTGTACTTATAGCGACTGGAAGATATTGCCCCCAATCTTGGCGAACACCAACTAAGTTAACTTGGGTCAATGCTATAGCGCTTGGACCATTTGATAAAATTTTTCTAATACTGTTTGTACCAGCGCCAATTAAGATTTTCATTTCGTATCCCATCCATCTATTTGTAGGCCAAGATTTTGTAGAATCTGTAATAGATTGTGCTACTGCCCAAGTTGTACCAACAGTTGACGAAGTTGGTACTAATTTTTCTTCTGTAACTGGCGCTGAAATACTAGTTATTGTTCTAATTTGATTTTTACCTTTGCCTTTATAAATTCTGATTTTTTTACCAACAAATTCAGGCTTAGAATCAACAAAAGCTGCGCTTACTTTATTTGATGAAGCAGTAATTACTTGACCTTTATACCCATCATTTGAATAAACTAAATTTACTGCAGTATTAGTGGTAGTGTAAGGCGGAAGTCCAATTTGTGTAGTCAAAACAGAATCTGAAATTAAATCATTTCTATATATTCCGTTTCCAGCACCATTGTTATAATAATAATATCTATCTTTTAAATCTTTTCTGAAACAAATAGATCCATTAGCAGCATTTGCGCCAATTATATAAGAACTTTTTAAAAATTCATATGTTGGCTGATCTAAAACAGGAACTAATTTATTTTGAATACCCATATTTTATGTATTTATTATATTTGCACGAGTGCCATTTGCAAATGTTCTTCTTGTTTCGTTTATTAATTGTTCGTTTACTCCAAAAGTACCAATAGTATTAATATTCACATTTTGGTTTCCTGGTAAATTTCCAGCAATACTGTCTATAACTACGCGCTGCCTGCTCGCTGTGTCAATTATGCCTAAACTTTGAGACATTAATAGTAATTTTCTAAGGATAGCCGAATTATCGTTTATAGAATTTAATAAATCTTGAAGGGTTTGGTCTTTTGCAGAAATATACCCATCCTCTATAAAAATTTGCAAACTATCACTGTTAGACATGCCGCTTGTGTCAAAGCCCAGATTCAATACATTTCCAGATACTGTCCCGCCTCTTGTTGAATCGGCAAAATTATAAATAATAATATTATTAGTAACATTTGTTACTAAAAGTATCGATTCAAGATTTACAGAGGCATAGTCTGTAAGAGTAATTTCTCCAGAAGCTGCATTAAATGTATAATTTTCTACAAGAATTTTCATATTTACCCCAAAGCTATTGCAAATGCAATACTATTGTTTACACCTAAATTATTTATCTGGTTTTGTAAATTTACATTTACCTGATTTAATTGTCCAGTGGTTGCATAATTAGACAAATCAATTCCAGTAATAAAGCCACTTGGATTATTATTCGTATAAAACGCTCCAGTTTGGTTGGATGTAATAAAATTACCAGTTTCAGAAGGGCGTACAACACTGCCCGTAGTATAATTTGATAAATCAACTCCTGTTATAAAACCACTTGGATTATCTTTTGTATAATAATTAGATAAATCTATATTAATTCCTGTTAATACAGGGTTTCCGGAAACGGTTAAAAGGTTGTTAACATTAACGGAATTTTGACGAACAACTAAATTATCGGCGGCACCAAGAGCACCATTGCCGCTTTTATAAATAATAAATTCTCTAGACTTAATGGGATCTGGATTAATATAAATATTTCCATGAGCAATAATTGGTCCGCCTCTGTTATCTGAAGTTCTTGCTCCACCATATAAATTAATGCTGCCAATAGTTTCTGGAAGTGGAGCAAATGTGGGTAAATTTCCACCACTACCACCTATTATAGTTATATTACCTGGCGTTACTGGGGGAAATCCACCTGATAGGGCATTGCCGCCTATTAAAGTAATATTTCCGCCATTTGCAAATGAAAATGCACTTCCATCTCCAACTCCAGATCCGCCGCGTATTATAACTGATTCTCCGAATGCATCTGTAATTCCTACAACATCTTTTCCTGCAAGATTTATAGTACCACCAGTAATGATTATACCGCTTGAGAAAGTTTTTAGGCCGCCAATAGTTTGATTTCCAGTTGTATTTACATATGTTGTTGGGTCAATAGTTATTCCGCTAATTTTTAGTGATAGGCCATTTTGTATATTAAGATCAGAATCATTAACGCTAATAACTGGCGTACCAACATCTCCACTTTTATAAAATAGAACGCTTAAGTCTTTATTTGTGCCGCGATTTATAGAAATGCTGGATTGCAATTGAATATTTCCATTTGCGTTTGCGCCTGTCCCCCCCTGAATAACTACAGGACCACCAAATCCACCACCATCTCCTCCAAATAAATTTAATTGGTTACCAAAAAAACCGTCTGGCCTACCTTTTATCTGATTAGCATAAACCGTGCTTAAAAATGTTTTTATACCACTAACTGCTTGATCACCAATCGTATATACCAAATTTTCAATTCCGGTTATAAAACCAGAGTTATTTAAATTATTGATCTGATTTTGCAAATTAGATCCTGTAGATTCTAAGTTTAGAATTGTAGAATATTTATTATCAACGAAACCACTATAATTTGTTACGTCTTGAATAGCAGCAATGTCATTTAGAGTTGAAAGATCATCACTTCTTCTTGCAATACCAAATTTAAAATTCTTGCTATGGTCAAAACCAATGATTGGCCCATAATCATTGATGCCAGAAAAACCGCTACCAGTTACGAAAAATATTCCCCCATCAACCGCACCGCCAGTTAAATTTAAAATTAAGTATGGGCTTTGAACATTAAAATTTGTAGTACTAACTATAGTTTCTGTTCCTGTAACAAACAAGTTTTTTATATAAATATTATCAACAAAATTTTTAATACCAGAAATCGTTTGATCGCCAGTTGTAAATACAACATTTGTTGTTGTTATATATCCGCTAGGATTCGACGCCGCGTAAAACGCTCCAGTTTGGCCTGTCGTTATATACGGCGAAAGATCTACGCCTGTAATAAAACCGCTAGGGTTATCTCTGGTGTAGTAGTTTGAAAGGTCTACGTTTACCGCCTCGCCAGATAATAAAATATTATACTTTCCAAATCGGCTTTGATCTGAAAGTATTTTTTTATTGAATATATCTACTGATAGTGGCATGTAGTGTTAATTATTTGTATTTGTAATTGAATTCGTTACTGGAAAATTGGTTGAAAAATTTGTTGCAACATTGGTTGGGAAAACTTGCGGCGGAGCTGGTGTTATCGCTGGAATCGGGGCAACAATTGGGTTTATTGGTTCATCTATTGGCGTGACTATCGGTGGGTTAATAACGTCACCACCCACGGCAATATTTGTAAAAATTCTTGTATTAAACGCGTAATTTGGAAAAGTTTTCGGCCCGTAGCTTGCTGGCCAAACTAATATAAAACTTAAAAATAGCCCAATTATGGCAAAAATAATGGTGTCTGTGGGTAGTCTGAGAATAGAAATCATAGTATGCTTTACACTTATAACTCATTAAACATAGGCACATCAATCAAAATACTTTTATTTTTCTATAAAATCAACCAATTGACCTGAAGAGTTTAGTTGTTTTTTAATTGGCGTGATAAATTCGTTGCATAATTCTAAATTAAATTTGTTTTTAATTTTATTAACAGTGCCTTCCTGACTTGCCTGTAAATCTTCAAAATTTATCATAATAGATATGTCGGGATTTTGTTCACAAAAGTCTGTGTAAATTTTTTGCCTTTGGGTATAAAAATCCAAATCATCTTTATAAACTTCTAAGCCCATAGGAGTATTATAAAACCAAATATCTTTATTTGCTAGCCTTGGTAAAAATTCAAAGGTATTTTGATGCTTTAATTTAACACTCTCTGACCAACAATCATAATTTCGGTTTGTGAAAATAAAATAAGGCTGTTCATTTGTGTATTTTTTAATGTATTCTAAAATAATCTCAGACGGAGGAACCCCATGTTTCCATCCAAGATAGTGCGTGTGATGCTCTCCCAAGTCGCAAACATATGCTTTAAAATTTATAGTAAGTAGACATTGCAGCAGATTTGTTCCTGTTCGTGGCATGCCGTAAACTTTTAAAATCTCTTTCATTGGGCGTTATTAAAGATTTAATCTTTGAACTAAATTTTCTATTTTTTCCGAAATTCCGTACTGATTTTTTGCACCCATCAAGTGAGTGTATTTTTTAGCCATTGCCTCTTCATTACTTGGCCACCCATTTGGAAAAACAAAATCTATTTTTTTATCATAGAACTTCGCTATTGCAGAAAGATAATATTGTTCGGCTATTACGGCTTTTGTCCATTGATTATGTTTAAACCCGTGGTAATGAGTCCAAAAATCTTGATTGCTAGGATCTTCTACAAATTGAATTGCTGATTTGCTGTATTTTCTTATAAAATCTGTATCATGCCCGCCAATAACACCAACATTTACTGCATATTCTGGTTTAGAATTATTAATTATATGCAAATTTGGACAATGTCTTTCTAGTTTTTCAATTTCATAAAAATAATTAACAGCATTTTCTGGAGATTGGGCAAAAATTGCAGAGTTTGAAATATTTCCAATTCCCTCATATAGAAAAACATCGTAATCCACATGAATAAATGGTTGTTTTTTTTCTGCAATTTGCCCGTAAGCATAGAGCTTACTAATGCTCCAAGTCTGTGAATATTTTGAATCTACCTCGTTAAGCCCTTCTGAAATAGATGTCCATTTTATGTCTTTAAAAATTTCTGCACCTTTTGTATCAGTAATAAAATGCACCTCGCCAAAATTTTTTAATAAAAAATATGATGATAATTTATGTAAATTTATTATAAATGGAGAAGGATTAGCGGCGTAACCATTTGTCCAATATGACATGTATGGTACTAGTTTCATAAAATTTCGAGAAGTTCGTCAATTAAATTAATGCCAATACCAACAACACCTTGGTTATTGTAATTATAAAAATAATTTGATGGTGGCGTTACGCTAACAGATGAAAAATTAATTACATTATCACCAATATTTTGCAATAAAATTCTTGTAGTATACCCCTCAAATGAATATATGATATTTTCATCGCCGAGTTCTGCAAAAACTGTATTTGATGGAAAGGTGTGAGCAACGTGCCCTTGATGATCGGCAATTAAATATACATTTATGTTTTTTCCAATTGCAAAATTGGCATAAAAAACTGTTAATGAATCAGCTGCTTTTATTAAAAATGTATCATAATTTTTAATATCTAAAGTTACATTATTTTGATTTTCTATATATTGTATTGTGCTAATTGTTGGATCTGCCCATGTTCCGTCGCCGCGTAAAAAGTTTTTATTATCACCAGTAGTGGCTTGTGGAACAAAACCGGGGCGACCAGCATAACTACCAGAAACACCGTCATATGTTTTTGCTACATAATATTTATTGAGATCTATCATGATTAAAAATTAAATATTGGCATAGGTTTCGATTTGTGTAATTTCTTCTGAAGATAGCTCCCTGTTATAAATTAGTATTTCTACTATTTGACCTGGTAATATTTCATCAGGAGTGCCCCTTCCCCCTATAACGATATTAGTCAACTGTGGCAAGTTATTCATCGTGCCGTATGATATATTATATGATGTTACGCCATTAATGCGAATAAAATTAGAATTGGGTATGCCGTTATGCACAACAGTTTGAACATGATAATTCGCAAGGCTGCTTGAAGAAGCGGCTGTTGGCCCAGCAATTTGTCTGGCTTCGGTGTAGTAGTAGCCCCTATCTTCGTTAGCGTTTTTAAAGACGTAACACAAATCTCCTGATGTTGAGTTTAAGTAACCTTTTTGACCTGTGGTAGCAGGGTTATTATATCTACCAATAACTACAAAGGTGCGAGGTGCGCCATTGCTTATAGGGGTAGGAAATGTAAACGTAAAATATGTATTAGAGCCATTAAATGAAACAGCTTTGCGGCCATTAAACTCATTTGTTAGCAAGGTCGGATTATTAAATGCGGTGGCTACTACTCCATTCTGCTGATCGGTCCAAGAGGTAATGTTGCCACCAGACTCACTAATACCACTATCGGCATTGAATCTAACAAGCAATCCATTTCTAGGAATCTCAGAAACAGGATTTGCAAATGGTGCAGTCTGAGGTACAAAGTTTGCAGTATATCGGGCAACACCTTTGGTAATTCTTAGTTCGTCGATGTAGCCGTTAAAAGAACCATCCCCACCTCTACCGATATAGATATTTGATGGTAAAGAATGAGATTGTAGAATAGGAATATTTAAATTTGTAAGACCTGAATCTGCTACCCCGTTTACGTAAACTGTGGTATTTGCACCATTACGTACCCAGGCTATATGTGTCCATTGATTTTGAGGAATAGTTGCATTGCCCACTATTGGGGCACCCCCAAACGGTTGATACCAAGAGCTAGAACCATTTTGTATTAATAGGCCTATTTTGTTTGAAGAGGTTATTTGCAATTCCCAGGGAGAATATATTCCAGCAAGTCTTGTTGTAATTAATGCCCCGCCAGATTGAGATGCTGCGCTAAAAACCCACATTTCAACGGTGTAATTAGTATTATAAAAATTAAAAGTACTATTACCCGCAATTTCTAAATAATCCCCATTACCATCAAAAAGAGCCGCTCCACTTCCAAACTTTTTAATAGCCGTATCTATCTGAGCATTTCCATAAGCTGTCAAAGCGAAATTATTCGCAGAAGAGTCGGTAAAAGGTGCAGGATTAAAGTTTAATAATAATGAAACATTATTAAAGTTTGGGTCATCATTGATATTTGATGGTAATTGGGTGGCAGGAGGAGTAAAGGTTGTTGTATATCTAGCAACTCCCTTGGTTACTCTTAAATCATCGATATAGCCATTAATAGTATACGATCCAATAGTTTCTGTAATCGTGCTAATTAAAACACCACCTCTTGAAAAATTTACAGAGTTAGTTAAAGATATAACACTGATACCGTTTAAAAATACCTTTAAAGAAGAGCCAGAGCGGGAAACTGCTATATGGTTCCATGTATTAATTATTGGATGAGATGAGGCATTAGTTGGAGTTCCATTATGGAAAAAATACAGTTGCCCAGATGAATCTACCGCAATTGCAAATCCATCTGATCTTGTAGAGTTTTGATTTGGCAACGTAGCATCATATAAGCATTGGTTGGTAGACAATGATAGAGGATAATACCACATTTCTACAGTAAAATCTCCAGGAAACTGAAATGCTTCATTGAATGAAGAAGCTAGATAATCCCCACTACCATCAAAACTAACAGAACCTCCTCCATACTTGTACGTAGAAGTACTAATTTTCGTATTTCCATACTTTGTTAGTTTAAAATTATTTTTAGATTTATCCGCATAAGAATCTCCATCCATGTGTAGTAATAAAGAAACATTATCGCCGTGTGGATCTGAAGGATCGGGTAATTGTTGCGCTGGCGGGGTAAAGTTCGAAGTATATCGGGCAATGCCAGATGTAATTCGAAAATCATCTAAATATCCTTGAAAATAGAAACCGTAATTAGGTGCTCCACCTATTGTAAAAATATTGTTAGTTACTGGGTATGTTTGATTGCCTGACCCAACAGCGGTTCCATTTATATAAAGAGTATTAACATTATTGTTTCGTACAATAGCAAAATGTACCCACTGGTTAAGCGTAGCGGTGCCGCCTTGAAAATCGGGTGTGAAACCATCATTTAAAACAAATGTACCGTCACCATCTATATAAAAATGCACCCCACCTTGACCAGGTTGAATATCTCCAGCTTCAAAAATTGTGCCAAGACTACCGCTGCCAGTACGATATACCCAACCCTCAATAGTAAAATTGGAACTATAATCAAAAAGTTGATTTCCTCTTATGTAATCTCCATTACCATCAAAATAGGCTGAGCCTCCTCCGTATTTCGTAATTGAAGTATCTAATTTAGCATTTCCATTTGGTGTTAATTGTAAACTGTTTGTTGATGAATCTTCTAAGAATAATATTCCTTCTGGCTCTAAGCCGTTTCCGTTATTGTATAATGCTTGAACTTCTTGCAATGTTAAAGGCCTATCCCAAATTCCTACAGCATCAAACATTCCATCTGTAACATTGTCGTTGTATGTATAAGCAATTGAGATTTTTCCTGCAGATGTAAATGTGTGTGTATTAGATCCTATTAAAACCCCATTTAAATAAAACGATACAACTCCATTGCTGCTAACGCCACATAAATGATACCATGTATTTGTAGTAATACCTCCAGAAGAAGAAGATACAATTGCATTATTACCAGAGTTGTTTCCAATATAAACAGTACCATTGGTTAGTGAACCAAATGTAAACGCATTAACAGTTCCATCTGCACCAAATTTACCACCATTCGTTAAGGTATTTAATTTTAACCAGCAAGATACAGAAAAGTTTCCACTAGCATATGGAACAGGTGGGCTAAAAAGGGCTTCAAGACTACGCCCTAATTGAAATACAGCTCCTTGGCCTATTTTTCCCGATGCAAAAGTAACGCCATTAACGTTTGTTAAAGTGTATCTATTACCTCGACTATCTATTAGATCGTCAAGTTTCCAAAATGCTAGTAAATTTTCTTTAGGAAACATATTATATTTTAATTAAAGTGAAGTAGTAAAGTAACATAGTCCGAATATGGATCGGCTCCTGTTGTAATCGGTGGAACTTCAAGAATTGAGAATGTTCCACTAGCCAAGCCACTACCGCCACTGTTAACGGCTGTAAGGTAGAATGTATAATTTCCAGTTTCATTGAATGTATAAGTTATTACACTCTGATCAAACTCTGGGGCGGAATCTCCGCTAACGTTCCAGTACCAGTGATCAACTGGCGAAAATTCAGCTGGAGTTTGTAGATTTATCCCTGTAAATGAGAGAGTCAATGGGGCAAATCCAGAGATGCTTGAAGTGGAAATTGCTGGTATTGGTGGAAGTGGGTTAAATACATTGATAAATCTATTCTCAACATCAAATCCAGCTGCGTTCGACCCAGAAAGTGTTACATTATAAATTCCAGTTTGTAAGTATGTATAATTAATAGTTTGACCAGTTACTACATATCCATTTCCAGTGTTTAGATTCCAGTACCATTCATCAACTGGCGCTTGTGCTGGATCAAGCAAGTTAACCCCCGTGAGAGCGATAGAGAATGGAACGATTCCACTCAATGATGCGCCCGTAATGGCAATCGATGGCGGTAAGAATAGTGGTACATTATGTATTGGCATTGGATAAATTCTCCAACCAATATTATTTTGTGTTGTATAAATTAACTTAATTAGCCCATGACGGACATTGCATTCTAACTTGTCTTTTTTCTGCTCAATATAATTTCCATTATTATCAATAACTAATGGATTAATATGCCAAGTGCCAGCACTGTCATAAAGCTCAATCTCGTCGCCCTTTTGAGGATTGGCTGGTAAAATTCCAGTTACAAGCCCTGAAAATGTATCAAATGAATAACGATTATTAGAAAGTAAATTAACAACCCCACTGGCTGGAAAATATCTAAAGTTGGCACTTCCAGCAGCTTCGCCGCTTAGTAGAACGCCAGTTCCATTAACCGTTGGTCTATTAGTAAAATTTGCAATGCCACTCAATATGGATAATGGTGCAAAGCCAGGTGCTCCGCCACCATATTGAAAACTACCACTAGCCTCACCCCCCATCATTTTTATAGCTAGCACTTCCTCTTCGTTTATGAGTAGCCCCAATTCGCCGCCATATAGGTCATCCCCTATTGTTACTATTGAGCCAAAATTGACTCCAAAATTTGTTGCGGAATTTTTAAATGCTTTTCTACCGCTAATATCTTGATTGCCAGTGGTATAAACTATTGTGCTTGGTAGACTAGCCGCTTCCCCACTTAATAGTACGCCAGTTCCATTAACGGTTGGGCGATTTAAAAATTGTCCGCTTGTTTTTGTGACATAATTTGATAGATTAACCCCTGTAATATAACCACTAGGATTGTCTCTGGTATAATAATTAGATAAATCAACTAAAAAATTACCTTCTCCGCTTAATAATACTCCTGTCCCATTAACTGTTGGGCGAGTAATGAAATTTTTTATACCAAATATATTTTGATCTCCAGTTGTTAAAACAGCATTTTGCGCACTATCAATTACTACGTGCCCAACCTGTCCATTTACAGATAAGACAGATTGACTCCCAACAACAATATCAACCGTTATATCTTCACTGTATGGATCTGGCGTTACTACAATAACTTCCTGATCTGAATTTTCTAAAATCATTATTCTGTAACATCAGTAATATCTTGATAAACGGATACGTCTCCGCGAACATATGTTCTTACCACATTGCCAGACATTAATTGCAAATCATAACCATATGTACTTGCATTTATTTCCATTTGCTCCCCAGGCTTTGGCAGCATTGTTACTGCGTTGCCAGATATTGACATTGTATTATCAATGGTGTCCCATGCAGCAACAACTTCATTTGTTCTTTTATTTCTAAATTGAACTGATGCTCGCACACCACTTAGCGGTATTCCGCTTCCACTAACATCAGTAAATTTAAAAATTATTGGACCGTAACTATCGCCACGATATGCGTCTGGTAAATTGTAAATTGCTGGTATCATAAGAGTAAAAATGTATTAAGATATAATTTCTTAATTAATTACACCGTTTTTTACTCTAAATACGCCACTTAAAATAAATATTTTAATACGGTGAGAGAGAGATTCGAACTCTCGGTAGACTTTTGGCCTACGGGACTTTAGCAAAGTCCTGCCTTAAACCGCTCGGCCATCTCACCTAATAGCTAATAGCTAATAGCTAATATTTTTTTATAAAAAATGGTGGAGGTGAGGGGAGTTGAACCCCTGTCCAATTAATTTACATTAAAAATTCTACATGTTTATGTGTTTTTGGCGTTTGATTGGCTAAAGGCCACCTTGGCAACACAAGCCTAACTTTTAAAGCCTGCCTATGCAGAGAACGTTCTGCATAACGCCCAACAATTATTTTTACAATTAAGTTGGCTTGGTAAACCTATTGCGTTTCCAATGCTTTTAATAGGATCCAGACATTGGTTCTTAGGCTGCTAAGAGCATTTCGTCCTCAACGCCAGCGAGAAACTCGTCAGCGTTGTTGAAGATATACTCGGCTTCAGCCAAGATATCAGAAGTATTATCTTCTGCGTTTAGTTTTTAATCGATTTTTAACGAGGCCGTCGATCAACCTCGACATGCATTTTTAATTTCAACTAGCTGTCGAAACCAATACACCCCCCCAAAAAGTGGAGCCTGAGGTCGGACTCGAACCGACGACCACGCGATTACAAATCGAGCGCTCTACCAACTGAGCTACACAGGCATAAAAATTGGAGCGGAATGAGAGAATCGAACTCTCGTTACCTGCTTGGAAGGCAGAAGTTTTACCATTAAACTAATCCCGCAAAATCGGGCAGAGAGGACTCGAACCTCCGGTACCCTGCTCCCAAAGCAGGTGCCATAGCCACTAGGCGACTGCCCGTTAAATGGTGGTTGATGTGGGAATCGAACCCACGCTCGGCCCTCATCTAGGGCACACAGTTTATAAAACTGTCGATGCTTCCAATTACATTAATCAACCATAAAATTGGTAGCGGGGGTGGGATTTGAACCCACGAGGCCAAAGGGCGGTACGTTATGAGCGTACTGAGCTACCAGACTGCTCGCACCCCGCAATTAAAAAATATTAGCTATTATACACAGATTGTGTTGCCCATTTAGCTCAGGGTCGTGGCTTGATTGTTTTTAGGCTCAAGTCTTAGAAGGCCAATGTCTAGTATGTTCTTACAATTATTGTATTAAAAATCTTCTCTATTGTCTAATTTCTTGTTTGGTAACAATTCGTACAGTTACCATACCATCATCATGATAAGTAATATCACGGTTAATAATTTGCGCTGTGCCTTTGTATTTTTTGGCATCAGCGAATGCAGTATCAAATGCTTTGCCAGTTCCGTAATGCACTTGATTGATAACAATATTTTTATCATTACCAATGCAATTAAGTGCTGGGATTAGCAGCAAACAGCTTGCAAAAATAAATGCTTTCATCGTTTAAGGATGATAGGCTTTATTTATTTAAAAGTCAAACAGAAAATTAATCTTCTTGATCATCAATGCCGTTTTTGGATGACTGATAGTTATCTACGCCATCAAAATCATCTTCATCAGTAGCATAAAGATCAATAGAATTAAATTTGTTTAAATTATCGTCATCTTCATTAAGCCAAGATGGATTTAACATATTTTATCTATTAAGATATTGGCAAAATTTAATAATTAACTACCAAATAATTCTTCCTGTGTTGGTAGGTTTTGCCAATTTACAACTTCCTGTTCGCCTTTTTCCTCCACAATTTCCTTTGATAACAAACTTGTTACACTGGGTTTAGACCAAAACTTACAACTCCAATAGCGAGCTTTCCATTTAGGACCAGGATTGTCACAGCCATGTCTAGCTCTAAAATTGCGCCGTCTTTCTGGATCGTCGCGTTTTATTGACATATTCGGATCACCAAAATTTACTTTGACAATATTTCCCTTGTCATTCTTTACATAAACAGAAAATTTCTTTGGGCCACCTGGGGTTCTAAATGGCTTATTTAGTTTCTTTTTTGCTTCTTTGGCTTTTACTTCAGAAACTTCTTCTTCTGATCCGCAATCAAGATCAGCCTCGCATATAGAATAATTAACAACTATTTTTTCTTCTTTGCCTTTTATGCTTTTTTTGATAGAGGTGCGTGATGGTTTTTTGTCAGTATATGATACTTTTCCACCGCGCCTTTTGTACTCATTTAAAATCCAAAGATTTTTAACATAACTGTTGCCGCTGAATTTTTTGTCAGCAGCTTGCCTCACTCTCTCATAAAGAGCATTGTCTTTGTATTTTACTGATGCAAGAATGTCATCCATACTTACATTTTTTTGTTTTTTTCGCCCCCGCAACCAGCGTCATCAATCTCATTCATTTCGACCTCTTCAGTCTCAGATTTATAATTTGATGAACCGCAATTTGGACACTTTTCAGCTTTTTCGCCTTCGTATCCGCAATCTTCACATTCATATTCGTCTTCTTCTTCGTCTTCCGAAGATTTAATTTTTTTTGCCAAAACTTCTTTTGCTTCGGCTTTATTTTCTTCAACAAACATGATATAATTATGAATAGCCAACATATAATCTTCTGTAATGGCTATTTTGCCTTGTAGCCAAGGCTCTGTTAAATTTTCTTTAACCATTGGGCTGTCAATGGCCGCAATAATATTTTCTGCATGCTTTTTGATAGAATTTAAAGAGCCTAATGACATATGGAAGAAATCCATCTTGTACTCTTCCAAAGAGTCTTCCGAAGCAGTCAAGTTATGTTCTTTTTTTGTGCTTTCTGGAATAGCATTTACAAATTCTTGACCTTTACTTTTTGCCTTGCGATAAAGTTTTTTAACAAAAGCATCGTAACTCATATTGCCGCCCATTCTGCCAAAATTGCTAATAGCATCACGTACATCTTGAGGGCTTACGATTGGAAAACTGCGTGTTTCTGGAAATAAAAAGTCACTATCTTTTAGTTCACTGCGTTTTTTACCACCATAAGTTTTTTGTGCAGCTTCGTTAATGATTAAAATTTCATTTCCTTCTGATCCTAAAACAACATCGGCGCTAGCTTTAGCTTTTTCCCACAGAGAATAGCATACAGCAGCGCGCTGCTTTTGATTTTCAAAATCTTTGCCCATTGTATTGTCACCCATACATCTGGATACAAAGTCACTTTGCTTTTCTTTTCCTTTTGGGCTTGGTAATGGCATAATTATTAATATTAATTACACCCTAATTTTCCAAAGTTTCCTTTGAATCTTTTAAATCCTTTAATTTGCAATAAATCTTGTTGGACTGTATGCCTAAATCATTTATATAAATTGCGTCTGGCCCCTTTACGGCTCCAGAAATGACTACGATGTCGTTCTCTTCTGGAAGCTTGCCACCATTCTTGTCCATCATTTCTTGAATTTTATTGCGGTTACTGTCAAAAACCATAGCTGCGACTTCACTAGTTTCGTCAGAAATCATAACTTTAACATATTTATTGCCGCGCTGCGATGTTCGTTTGGTAACTTCTTGAACAACGCCAACAACCATTACTTTATCACCCTCTTTTTTGCTTTTAATATCAATAATAGAATTAAAAGATGGATTCTTTTCTCGATAAATTTTATTTAAAGATTGCGAGTATGGATTTCCAAGAAGAGTATATTCATACCAAAAATTTGCCAGATCTTCATTTCTACTATTTAATAAATAGATTTTTTTGTAAGGCTCATATTTTTTCTTAATAGTTTCAAACCTAGATGGCTTGATAATAAAATCACCATCGGTTGCATCTGAAAGCTTTTTAATATTATCAAGAATATCTGTTTCTCCATTGGCAAACATTTGACGGATCATGTTTTTTTCACGATCTGTAAGAATATTGTATGTTTGAGCTTCTAATGCTAGTTTAGATCTTGACTTGCCAAAGCCATCAAGCGCACCAGCTTGAATCATTGCCGAAAGAGCGCCAATATTAATTTTAGCTTCTTTAGCAGCATCAAAGCATTCAATTTTATTTGTAAAATTAGAACGAAATGCAATAACATTTTTAAGAGTTTTTTCTGAAATACCCTTAATGGCTGAAAGTCCGTAGCGAATGTTATCACCTTCAATTTTAAAATCAACATCTGATTTAGCCAAATGCGGCGGCAGCAGTTCAATGCCAAAAGCTTTCATTTCATGACAAATCAATCTTGATTGCTCAAGGAAATCTGATTCGTTAACAGCCATTCGTAGAAGTGCCAAGAAAAATTCTTTGGGATAATTAAACTTTAAATATGTGGTAATTGCAGAAAGAGATGCGTATGGATAGGCATGCCCTGCACAGAATGAATAGTTCGCGCTGTCTTCGAGAATTTTCCAATAGAAATCAGCAATCTCTTCGCCAAGTTTTAGTTCTTTTGCTTTGGTATAAATAATCTCTTTCCATTTAGGCATCTCTTCGCGCTTTTTCTTACCAACAATCTTTCTTAAGGTTTCAGCTTCGCTCAGTGTGAGCCCAAAAACTTTATGCCCAATCGCCATCATTTGCTCTTGGTACAGTGCAGCGCCACCAGTTCTTTTTAATACCTCATCAACCTTTGGGTGAAATTCTGGAAATTCTCCATAGTTTGCATATCGGGCATATTGCTCTGCGAAAGCTAAAGCCCCTGGTCTTGCAATTGCTACTACGGCAGCAAGCTGATCTAGATTTTTTGGCTTTACTTGCTTACAAACATTATAATTTGTAAACGCCTCAATTTGAAAAATTCCATGCGGGTATTTTAAATCTTGTAAATGTGCATAAACAGTCTCGTAATCTTCAACATCAATATCAAAATAGTTTATGCCCACTTGCGTACAAACATCTTGCACTACAGAAAGGCTTTTTAGACCCAAGATATCAAGTTTGAGATTTATTTTTCCTGCCCATTCCATGTTGTATGAAGAAACTCTCTCCTTGTCAGATGTCAGCTCCGTTGGGCAAAAATTATTAATATTTTCATAAGAAACAAGATTTCCAGAGGCGTGAACGCTTTTGTTCCTCATCAAGTCTTTTAATTGAATAGCTACATCGTAAATATCTTTATTTTCGTCACACCATTTTTTAAAATCTTCGTTATCTTTATATTCATCGTCAATTTCGTTAATCTTGCCAAACTTTGACTGGATCATAGAAGTAACAGCGTTCATCTCATCTTCTGTTTTATCTCCAACTGTCTTTCCGCAATCTTTGATTAAAGCTCTTCCAGATAGGGTGCTTGTATTTAAAATTTTTGCCGTCCTATTGGGGTAACGCTTTTCTAAGTACTTAATAACTTCTTGGCGACGATAATAGCAAAAATCCATGTCAATATCTGGCAAGAAGCTTCCATCAAAATAAACAATACCATCCACAATAGTTTTTTTGGCTCTTGTAGCTGAAATGAATCTTTCAAAATAAAGATCATACTTGATAGGGTCTACCTTTGTAACTCCAATCAGATAAAGTATTAGGCTTGATGCTGCAGATCCGCGACCAGGCCCAGTTGGAATGTTTTCTTTTTCGCAAAAGTTGATCACATCCCAAATCATTAAAATATAGTCAACAAATCCAAGATCTTGCAGCACTTTGAATTCTTTAACAGTACGCTCTTTGTATAAGTCAATATTTGCCCCATCTTCTTTTAATTTGGGAATAATTTTTTTAAAACCAGACTGGCAAAGAGCCTGTAAAAAGTCATCATTTGATGCATCTTTTGATAGCCCAATTTTCTTTTTTTGAGTTGCTGTAAACTCAATAGTGGGACATCTTACGCCATGCAGAGGCAAGTCTAATTTATCAAAAGATTCTAGAAAGTTCATTTCTTTCTTAGCCTATTCTTTTTTGAATAATTTAGCAACATTGTTTGTTCTGTTTTTTGCATTTCGACTTTTAATCTTGGGACACCAATATGATCAGCAATTCCTAGTTGATATGTCGCTTTTGCATCCAAATAAAGATCAGCGTTATTATTTTTAATAAGCATTTTTTCAAAAGTGCCAGATTTCTTTTTGCAATTTTTATCCAGCATTAGAAGTAAATTACTATTTAGTTCAGAACAATGCTCTGCGCTAACAGCAATATCTGAGAATTTTCCATAATACTCATGAGATACCTGATGGACAAGAACATAGCCATATTTTGAAATAAATCTCATTCCATGATCACCAGCAGATAACAAAACTGCGCCACAGCTAAACGCTTTTCCATCACAAATTGTAGCAACTTTTTTGGTAGAGCTTTCAATAATAGAAAGCATTGCATGGAGAGCATAAACATCGCCACCATAAGAATCTACGATTATGGGAATAATTTCTTGATCAGAAGATTCGAGTCTGAAAAAATCTTCCCGAAATTCGTTAACTGCACCTTCGCAAATTTCATTAACAATAATAAAGTTATTGTTTTTTCTTTTATTTAAACCTTGTAAATCTTGAATATCGATTTCAAACGGCAAATCATCTTGATTAATTTTAATTTCTTTCATTGGTTTAATAAGTAAAGTTGTTTTTTTAGAATTTGATATGTTAGTTCAACATCGTACAAGCCATTGTGAGCAAGACTTTTATCGTATGGGATGCTGTATTTCTTACAAAGGTATTCTACTGAAGTTTTAAGGCCTTTTCTATTAAAAGATTTAAGTTTAAAATTCCAAGCTGCTTGTGATTGGCCTTCAGGTTTTTGATATCCAATCTCTATAGCTTTTTCAATATTTTGAACATCGTATATTCGTTCAACATACGAGTAATCACTTTTCTTACCTAAAGATCTTCGAAAAGTGTTATGTATAAAAATATCAAAACCAATCAGGTTAGCTCCAGAGATTAAAATGTCTCTATCGAATAAGTATTTCTCAAAATGTTCGAGAACTTCGCTTGGATCTTCGCTTTTTTGCTTGTATTCGCTATGAATAAAGCCAGTTATTCTTGCAGCATCTGTAGACATTTTTAAATCTGGCCAGAATGGAAAGCGATCATATTCTTCAATTTTTTCATTCCCTTGATAAAGGCAGTAAGAAAGTTGCCAAGGTCTGGATGAAAATAAATTTAAATCCTCAGTTTCAAAATCGAAAATGAGCCACTTTTTATTATTATCAAATCTTAATAAATTATTAATTTTACGAGCCATGAACTTCACCCTTCCATCGTTCAAAATTAAATGTATCAGAACTCATATAGTTTAATTCTGGTTTCGATAATTTAGATTTGTTTAAAATACAGCGAAAAGATTGATATGCTTTGAAATTTTCTGGCTTTTCATAGAAAATTGACTGTGCTGGAGTTAAAGTGCAACCATGATCCGCAGAGCAATATAGCTCTAGAGCATCTTTTATAATTCCGTCAAACGGAAGACCATTATCTTCAACAAAGAAAGTATGCGGCATTCTAGACAGTGATGGTATGATTTCAGAGAATGTCATTGTATTTTTAGCTACAAAAGAATCGTAAAATGGAAATGCTATGGTTAAATTCTTAGTGATGAGATCATTAAAGTTTTTCCAATCAATTCTCGGCAAATAATAAAACCCATACTCACTAGCCCAAGCCCAAATCTTGATTAGGTCTTTATATCCTTTAGAATTTTTAATGAATAAAATAATTTTAGATTCATTTTTAAGACTTTCTTCTTTTGTTGAAGCATCGTCTGTGATGATCAATTTTAATCCAAAACGCAAATTTAAATCAAGATCTTTGCAGTTCGAATATGCCTCAAGAAAACCAGTCATAACGCTTTCAACCAAATAAACATCTTGAATATTGTTATTTTTGCAAATATCAAGAATGGATTTAGGCCCAATCTCTGGACTTTCTTTATCTAAGGTTAAGATAGATCGCCCAGAATAATGGGATGTCCATAAAGGAACTTTAAGCATTTTTTTATATTAGAGCTTGTTGGGGCAAAAATCAATTAAAATCTGCACTGCCATAATGTGCGGGACAACCAGCGTATTCTAGCTTTTCCCATGACTGATTATCGCCTACCTTTTCGTACTGAAATTTTTCTAGATAATCTTTTTCAAGAACTGTTTTAATAATATTTTTATTCTCATCGAATAGTCTGTAGTAAGAAAATGGATCGCGGAATGAGCATTTCCATCCAGACTTTGCGCCACACTTCCATCTTCTTGAATTATCATATAGAGCATAATCATTTTTTGCGTCTTGTTCGTCAAAATTAGAAATGATAGTATTCACATAAGATAAATAGTGCCGGAATCCTTCAATTTGCTCTTCAGTAAATTCAAGCTCTTGGAATGGATTTTTGGCAAATCGTAAAAAAATAAATCGACCAATTACCTTTTTAAAGTTTGGAATTTTACCAGCCTTCTTTAAGAAATGTGCTGCAAGAGTATACATCATAGCTTGCAAATTACTCTCAAGCTCTTCACCTCTAAACTGCTGCTTGCTTGACTTATAATCAGAAATAAAAATTGATTCTGTTTTTTTATTAAAAAGTATTTTATCTATATAGCCAACAATTCTAAATTCAAGCTCTTCGTCAATAATATCAAAAGCATATTCCGAATCAAGAATTTCTTCGTGATCTTCTGGAAAAAATCCAGCTTCAAGACCTACCTTAATCATTTCATAAATTAAACCTATGTTTGTTTTTTTTGATTTTTTATCCTCTTCAAACATTTCTAGCCCGTACTTATGACACTTGGCTCTTAAAAATCTTTTTATTAATGGGAACTTTTCAATATCGCAATCTGCTTCGTGCATTTCTTTTGCAAAACGTATCCATTTCGGCTTTGTTAAGAGTTCAAAAAGGTCATGGCATACTGATCCTCTTAAAGCTCCAGAGTTTGTCGTGTCTGGAAGTTTAAGATGATATTTGCTCCAATATAGCCATGAGCACTCTCCAAGGGTTTTAACCCTAGAAGCTGAAAGCTTTGTTAGTTCTTTATCCATTTAAAATATTATTTATTTCTTCTTTTGAAGATTCACCCCAATCCTTACATTTAGGAAGGCGTATTTGAATCTGATCTTTGTTAAAAAATTCAAAAAGAGATTGCTGCATCTTTTCGGCAGCATTGTTTCCAGCAAAATTATTATCTGAATCATTATTTGTTGATATGATAATTCTATCAGGATCTGCTGCAATTAGCGATTTTAATATTGCCCTACCCAGCTTAAGCCCGAATAAAACTAAAAAGTTTTTGACACCAGCTTCCCAAAGTGCAAGACCATCGCCAATAGATTCAACAAGGATAATTTCTTTTTTATTTAAAATATCATCTTTATTCAAAAATGCAGGATATACCCAAGAATCAACAGATCCGAGATGTTTCCATTTCGGAGTATTTTTAGATATTTTTTTGCCAATCCATCGCCCAGATATGCCGATAAATTCATTACGGTTATTTTTGATTGGAAAGACGTAGCGATTATACATTGCGCTTTTGGTTGTTTTTGGTATAACTCCACCAAGAAAGAGTTCTAATGTGGCGTCACTAATACCCCTTTCATTCCAATAAGAGTGATTTTTTTGCAAGCTTTCTAATTCACTTTTATCAAAAACTTCACCAGATGAAACTATAGTTTCTTTTTTAACTGGTATTTCTAAATTACCATCAAATTTTCCACCACTTATTTCTACAAGCTTTTTAAAATCCCCACCTGTACCCCTTGCAAAATCAATCCATTTGCCAGAATCTTTTAGAATTCTTAATGAAGAATCGTTATCTGAATCACGATAAATTGGCTTTGTGCGCCACTCCTTCCCGCGATCAAGAAGTGTATATCCCAACCCCTCTAGGACAGTTTTGAAATCTACACTTGTCATTACAACAATCCATCTTCTTGATTTTCATTTTCAAATACGTTAACATCAACATTTCTTGCGTTAACGACATCTTCAAGCGTTCCACATTCGCTAACTTGAAAATTTTCAACCTTATAATTAATAAAGTTAGGTTTGTAAGTGACTCTGCCTCGGTCATCGACAACGCGAACAAGATTTGAGTGACCCCTTGCATTTTTACCCTGATAGCGCGTAGCAAGCTCAATATACTTATGAGTGCCAAACTGGACACCATCTTCAGCCTGCTCTTCGATTGTTTTTCTTCTAAAGATACCAACTTGAGAAGCAAACCACTGTAAACGATCTGACTGTGCAATGGCGCTAGAGTCATCTGTGCCACCCTCTGCCGATCTGTTTAATTGACATGCAGTAAGTAGTGGAATGTTTAAGCGCAAATGACATTCTTTTAGCTTATCAACCTTTTCTCCAATAAGCTGATATTCTTGCTTATTTCCATCAGATTCTCCTGTAAGCTTAATATAGTCATAAACCACAATTGCAGGATTTCCACGACCAACATCACCATAATACCAGCGCTGAATCAAAGAAGTAATTTCTTCTGTCTTTTTTCTTGCAACTGTCATGTGCTGAACATGGCCAAGAGCTTGTTTTAATTCTTGCTTTTTGGATTCAAATTTTGCATACAACTCTCTATTCTTTTTATAATTTCCCGTTTCAAGCCACCACATTGGAACGCCAGTGATTGCACTTGCAATTCTAAATTTCATATCTTTAGTTTGCATTTCGGTATCCAGAATTAAAGCCTTGCAATTTGGATTAAGCAATGCTGTTTTAAATGCAATATCATTCAAGATTGTGCTTTTGCCGTGCTTTGGTCGAGACACCCAAGCATATACCTCTCCATTACGAAGACCGCCGTACATTTCATTAAAATTTTTATATGGAGTAACGAGACCAGTATCGTTGATAGGATTATCTCCTCGCTCCTCAATCATTTCAACAATGTCATCAAAAAGATCTTCAGGCTTTTCATTAAGATTATATGCTGAGATTTTTTCTCCATACATTTTATCAGCCAATGCAACAATTTCATCAGCTTCCATTTCCCCAGCAGAAATCATAGACTGGGCCATGCTTGAGGCCATTGTGTGTATGTCACGCCTAATAGAAAGTGTTTTTAATCTACGGCATGCATCTTCCAAAGCCTTATCGCTAATCTTAATGTATGAAAGGCTCTGTAGATAATTTAAAATATCTAAATTTCCTTTATAGGTAATGCCAAGGCTCTGCAGTCTTTCTGAAACGAGAACTGGATCGCTTGACTTATTATGCAAAGCGCAGTCTTTTAGTATTGCAAATATAGCACCGTGAGGCTTATGAATAAAGTCTTCTTCAGAAATTAAATGAATTAACTCAAGTAGCTTCTTGGGATTCTTTAAGAACCCTGCTATACAGTGTTTTTCAATTGTTTGATTTGCGATCTTGTCTTGATTCATTGCGGCTTGATTTGGCTATAAATAGGCTTAACAACATTATAGTGATAACTATCAAAATTGTCAATTTCAATATTACTCATTGTGTGCCAAGTTACAGCAAAATCAGCATATTCTTTGATCATCGGCGAATTTGCTTTTTCTTCGAAATTGGCTGGGTCAATCAGTTTGTTGTGTTCAATTCTTTCAAGGTGAATTAATTTTCCACCTTGAGATTTAATCCAGTTATGTTCGTCTTGTTCGTATTCGGCATATCTAATATCTGGAATAATTGCAATAAATGGTTTATCGCTAGATACAGAATGGGCATCTGCTACAATTTGTTTTTGCAAGATGCTAGTCCAATATGTTCCATTGGTTCTTATTCTTTGAATTTTTCCATAGCTAACTAATAGTTCACGAAATTTTGATTTTTCATTCGTGTCTTCTGTCCAAACATTCATTGAGCATTTTTCAGCCAGAAATTGCTGCATATCTTTTTTAAGCTCATTTGCTAATGAGTATTTTTTAGCAATAAATCCATCGCGTTTAAATAGCTCTATAAGACAATTTGCGAACGTATCCTTGCCGACTCTAGCTGCGGCACCAACTCCAATAAGTTTAATTTTATTCATGTGCTAAAATTTTCCAATACTTGGGGTCTGCATAAATTTCTCCAGAATTAATTTTCATTAAATATTCAACGATTTCACCCCAGGATTCAAATACAAGATCCATATTAATAAGCCCAGCCAACCAAAGTGGAAATTTTTTCTTATCATCAGTATAAATAAGAATTGGCTTATTCTGCAAAGACGCAATTACAATCTCGTGTATTGTTCCGAAAGTCGGGACTTCTGGATCAATTTTTCCAATAATAAAAGTAGAAAGATCAACCATGCGAAGGTCACGGCTAATAACACCTTTCATATATTTAGAAATAGATTTCCAATCACCACATTCTCTTTGAGTTTTTAACTTATCTCTATCTTCTTGCGTTTCTGTAAGCTGGTTTGCAAAATGGTCATTATTTGGATCGAAACATTTTATGCCAATTTGTTTAACCGCTTCTGTTATTGTAATACGCCAATCAAAACAATTATCTGAATATTCAATTGGGCCAACCAAATAGCAATAAGAATTTTTTAAAAGTTCAAGATTCATGAATCATTATTAAAGCAATATTTGCTCTGTATATCAATATTAAAAGTATTTTGTACCCATTCTAGGCTTAAATTTTTGATATCATTTTCGTTTATTCTAATGATAAAAAAGCCATTGTTTTGTAGCCACTCATCTTTTTTTTGGTCGCGCTTCAAGCTATTTAAAAAACCAATTCTATTTTTGTGATGAAATTTTGAAAATGTATTGTGGAAATTACCATCTGCCTCCACAGCAAACATTTTATCAAAATTAATTAAATCACAATTTAATTTTGTTCCTAGTACGGGAAACTCTTCAACGCAATTATCGTACTTCCAGTATTGTTTAAAAAACTGTTTTATATTAAACTGGAATTTACTTTTAGAGCCTTTATCCCAATTAATCCTGTATTTTTTTAACGATACACTTTTTGCCCTACCAAAAACATCTATAAGCCTCACATTGTTAGATCTTTGAATCTGTCAAAAAGATATTTTTGAATTGGTTCACTATCTTCAATGAATTGACGAAGGCCATTAACTCCCTGAATTTTTTCTGGCACTTCAATATTTAAAGATGCAGCCATTTCAGTTCTGAAATTTGGTTCTAGTTCAAACCATGCCCCTTTGCCATTTGGTTTGTAGGCAATTTCCCAAAGCTGAAGTAGATCTGCTAGCTCATAGCTTGTCCAAACGCTTTTGCCGCCTTTTTGGCCATAACGAATTGGGTATTTAACTTCAACCATATTCTTTTCGTTATTGCTCTTTACAATCTTGGCTTTGGCAAAATGGCCAACTACTTTACTGCCCTTTTCTCCTTCATGGATCAAGTCTCCACCAAATCGTGGAAGAAATTCAATAACAACGTCTGCTTGGTGTTCAAGCGCTCTTGGACCACTTGCCTTGCCCTGCTTTGGAATTGCAATTTCGTATGGATTAATTTTAATCTGATCACGAATTTGTGAAATATAAATATCTACGTGACCACGCTTTGCCATTGCCAAGCCAACCTTTTTAAGAAAGACAGATGTAATCAAGCTTCCGCCGCCAACAGTAATAGATTCATCTTCAGCTTTTTTAGCATCATCTCTTTTGATCAGAGAATCAACCGAGTCAGTAATAAAAAAGTATTCTGTGTTTGTTGGATTATTTGTAATAAGGTCTCGTTTTAATTTAAAAACAGCCTCGTAAATATTACTTTCAAATACGAAACATGAGCCGTCTATCCACTCTGCTGTATTATAAACAAATTTAATACCTGATCTATCTCTTATTTCTTCAGAAAGGCGCCCCTCACTTTTGATAAAGATTCCTCTGCGTTTTCTTGAACGGTCATTCAAGAAATGGTGCATAAAATCAAGGGATGCGCTGGTTTTGCCACCAGAAGCAAGACCAACGAACCTGTGAGCGCCAGGCCCTAGGCCGCCACTCAGCATAGAGGTAAGAAGAAGGCTGGAGCATCCAACTTTGTAGTCGTGTGCCTCTTCATAGTTATAGTGATCTTCTTTTGTTGATTTTAAGATAGATTCCAGCTGATCTTCTGGAGCCATTACTTTTTCTGTTTCTGTTGAAATTTTACCTTTAGCCATAGTTATTTTTTCCAAATTTTTAAGAAATCATTAAGTGATTTTAACTTTTCTTTTTTTGGTTCTTCAGTTAGTATAGCAGGTTTTATTTCTTTTTCAATATCTTCTTCTATTTCAAAATGCTTTATTTTTTCTGGATTGAATTTGTATTTAGCCCACTCCTCTTTAAGGAATTTATCACCATTTGGAGTAATAAACCAAGCAAGGCTGGGAATTTTAAACTTTAATTCAAGGCCCATCCAGAAAGCTTCATCCTCATGTTTAGAGGAAAGCTGATTCATTATTTTCATTTCTCTTGGCCAATTGGTATGTTTGCCAAGATGTTTGGATATAAATGATTTTTTAAATGAACTGCTATTTTTTTGCACTTATCATTTTTACAATAAGTTTTAAAATAAGTCAATTAATTTTAAATTTGATTAAAGCACACAATCTTTCGTAGTCTCGTGTATAAAATCCCATTTTTTAGTATAAGTTTTGCCAGGCACACTTATAGATTGGGTAATGGTATCGATACCAAAACTTCCGCCGCAAGCGCCTCCACCGGAGGCTCCGCCACCAGCGGTTTGGGTGAAATAGGAGTTTTTAAATGTCACATTAAATGTTTTTGACTCATCAGTTCCAGAATCCCACTGTGGCTGAGCTGGCTCAATTCGACTATCATAATTTGTTCTTTCGTTTCCACATACACATGGTGGAAGTGGCCCATCCGGAGAACATGTTTCTGTGCCACCAACAGGATCTTCAACCGTTTCTCCAATTTCGGGATCAAATTCAATATCAAAAGGCTCATCCGTGTATCTTTTAAAGCAGCCAGACGAGTCAGGTTGGCCATCTGCTGGTCTCGACACGCTTGGCGTCCCATTTGGGACCCATTTCTTTTGAATGTATGGTGTTGTGCATATTTTTGCTCCACCGCCGCCACCGCCAGAACATGGGCAGGCGGATAAAAATTTTGAAACACCAAATTTTTTATCGTTTAATAATAAATTCATAATTTTATTGCACGTTAAGCCTTAAAAGGCAATATCCATTAGCCGTATTTTCGCTAACTTGGCTCAAAAATGTGCCTATGCGATTTACACCATTGGTGGCAACCCTGCCGTTTGTTCCAGCATATGCAGCTGCGCCAATCGTTGGGTATCCACCAATGCTTGCATCAATATCATTAATAAGAACAATCCCCTTTGTCAAAATTGGAACTGCTTGCTGTGGTAGAACAGCATCTCTTTCAGCAAGAAGCTGTGGTTCCCAGATTAATGGCGTTCCGTTTTCATCAGTTTCAATAACATTTTTCAAAAGAACACCAATGGCTAAATCAGTAGCCGATGTTGTTTTTGTTACTTTGCCAACTGGTACAAATGATGATGACATTGTGTTTCCAATGCTGGAAAGGTTTGAAAGAGAAAGACCCTCACCATACGCATCTTTCCAATTTGTATCGATTTTTACCAATGTTCCGGCTGTTGCTGTACCATCATAAGCAAAAAGATTGATAACATCGTGTTGGCTGAAATCTCTAAATGGTTTTAAGTTTGGCATATTTTTATTATTTAATAGTTATAGTTTAATTTTATGCTTGTCCGGTCGCATATGGGCGCAATCTTTTTCTGATTTGTTGACCGGGCTCGGCACTTTCTGGAATATTCACATAAGAAAATTCACCAGACTTTAGCCAAGTAAGTTTTTGCTTGAATTTTTGCAAACGTCTCCATTTTTTATTTTTATATGTAAGTCCGCCAGAGGCCGCATCATTGTTGTAATTATATTCACTTGGAAATATTTTATTTACAAGCTGTAATATTTTTGAATTAATTTGCTTAATTGCTGCTGTTTTGGCAATATTTCTTGCATCATTCTCGGTTGGGCCTGACTTATAGGCTGTATAAACTAGATTGTTATAATCATCAATTGCATGGCGATAAGGATTTCTTTTTTGATGCCATGGTACCTCTCCGGAGACGATATATTGTGCTGATGGATTTGGAAATATTGTGTGTGCTCCAGCTGGGCTAATTCCTGTTTGTAGAACTTTATCAATACTGTCTAGGGTTCCATAGCCAGAATAAATAACTGAAATATTTCTATCATTTACAATTCCAATTTCAGTGTCAAGCGTGCAAGAAACCAACTCTACGGAAAATCTAACTCCTGAGGGGATTATTCCATTCCATGTTCCTGTAGCGATAACTTTATTATTATTTTTATATAATTGATTGTAAAATTTATAAAAATATGTATCTTTTAATGGATCTGCTTGTTTGAAGTGTCCATTAGGATTTATTGCATATTTTGTTCCAGTTGCTGTTCTGGTTGGGATTTGTATTCCAGAATTCAGTATTGTTTGGTAAGTTATTGATCTGCCACTGATAATGTATCCGCTCCATGCATTGCCTGTTGGCGCTGGGAGTTGTGTTTCTGGAGACATTCCTGTTGTTGCTGCTCTCCAAGCGCTATAAATAGGAACTTGATATGTATAATTTGTTTTGTATATGCCTTCTGGTAGCACCCTGCCGTCATCAATATACCGTGAATCAGGAATTAATGATGGCATTTGGAGCAGCTTTGAAAGCATTTTTCTTTCTTTTCTGCAGGTTTTAAAAGCGGATACTACCGGAGATTTAACTGATGCGCGATTCAGGTTAATTCCTGATGCTGCTCTTGGGTGACCGCTAGCAGGTATCCAAACCCCATCAAGCTTTCTTGGATCTGTTTTTTTCCAATCAGTTAGACTGTTTGGTTGATATATATATACAACGCCTCTTTGCCCCGTGTTTGTTGAGAGATTTACGTTTCCGCTTAGGCAAATAGCCCATGCGCCACTACCATATGGTGTAGATATTGTACTATCAAAATATACTTGCCTTGCTGGTTTTTCAATGTTATAAAATCTTAACCTGCTAGTATCCTCTGATGGAATTGGTGACTCTTTATAATTTCCATTTAGCGTATCAAGATATCCATATTTTCCGCAACCAATAAATCCTGTTGTTCCAGAACCATACCATGAAGACTGATCGATGGTGGCCAATGAGTCTGCACCAGGAACAACAGTTTTAGTTAGTAACTGTGTTTCTGTGTATAGATCTTCAATAGTGTTTAAAAAACCAGTTTCTATAGTGTGAGGGCTCACATAGCAAATTGTTTTTTGTTCAGCATCACCAGTTGATATTAGTAATAGCCCGTTTATTGATTGTTCCGTTGGCGATTGGCCATTGTCTTGGTTAAATTTAGGAGCCAATTTGACTGGTACATTAAAAACTGGACTATCATAAACAGATACTGCGTTTGGATATGGGATATTGAACCCACTAAGATTCATATTATCATATGGTGATTGTTGCTGTCCAGATTGAAATTGAGTGGATTGCTTATGCCAGCGATAGTATGCCTTTCTTGATTCCTCTTTTGATAATTTTCCTACAAATTTTGGGGAAAGTTCTTGTTTGCCAGAGCGTGTTTGGATTTCAATATCTAATGTGTTTGATGCTTTTTCTGGAAAGCGAAATCTTGCATATGAGAATGAATTTTTATTAAATACGCGTTTTACAACTTTTTCTTCTGACCATGGCTTGAAAAAATTATTGTCTTTATAGCTATAATATTCTGAAGGAAAATGTATTTCCGATAATTGTCCTACTAGTGGGGTGTTAATGCGATATCTTACAAGAAAGTGCTCTGAAGCAATGGTCTGCCTCCATGTTTTTAAAACTTTTACTTGTGCGCTATTTCCAAGCGTGCCTTCTACTGGTTTTCTAATTACTAGATATGGATTGGTCTTTCTTAATGGGCCAACATTTTCTAAATCCAAGAAAGCAGATTTTAGATTAAAAACTGCTGTTTTTTGCTGGTCTGTGAAGCCAATGTCTTCACCAGCCTTTGTATAGGCGCCAAAGCCTAGCTTTTGCAGGTCTTCTTTGGAAATAGAAAAATTATCCATAAATTTTTAAAATTTTTTTTGATCTTTTAACGTCCGTTCTTAAACACTCCTATCTAGTCAAGTCATTTTATCCGTCCTGGCTTCTCAATCTGTTACCCTGGGGACAAGGCTGAGTTTACTTCTAGACGAATCCTCTCGGTGGACCTAACATTCTCAGAATGTGATCGATCAATTTGTTATCGTACAGTTGTTTATACCATACATCTATATATTTCTATATAGTTCAGACTATATCTTGGTACCAAAAGTTAATTTGGCACACAGGGCGCTCTTGGGCAGTTTTATTGTTGGGACTCAACCGCCTAGTCGTTACACCTTCTGTCCTATCTTTCCCAGACAGCTTGGCTCGGTATTGTCTTTTTGGCAAGTTATTCACCAACGAAGATATCCACCGAATTCACCCCGTAAACGCTATTTAAATTTTTTAAAGAACTTGAGTAGATTTTACTACTAGCAAATACAATTACACTAAAAAATGTAGCTTTTACCTTTTGTTATCATTTTTTTCAAAATCCCAGCAGTAATGACAAATTTCTGGAGTTACTTTAAATATATCCCTTTTTAAACATTTATAGCCAGAGTCTGTATAATCTCCGCCTTGACAGCTGCATCTACGGACAGTAACAGTTTCTTCTTTTTCAGATTTGTGCTTGCAGTTTTCGAATTTATATTCGCCCGTCATATTTTCTTCGCTCATAGGTTTTCAATTATTGAATAATTTGCGTCTTGAAATCCACCATTTAAAAATAGTTTAGATGTATCTGATACATTACATGCAGACCCATTCAGTTTGCAAAAAACATCAGAAAAATATTCAGCACTGCAAGATGTTAAATATGAAGACATGCTTAGCCTATTAATAAAACTATCTTCACTTTCCTCCATTGCCTTTGTATAGCTTTTTGGCATATTATCATCTAAATTTAAAATTCTATCTGAAAAATTAATTAAAATTGGCATAATTTGATCGTATTTGTCGTAAACCAGCTCTGCTGTTTTTGCATAATCTTGGCCATTTACTTTAAGATCTAATTTTGGGTACTCATTGTATCCCCATTCAAACACATATGAGATATCATTTGTATAAAATTCGCCAGAAAAATTATCTCTTACGATAAACTTATCAAAAGATTTTATATTTAAAAACACTGCCGTATTAAAAATTAAATTAAATGCTTGATTAATATAAAATTTCTTTGCTAATTCTGGCTGATCTTTGAATTTTGGCCCAGAGCATTTAATTGAGAAAAATTTTGCTTTTTTTAAAATTCCTCCTGACATCAATCGCGCAAAATCTTGATCTAAAAAATATGGAAAATTACAATAAAATATTTTTTGGCTATTTGATTTTTTTAATAAAAGATCGTATATCTCTTTTCTCTCTGATATAGAATTACAAACAGGTGATTCGCATATAATATGTTTATTAAGCTCTATACCGCTTTTGAGATATTCAAATTGAGATTCTCTTGGTGTGGCAACATACCACATGTCTGAATTATTTAAAATTTCTTTTTTATTAGATTCATCAGTAGATGTATTTATTGATCCAATAATTTCATATCTGCTGATAAGGCTGGCAACATTTTGGACTTGGGAGCCCCACTCGCCATTACCAATAATAGCAACTTTTATTTTAGACTTGGCTAATTGAGAATCCATATGTTTAATATTATATGTGTCTTTTGTAACAAATCAAAATATATAACCACTCCACCATTTTTGATCATAATTTCTCAAATCTATCATAAATTGGTCCATTTGATCATTTAGCATTCTTAATCTATCAAATTTACTTGGCTCTTTGTACCAACCAATATTTGGATCACTCCAGTCTATTATTGGTACATTATTTATGCCAGAAACTGAAAGTGTTGGAAATTCCTCTATGGGACCTGAAACATAAAAATCATTGTTATTTTGACTTGTAATTGCAAAACTTCCACTTTCTGGATTCCCTAATATTTTTTTTGCCAATTCTAGCATTTTTTTATAATCTTTTATATTTTTCCCATCGCTATCTTTTGCAAAATTTCCGCTAGTATCTTTTAAAAAATTTTCACCAGTCATTCCTAAAAATTGCATTGGCAAGTCAGTAGAAAAATAATTTTGATGATTGTTAAAATCATCCACCCAATAATCTCTTCCAATAACTCCTCCATGCAAATTTCCATCGTATGGTGATGTTTTTCTCTGCGCAGCGCAAGCATATGGGTTTGGAAAATAATATCTTCCAGGAGTTAAATCATTTAACATCTCACCAAGTAGGCATTCTTTAAATTCATTATCTCCAGATTTAAAATATAAATTATATGGAGTTTTTATAGATTTTTTTTCTATTCTATCAATCCATAAAAATGGATAATATTTTTCAGATTCAGCTATGCCATCAAATAGGTTAAAATATTGGTCTACGTTCAATCTTCTTGAGCCATTGCCATTTAAAACAATATCGCCACTTTTCAATATTGTTTTACAAAAAACATTTTTTCTCATAATGGTGAGAGGATTGGTATCTTCAAAGTATAACGCTGGCATGCCAAAACTATCAAATGATGTTATCGCTGGAGTTACCTCTGCTTTTAGAGGTTTTGGAATATCAACGTAAAGCCAATTATATTTAAATATATCTTTTCTTACGTTGTGATTGTAGTGTTTTACAGCGACATTTCTGATAAGATATCCAGCGTCATCCGCCCCACCATTAGTTCTAAATCCAAAAAATATAGAATCTTTTGCTTGACCACTAACTGTTCCGCTCGCTATTCCATCTTCTATATAAAATCCACTACTATTTGTTCGAGTGGCATATGCGAATTTTTCATCATTTTCAATATATATATAATCCTGACCTTCTATTTTGCCACCTAAATTTTTTGGATCTAGTTGTGATCCTAATAAATATCCAGATGGAGGGTTATTTAAACCTCCGCGATTAAAAATTTGAGCAGTATAATAATCCACCTCCCCATCAATAAAAAGCCTGTCTTGTGCAAAATGATCCCAAAGTATAGATTTTTTTTCTATATCGTCTTGACCCAATTGCTGCTTTATACTTTCAGTATATTCTATAAATTTACCAGGAAGCCTTTGTGGAATACCATCGGAAGAATTAAAATCAAAAATTGAAGAAACGACCGAATATCTCATAAACCATGGGTCTATGCATGCCACAAGAATACAAAATATAATACATCCACAATATGAGCATGTTGCAGTTTTGGATACTAGGTAGTTTTGCCAGCCTATCGTCGGCTCTGGACCTCGAACTATTGTCCCATTATAATCCGTCAAAAATTTTTCTGATGGAAATAATTCATTTTTTGCAGCTTTATCTGTAAGCCAATATTGGTCAAGGGCATAAATAACTAAATTAAGGGCATGCTCTCCGTTTCCAATACAGCTATGGCCTTTATAAGAACAAACATAGCATGGCTCTCCGCATCCGCCAATCCAAAAACTTATAGACAGTGGGGAGAGTATATACGGCCACCAACCATACTCTCTCCATTTTACAACTTCTCCAGTTAGTTCGTTAATATTTTCACTAAGTATGTCCTGATAATAATCTTTGACTAATTTTGTATTTCGTCCAAGCGCTGTTTGATCAGGCTTTGTAACAATACTGTCGTTTTTAACTAAATTGTATCTCGAATATGTGCTAAGGCATTTTTGATCGACGGATGTAGGGCGCTGCCCTTCGCGTGTAAAATCGCTATAAACCCAATTTTGAAAATTTGTTACAAATCCAAATAGTGGGGGGTTATTTGTAGAATATTTTTCTAAATCAACGTATTTTGGATTTTGCCAATGCCATGGCACGCCATATTCTTCTTTTATGCTACCAAATTTTGATGCAAGATAGCTTATAGAGCGTGTTGCTCCTATAAAGTATGTGCCAGATTGGCATGACAAGTCTTTATTTTCATTTTCTTCCGTGCCTTGGCCGGTGCGAATAATTCTTAAATTTGCTAAATTTGGATAATTGCACTGATTTAAATAATAATTTGACATAGTCTAGTATATAGACTTTATTACATATTTATATGTCAGATTCTATCATTTCTTTGATCAAGTCATCAAATGATATTTGCGGTACCCATCCAAGTTCAGATTTTGCCATATTGGAATCGCCAAGCAATAAGTCTACTTCAGCTGGTCTATAAAAAGCAGGACTAATTTTTACAAGCGTATTTGATTTTATGTTATTTTCTTGAGTAACAAAATTATCAATAACAAGCTTCTCATCTATGCCGTCACCCTCCCAATGATAGTATTTAATACCAGCATAGACAAATGCTTTTTCAATAAATTCTTTAACTGTATGTGTTTTTCCAGAAGATAGTATATATTCTTTTGGTTCATTTTGATTTAGCATTATCCAAATGCCTTTTATAAAATCTTTAGCATGGCTCCAATCTCTTTTTGCGTAAATGTTTCCAAGCTCGAGCGGCTCAAAGACTTCTCCAGAAGTTATAGCTTTTTTAATTTTACCGATATGTTTTGTTATTTTTCTAGTAACGAATTCTTCACCGCGCCTTGGGCTTTCATGATTATATAATAATCCTTGTATCGCAAAAAGGTTATAACTTTCACGGTATACTTTTACAATATGTCTAGCGGCTGCTTTTGCGGCGCCGTATGGGCTTCTTGGCTTTAGGGGGTGTTTTTCATCTTGTGGGCTGTAATCAACATTGCCTAATTCTTCTGAGGATCCGGCATTATAAAATCTACATTTTGGGGCATGCTTTCTAATCGCCTCTAAGCATCTTATTACGCCTATTGAATCGATATCAAATGTTTGTTCTGGAATTTGCCATGATGCGCCAACAAAGCTTTGAGCAGCTAAATTTATAAAATAATCTGGCACAATATCTCTGACAATATTATCTATTGATTGAGAATCTGCAAGGTCTCCAGTTATTAGTTTGAATTTGTTATTGTTTAATAAATGTTTTATATTTTTATAATTATTTGTTGACGCTCTACGAACCATGCCATAAATTTCATAATCGGTATTTTCCAGCAAATATTCTGCCATATAAGACCCATCTTGTCCAGTCACCCCAGTAATTAAAACTTTTTTCATTGTTTGTTTATATTGCTATTTAAGCGCATCAAATATAGATGAAAATGCGTGAAGATCCCAAAGATTTTGTAATTTCTCTACGACATCTGTATTATTGTTAATTTCGCGCCTAATATTTAAAATCATGTAATCAGTATCATGATGAATATTATAAATATCAAAATTATTTAATATAGATATTTTACTTAAAGAGACTAATGAGTATATGTATTTTGCTTTTTTGAATTGCTCAATGTTACTTAAAATAAAATGTGGCGTAAATATACCAACATGCAAATCAATGTTTTTTGAAAAAAGTTCTTGAATTGAAAAAATAGATTTTAAGCATACATTTGATAAATCTGGAATAATAACTGAATCGATTTTTCCAGAAGCTAATAGTTTGGAAACATTTTTTTTATTAAAAATATTCTCACCATATTCTTCAAATGCCGATGCTTGAATATCTGCCTTGATCAAGCTGTTGCTTGATACTAATGCACTGTTGTTATATTTTATTTTATTTGAATATAATTTTTTAAATAAATTAAAAATATCAGCTTGATTTAAAATATTATTGCCTGTATTGTCGCCAAAGTTAAAATAACAATACGCACAAATATTTTTATCTAAAATATTATTTTTAACGATATTTTGAGAATCGCAAAGATTACAAGCTTTACTCATATATATAATTTTAAGTATATTATATATATGTTATTTTGCGCAAATTTTCCAGTAAATATCTTCTGCCTCTGACATTGATTTATTTAAAATTTCTTGATAATCTTCAACATCTGCCACTTCTTTTTTTCCAGTAATTAAATTTAATAAATCTACATTACTGTCATTTAATACTTCATTAATTTGCTTTAGCTGGTTCTGCATTATTTCATTAACGCTTTCTTTCCATGCTTTTATAAAAGCTTTTTCAAATTTTTCTCTGTCCTGCTCTAAATAAGAATCTGACTCTATAATTTTGTTCCATAAAAAGGATACTATTGATAGTAGTAAATTTTCTTTCATTCCATTGAAAATTTTTTCTTTGTAATTGTCTTCAAATATATTTGATGTATTATTTTCCACTAGAACCAAACCCCCTTTCACCGCGATCAGACTCATCTAGTGAATCTACAAGTATCGGATCCCAGTTATAACATTTTTCAATAATTAATTGGGCAATTTTATCGCCAATATTGATTGTGTAATCATTTTCTCCAGAATTGTATAGAATAACTTTTATTTCGCCTCTATAGCCTGAATCAACAACCCCAGCGAAAACATCGAGTCCGTACTTATATGCCAGTCCAGATCTGGGGGCTACTCTGGCATAATGCCCATCTGGAATTGAAATGGAAATCCCACAGCTTACAGCTTTCCAACTACGACCTTTTATTACATCTGGCTCAGATGAGTATAAATCAAGCCCAGCGTCAGATGGCGTGTTTCTAGTTGGTAATTTAGAATTTTTTGTTAAAAGTTTGACTTGTATCATTAAACTATTATAGTTCAATATATTACAAAGACAATATTATATTTTTATAAGTTCTATGCCGAATTCTTTTGCTAGTTCTGTAGAAAAATCGTCACGCTCATAAGCTTCGTTATAATAAACTTCTTTTATTCCATACATTGATATATTCTTTATACATTCAGAGCAGGGGCGTAGTGTGACTGCCATTAATTTAGCTTCATGTGGCTTAATGTAGCGCAAAGCAGCGGCTTCTGCGTGAGATACTCGACGACGCCTTTCGTCTCTATCGCTCCAATTAATCTCAACGCCTGGAGGCGCTCCATTGTAACCTATTGCAGCTACAGTATTATCATAGCGCAGAATACAGGCACCGACCTTCCTATAAGGATCTTCAGATCTAAGTGCGGCAGCTTTTGCAAGCTCCATGGCATATTCTGGCCAAGTTAATCGTTTATGCATCATATTTGACAAGCACCACCAGCACAGGCTTGGGCTCCAAGAGTAGCGGCCTCTACGTAGGTTTGGTCTTTTTCTATTACACTAGACCAATCGACTTCTCGATGTTCTCTTTGTATGTCGCACCATGTTTTCCACAATGTAACATGTTTTAAACAATGCGCTGTCCTGCGATCATCGCCATTAAAATATCTTTGAGAAAACTGCTTCGCTCTCCTTAACCAGTCTTTTTTCGCAAACCAATTGTCATATTCTACTTTTTTTCCATAGTATGAAATAATTTTTTCATTATGCTCTTTAAGAGTATACCCATTCTTATGTGGAAATACTGGCTCAATCATGCTTTCTGGAACTTGCTCTCCAATGCCAAGAAATGCATCGCATGCTTTCCATAAATTACCATCAAAAGCAGCTAGTCCATCTACAGTTAATCCAGAAGCAAACACTGAAGCATTTCCATATTGCTCAACAATCTCTTCTGGGGTTAAAACAGTGCTGAATGGAGCCTGTGGGTAGTCAAGATCGCCAGAGGATGGCAGCAATGATATGCCAGAAAAATATTCTTGATTATTAAAAATAAACTTTTCGACATCCTTCCATTCATTTGGTTGAACAACTACTGTGCATGACACATTATGCCTAACATATGGTTTTACGCATAGTTCTTGATTTGTGCCATGTTCTACCCAGTTTCTTTGAGTAGACTTGATTTGATCTAAAAACTGAACTGCTGATGTGGCATTTTTTAAAATAGCGCCTCTTGGCACTTCGCACAAAAACGAAACAACCTCATCGGTTCCGTTGGCTGACCAAACGCTTGTTTCTACAGCAAGTGGGTTTTGTGACTTATAATGCTGTGCTGGAAATTCATTGCGATTGGCTTGAACTCTGCGAATATATCGTTTTGCATGGTGTGGGTGTATTCCAGAGGCGGTTCCAAGCACACAACTGGTTGATCCGGCTGGCTTTACGCATGTTGTTCTTGCAGATTGATTAATACCAATCATTGCGGAAATTTTTTTATTTGTTTTTTTAATTTCCTCCGCGCCTTTTCTTTGAATTTTTGAATCTAAAAGAATTTCAGGATTATCCATGAATCCAGTTATCGAACAGCCAAGAAGGGCCTCTCTTTCAACTATTTTTTTAGTAGTATCTGTTAAATAGTTAAAACGAGTATACCCTGCCTGCATTGTTCCCAAAATGGCAGATGCTCGGCATGCTTCATAAAACTCATCTTCGCTTGTGCAAAATTTTCCATTAATTTCCGTTAGATTACAGACTTGTATGCCGCTCTTGCCATTAAAGTTTGGAATCATTCCAATTTCAGCACATGGGTTATATACAACGTCTGTTCCATGTAGCCAAATAAATCCAGGCTCACCAAATTGACGCGTTGACTCCATGAGGCTATGAAACTCTTCTGAAGTTGTTTTGCCTTTAATAAGGACAGCAGAATTATTAGACCTTGCTCTTTGAGGATTTTCTATAAACCAATTGCCAGTTTTAGCAGCAGCCATTTCGCCATCATTTAGTGAAAATTGACAGATAGTAGCAGATCTGCGAACGCCCCCAGATAAAACTGCATCGCTGGCATGCATAATAATATCATATGCATCTATTGGGCGCAGCTTCCCAGCAAATTCATCTGTTTTGAATTCTGCACTATTAATTCGTTTTTCAATCAATGTCCTAATTTTTTCTATTGCCTTTTCAAGGCCTTTATGTCCAGGTGCTTTAAATTGACCAGCTATTAAGGCGCCCTCTGGACGAATAAGGCTATAATCAAAATTTACTTTGTGACCAGACATTTCTGGAAATTCGCTGTCTTTTTCAGCAAAATAGCTATTGACAATAACCCCAATCGCATCGGCCCAGCCCTCAATGGAATCTTCTACTTTCCATTTTCTCCAAGCAGAACTATCTACGTGATGAAGTTTGGGCAATTTATCAATGTGTTCTTTTTGAACAGAAAATCCAAGACCAACACCACAAAGTAATACATACATCGATTCTTGGAATGATCTTGCCCTATCAATATAGGTAGAAGAACAGTTATAGATTTTAAATTCTTCTTTCTCAATCCATTTTCCGCCAAATTGTAAAGCCCTTTGTGAGCCAAGAACTCTTTTCTTTCTTACCATTCTTTTTGCAAATTCAAATTCCTCTTTAAATTCTGGATTTGATTCTAGAACATGAGCATACTTTCTAGCATGCATTCCAAATACGCGCTCTACAATTTCTGGCCATGTCTCTCTTCTTTGTTTTTCTGGAAGATAGTGTGAGTATTTTGCGTACAATGTGTATTCTGAAAGTGCTTTTAGGCTCATAGTATTAAAAATGATTTAAATTTTTTTGACGCGCTTGCGTCAGTTTTTTATATTACGCTAATTTGTTTGGAATGAAAATTTTTTTTACGTGATGGCGTAAAAAAAATGAAAACAAAAAAAAGTGGTGTATGTTATTTTATAGACATATCAAATATCATCTCTTCTATAGATAATATTTTACCATTCCATAACTGGCTATTCATTGATTGATCTATCGTAGATAATGTTTTATTAACAGTAATGTCACAAAGGCTAGGAGTAATATCAATATTTTTTTTAAAATACTTTTTAAATAATTCGAGTAAATGATATTTGCTAGCTGTATCTTGCGGAACTATATGCTGAACATTATTGACTTGTATATTATTTGATATTATATTTTCACATATTTTGGCAAATTGAAGTGTTGTAATTCCATTCCAAAAATGATTAATATATCCTTCAATTGGGATATCGGTATTTTGGTTGAGAAACCAAGAAAGTAAATTTTTTGATGTATTTAGTTCCTCACCAATGATTGAGCATCTAAGATTGTAGACTTTCTCATTTTTGATTTCTCCAAGACTTTTAGTTTTTCCGTACACATCAACTGCATCATGCGATGATAGCTCTGAATAGTTGCCAGATTTTCCAGAAAATACCCCATCGGTAGTTATGTTAATAATTCTTTTTGCAAGATCTGATTGCAATATCTTCATGGGAAGTAGCGTGTTGATATTGACTGCTTCAGACAAAAGATCTGGAGTTTTTTCCTTTGTTCTTAATATACCAGCACAATTAATTAAATAATCATAAGGCAAAAAGAAACTAAAGAGTTCATCGTAATGAATATAGAATATATTATCCTCTCGACAAATTCTCCTATTTCTAGTAAAAGCATATATTGTCCAGTTTTTATTTTTGGATAGATATTTTACAACCGTATGCCCCAGCATTCCTCCAGAACCAACTACCGCAATTTTCATAAATAAAAATTATTATCAGATAGTAGATTTTCTAAAGCTAGCTTATCCATTACATAATCTCTACTTGAAAATTCTTTATTAATAAAATTAACAGGCTTTTCAGAAGTTTTCGTTGGGCTAATTGCAAAATAATTGTCATGGCTTGTAGTTCTGAAAGCCTCCTCTTCGCTTATCATTACTTCGTGTATTTTTTCGCCAACTCTTGGTTTTGTAATAGAATATTGCAATCCAAATTTTTCTTTATAAATATCAAAAAGATCTTTTATTTTGAAAGATTTAATATTAGGAATTATTGTTGCCTGTGAAAAATTTTGCATGCTATATAGAATTAAGTCTATTGCATCTTCTATGGATAGCATAAATCTGGTCATTTCTTCTGAATATAAATTTAATTCATATTTATTTTCTAGCGCGTTTTTAATTAATGGTATAATAGATCCAGTTGAATTTGTTACATTTCCGTATCTGCATGATACTAAAGGTACATGCGAGTTATTTACAATAAAAGATTGTTCAGCAACGAATTTGCAGGCGCCATATATAGTTGTTGCCGCGCATGCCTTGTCGCTTGAAACAAAACATGCTGATTCAAAATTATTATCTTCAGCGGCAATTCTCGAATTTACTGCACCATTTATAATAGTATCTATTGCTTCAGTAGTGTTCTCGTCGCAAGCCGATATTTGCTTTAAGCTGGCTGTAAAAATGCCTACATTGCAATCTTTTGACTCTCTAATTAATCTATTTAAATTTCTAATATCTCCAACAACGCATTTTATTTTTGGATATTTTTTCTTTAATAAATAGTGCTTGGCCTCGTCTCTAGAAAAGCAAACAATTTCATTATCTTTATAAAGTCTTTCAATTAAATTTTTTCCAAGATATCCAGCGCCTCCAGTAATAAAAATTCGCTTGTTTTTCATATATCATTTATGATGTATTGTAAATGTTTTATCTAAAAAATTTGTGCCAACGAGTTCACCAAATTCTTTATTGTATGGTCTTGTTTCGGCTAGTTTCCTAACTTGATTGCGGCATTCTTCTTGAGGCCAAGAGCATAAATTAGGAACAATGGCCCATTTATCAGCTAATAATTTTCTATTATTGTCGCTTGGGGGCCAAGAGCTTGGAATATTTAAAAATGGTATTTCTAAATCATAATAATACGCAATATTTGCTTCATTTAATCTAAATAAAAAATCCATATCTTCTTGACCGCCGCCGACAAATCTTTCATCAAAAAACCCTACCCTTCTTATAGTTTCTTTATGTATGCCAAAAAAACCAAGAGCATATAGGCCAACCAGCCCATAGCCAGATCTAAGTAATTGAATTATTTTATAAAAACTTTTGGATGATTCTGGTCTAGCCTTATCCGATAAGAATATGCAATATTCTGATTTAGAGCTTAAAATAGATTGATTCATCATCTCGGAATAACTTTTGGGGTTATTTGGAGTAAATAAATCAAAATTTATATCAGGGGTTGAGCGTATTAATTCGTCCGCCAAATGTTGCCTATTGGAGTTAATTGTGCAAGAAAATAAAGTCTCGTTAAAAAAATTATTCATAAACTTTTATTTCTGGTAATGGAATGATCCATTTGCCATTAAAATTTTTATTTCTTTTTATTATTTCATCAATAAAAGTATACGCAAAGCATAGGATATAGTCTGGCGGATCTGTATTTAAAATTTCAGAATTTACTATTGGTATATGATTATTTGGAGTAAAACATCCAACTTTTAAAGGCGCATCATCAATAATTAGTGGTATCTCAGACTTATTTATATTATAAAATGCCATAAGTGTATTTGCTTGGCCAGAAGCTCCATATCCATAAATTTTTTTATTTTCACTTTTGAGTCTAGATATCAAAGATTTAAGTTCAGCGCCAAGAGACTTTACATTATCAGAATAATCAAGATATGTATTGATATCATAAAGTTTTAAATCAATCTCCTCTTTTTCTAAAGATGATACGCTATCTTTAATTTCGTATGCTCCATTATGGCAAATATAATAGCGTACAGATCCGCCGTGTATGTCAATATGTTTAACATCGAATATTGATAAATCAAACTGATCCATTAAATATTTCATAGCTTTAAGGCTATAATAATACATATGCTCATGATATATGAAAGGAAATTGAAAATTTTTAATAATATTTCCAAGCCAATGTACCTCTATAATCGCTACCCCTTCGCTAGATAATAATTTTTTAATTCCAAAAGTAACATCTTTAATATTTTCGATATGGGCAAAGCAGTTGCTGGCGCTTATAATATCTGCCGTTCCATGTTCAGAACTTATTTTATCTGCAAGGCTACTATTAAAGCATGTGTTATACAGTATAGTACCATCTGGTTGAAAGTTTTTTGCAACATTGCTTGGGTCTACGCCAATAATTTTTTCATACTGTGTGCCTATCAGATTGCCAAGCATAGAAAAATCATTGCAACCAATTTCAACTATATTTTTATTATTTTTTGCTGACTTATATTCATTTGCCATTTCACCAAAATGAATTTTAAGAGTATTTATTGATCCTGTTTTGTAGAAATAATCGCTAAATAAAACTTCTGGAGAAATTACTTCATTCACTTGGACTAAAGAGCTTTCTGGGCAAAAAGAGACTGTTAGCGGATATTTAGATTCTGTTTTACATGACCCTTCATCTTTTAAAAATCCACCAGCCAATGCCGTATCGAAAGAAAAAAATGTTATTAAATTTTTTGATTCAGAAATTCTGCAATGATTATATTTTTTATACATAGGATCCTAGTGATATTTTTTGTCTAAATTGTTGAATTGAAATTCCTGCTTTTAACTGAAAGTTTTCTAAATTATTTTCATTTTTAAGTTCTTGTGGAAGCCTCTTCATTGAAGCAGAAGATGTGTGAAAAACAAAGGATTTATTTGAGCAAATATGTTTAAAGTTAAATCCGTGCAATTTCCATAGGTTGTAGGCAAACATATCATCGCGTCCGTACCCGCTACGAAAAGTCATATCCCATTCTCCAGAATATCCACCAATAGAGAGATAATCTTTGGATTTTACGCATATTGGGTGACAATATGATATGATCATTTTGTCTTGATTGTAAAGATTGTTACTCCATTTGCCAATGAATACGTTGTAGGTTTCAATAGAAATTTCTGATTTTAAATCTGTATCCACAACAACGCATGGGTTATTGCTGTAAAAATTTTCCACAAGCATACATGAAGATGATGCTGGGTAATTTTTTTCTATAATTTGAATCAGATCATCTGCAAAATCTAGACAAAAAAGCATATCATCATTGGTGTTTAAAAAATATTCAGAATTCTCTATAAATGGCTTTAAATAATCTATTGCCAATACGCCTCTGTTTTCTGGAACAGCAACGAATGGTATTTTCAAATTTAAAAGAAAATCTATCGACTCTATATCGGCCTCATTTAAAACAACAGCAATCCCGTCTTTGCTAAAATCAAGGCTTTGCATTATTGAAAAAATACAACCCTTTAAAAGATTTGGGTTATTCCAAGAGCATAATCCAACTAATAATCTTTTTTTATGCATATGTATCATTGTATATTGTTGGCGGCAATTGGCCAGATTTTTTATAAAAATCTTTATTAATTTCAACACAATTTTTTAAAGGATTCCAATTGTAAGAGCATGCGCCAAAATGTGCCTCTTGGTATTCTATTTTATTCTTGCTTCTCTCATTATTAAGCCAAGTCATATGTTTTACATGAATATTATTTTTAGGAATAATTATGCTAGAAAGCTGCTTATAATCTACAGGCGCTCCATCTTTATTGCTATATAAAATATCATTATCCCAATAAAATTTATCAATAGTATAATTTTGATATGTTTTTTTGAATAATCTCGGCGGACAAAAACCATCTATCCAAGATTTTTCATCAAATATATAATTTTTAAAATTAATTTTGGCCCAAGCAACCCAGCTAAAATCATCTCCATTTATAAAGTTTAGTAAACTTTCTATTTCTTTTTCTGTATAAAACTCATCTATATCTAAAATAAGAAACGTATCAGTGTTTGTATTTTGTTTTAAAAATTCCAATGGAACATTTCTAGCATTATGTTCGTTTACAATATTTTCATTATTATGAAATATATGACTATCTGGAATAAACTTGCTAAGCTCGTCTAGGCACGGTTTATTGTTTTGTTTTTGAAAATTTTCGAATTGAAAGCTGGCACATGCAGTTGGTATATTAAAATTCTTCCAAGGAGATAGGCATGGCTGCACATACTCTTCAAGGGCGTAAGCTGACAGTATAATGGCTAAATTTCTCATATATCTAATCCATGTTTGAAGTATTCGTCTTTAAAATCAGACTCTTGAGTGTTTAATACAACATCTCTTCCACTATAGCCTGACCATTCGTTTTGCCAAAAATTTTTATTAATCTCTCCTCGCCTGCTTAAATCTTGATATCCGTAGTGGATAACAAATGGTATTTGTAATGTTTTTAGAATTTCTATTGGAGATTTATGTTTAAAGTCTGGATGATGTGTAATATTTATAGATTTGCACAAATTGCCCAGTTCGTCTATTAGCTCGCAACCATCGCTTTTATCTTTATCAAATTTACCATCAGATCTTCTTGCAAAATTAACAATGCCTCTATGCATACCCTTTTTTCTATGGATATACCATTTTGTGCCTATATCTCTATAGTGATTTTTATCCTTATAAAGGTTAATAACGGGAATCATAAAAGCATATCCATCTAAAATTATATCTTTATTGACCTTGATAAAGTTTTTCCAAATATTTGGATCATTAATTCTTTCATCTCCGTCAAGTTGAACACATATATCATTTGAGCAATTTTGAAGGGCAATATTCTTTAGCTTTCCATCTTTAGCAAATGTTGTAGAATTTGCATCATAACTCATAAATACTTTAACTTTGCTATTGTTGTTTGCAATATTTTGTAATATGTCTTGTGTATTGTCTTCATTATCAGGTATTGTGGCAATACAAATCTCGTCAGCTAATTGAGAAAAATTTTCTATAGCAGAATTTATATCAAACTTATTCTTTTCTATATTGAACGCTGTTGTATAAATTGATATCATAATTAATCCCAATACTTAAAAACATGCGCTTTCCATCCTTCAGGGACTATATTATCACATTTTTTTGTAGATAAAATTTCTTTCCATTGATCTTCTGAAAATGGATAGTATGTATGTTTCATCCTGACATCTCCCGATACTATGCTAACAACCTTTGTATCAGTTCTATGCCTCCATACTGTTCCATCTTTTTCTTGGCGTACGCTCCATTTGCCACAATCTGCAAAAATAGGATAATTTTTACCATTATGGCTTATATAAATAGATTTATATTTTAAATTATTTTCTTTTATATAATTTTGGATACACTCCTCGGTCCATTTGATTTCACTCCATGGGCCTGGACCACCAATACTCTTTGGTATTTTATTGTAGAATGATGGACTTATAAACTGAGCCCTTTCTGAATAGTTGCCATGTCCTTGGTTACCAGCAAGATCTATATAAGCGTACCTATCGTTTTCAATAAGTTTTACCATTGATTCAATAAAATTATCATCAATTACTGCTAATTGAAGCTGGTCTACTTGTATATAGAATGCATAATCGGCAAAGGATTGAGCAAATAGCTGTATTGTTCCTGCGCCGCAACCATTATTTCGGCTATTAACTATAAGATCATCTATTAACCCATCCTGCTTGAACTTCTCTGAATATCTCTCGGAAGATCCATTATCTAAATATGTAATTTTATAATCAAACTTAGAATTTGATCTTATACTATTTAATAAGTTTTTGGCTTCATCTGGCCTATTATAGTCAAGTATAAGATACTCAATAACATATTTCATGTAGTTATTTTTAATCCAGTTTTCTTTTCTAACTTCTTAATTCTTTCTTTTCGTTCTTTTTGAACTACTTCTGGATGTTTTGCGCCATGCCTCTTTGCGGAATAGTCTTTATAATATTTTTTTCTAATAGGATCATTAAACCCGCCACGCTTTTCGCTTAATTCCCTAGAATAGTCCTGAATATCTCCTATGGTGCCTCTCATTTTTCCAGTCTTCTCTATAAAAGAGTTTTCAGAAGAAATATTTGTATCTATAGAGGCATTTGGAGAGTAGTAAATTCTTCTTAATTTTTTTCCATTGTGATAATATTCATGAACGTCATTCATGCCCTGAACTATATCATGAACTTCGCCACTATCATCATCAATGTAAGAATATATTGGCATTATTTATAGTCTTTGCTATTTCTTATAATTTCACACTTTGGGGTAACTCTTCTCCAAGAGCCATCTGGCATAATTTTATAAGATCTATCAGAGTGTTTAATAAGATTTCCAGAGTTTTCTTTTAAGAAATCATTTCTAGTATGTTCAGCAAGTTTCTGCTTTAACTCCTCTTTATGCTTATTGTATTTTTGAATTTCTTTATTTTTACTTTTTGATCCCATATTATTTTATACTTTCTAGTATTTGACTGGTAGTTTTTTCCCAAGTAAATTCTTCTTGGAGTTTTAGCCCATTTTCATTTACAGGATTAGATTTTACCTTTTCGATTGCTGCATCACATGCGTCAATAAATTCACTTGATGAAAAATCAAAAATATTACCTTGATTAAATGGCTGACCCTCTCTAAAGAAAATATTATCATATGCTGGAATTTTACCATTTGGAGTTACGCAAACAGAATTTTCTTCGTTCATCCAATCTTTATATCCATGAGCTTTTAGCCCAACGCAATGCTTTCCAAGAGCAACAGAAGTGAATTCTGGTAACCCCCATGTTTCACCACCAGACATAGCAATTATAATGTGATTTGCATTTAAAAATTTATTATAATCCGCGTTGTTGGGCATCCATGGCAGAAAATTGATATTAAAATAACTTTTACCCTCTAATGCCTGAGATATCATTGCGCTTTGATCTTCTGGCTTCAAGAAATTATTAAAAATGGCACAATTTAAATAAACATCATGCCTATTTCCATATTTTTTTGCCCATGCATTTAAAATTTTGAGGTGATGCTTTCTTTTTTCTAGTTTTCCAGCCAGACCAAAGCATATTCGATTGTCAGGATAGTTAATATTTTCAATTTTAAATGTATTTGAATCAAAACCAAGGGGTATGGCCTTACAATTAATATCAAAATTAGAAAAAAGATTTGCGTAATGCTTTGATGGGACAAATACCATTTCTTGATTTTTCAAAATATTAAGCTCACGCGCAGTTGGGCTATCCAACTCATAAAAAGTATAGAGATATTGTTTTTCTGAAACACTTTCTAGACTTCCGGTAATATGCCATAATTTTAGAACAGGATTCTTTTTAGAATGGGTTTCTTCTGATTTAATAGAGTTTGAAACAATCCAATTCACAAAATCATTTTCTGATTCAAGCATCGAATGATCAGGTTGACCTATATGAAATATAGATGGGTTTATTTGCTTTTTAAAAATCTCTCTAGCAATATTATTTGAACATTGACCCAAGCTAGTCTGATTGAATGGAAAATTTATAGCGAATTTCATAAACGATAATATTTAAATGATTTGAAAAATCTAAAAAATAAAAGCCCAATTTTAGGTTGGGCTCTTATTTGATTTATAGATAGTTAGAATTAAAACGGAATATCGTCTTGATTATCTACCTCTTGAGAACTCTCTGACTGTTGTGGCTTTTTAGCCTTCGATTCAGGTTTAAGATCCTCCGATAGGTCGGAGAGTGTCAATCGGTAATCAGGCTGGTTTGGCTTTGTCTTATTATTTTTAAAAATAAAAGCAGTATATTCGCCAGAACCAATCTTTACCTTTCCCGAAAGGAATTGTTTTCCATTTTTTTCTTTTTTCCAGAAGGCACCAACATCTGTTAGATCTGATGCATTATTACTTTTTTGCTTTGTATCGCTCATAGTTTTTATACTATATCTAGATTTGATGTAGATTTCAATTTATTTTTCAAAAATGAAATAAATTTGTCATGCCAGTTTACAACTGTCTGTGTAGAAACCCCAAAATGATCAGCTATTTCTTTGAAGGTTTTTACTTTATTGCCTTCAGTAAAATATCTCATTTTTATTACTTCCTTTGCTGTTTCGTCTGATGACATGCTGATTATATTTTTAATATGTGATAGTATATCATTATCTTTTGCCTGATATGAGGCCTCTTCATTAGAGTACTGATCAGCCAAATATTTTAAAACATCGCTGTCCATTGTTGATTCTTTTTTGTACTGATTGCATGCATTGAGACATGCATAAGTTACAATATTACCAAGCCAAGTTGAAAACTTCGCGCCAAATGATGGATCGAATGTTTTAGCTGCTTGATAAATAAGCGAATCTTTTTGCTCCTCAACGTCTTTTGCAATAGTTGAAGTGTTATTATGAAAATACTTGTTATATATTTTGTAACATATTCCAGAATGCCTATCAATAAGGATTGACAGTGCGTCCTGACTTGCTTGATTCCTTACCATGTCGGCCAGATCGTTATCTTGTAGTTTATTAATCATAATGAATTTTATAAAAACGCCTAGCGTTTTTGCGGCCTTTGGCCGCATTTATTTTTTTGTTCTAACATAAATTAATATTTAACATGTTTTGTTTGAAAAAGCAATATATTTTTTTATTATCTGTCATGGATATCTACTCAATACTCCTTATTTCAATAACAATATCAATGATTCTTTACTATGTGTATGAGACGAATGTTTTGTGGGAATATTTAAATAAAATTTCTGATTTATTAAATTTTAATGGATCTAATAAGATTTTTTGCGGCATACTTTTGGTTAAGGCATATCCTAGCAGTGAAGAGCCAAACTATTTACAGTTTATTAATAAAATATATAATACTTTTACAACAAGACTACTATCGTGCCCAATATGTTTAGGATTTTGGATATGTCTAATCGCTGGTGTATTATCTGATATTATTTTAGTGCCAACCTTTGCTTTTATTTCTCTAACAATGTATTACTTTATAAAAATTTTGACAAAACTATCTGCAAAAATATAATCCCTTATGAAAAGCATATCGTACTATAAACCAAATAGTCAAAACAAAGGTTCTGCTGCTCAATTTCAATTTGGAGCCAAAGAAAATGACTATGGCCTTTACCTTGGCATTGTTAAGCAATTCGGGTGGAATAGCCAATCGAAGCGCGGATCATTTTCTGAAAACTCAAAAAATCCACTAAAAAATAAAAAAATCAAGTTCAACAATACAGAGGCATCTGCAATGTGTAGGGTGATAGAATCATCTTCTGAAAAATGGTCAACGGTGCATAAAAGTGAAACTAAAACCACCTCAATATCATTCTCTCACTATATCAAGGATGGCATAAAGTTGGGGTATGGCCTTTCTATAAGCGAAAAGGATGGAGAGGCATTCATGATTGGATTCAATAATGATGAAGGTTATTTACTTAAAGAATTTTTAAAATCATATATTTTATTTACTTTCGATAAAAATAATGTTAATGATAGTGAAAATAAAAAACAATCAAATTTTTAAATGAGAAAAAAGCGAGTACTTTTCCTTACAGACTATGCAGGTGTAAATACTGGATTTGGTAAAAATATAAAATTACTTTTAACGTATTTATATAAAACAAAAAAATACGAATTATTTCATGCAGCTTGCGGTGTTGGTAGGGATAATCCAGAATTTCAAAAATTTCCTTGGAAAACTATAGGGGTAATACCAAATGATCAGTCTTTTATTAGCAGAATGCAACAAGATCAGCATTTTGCCAGAATGGCCAGCTATGGAGAGCCAGAAATAGCTAAAATTGTAGAAGAAACAAAACCAGATGTTATTTTTGCTATACAAGACAGCTGGGGCGCATTATTCGTAGCAGATAAGCCATTTTTTAAAAAAATTCCGACAGTTTGCTGGATTACATTTGATAGCCTTCCTCTTCTTCCAGACACCGTTGAAAAAGCCAGCAAGATAGCCAACTATTGGACATGGTCAGATTTTGCAGAAAATGAATTTCATAAACTTGGATTTGATCACGTAAAAACTCAATATCCATTAACTAATACGGATAACTTTTATCCGCTTTCAGAAAATGAAGTGCTTACTATAAAGCAGCAGCATGGTATTGAGAAAGATTGTAAAATATTTGGTTTTGTATTCAGAAATCAATTGAGAAAACTAGTTGGTACATTAATATCTGGATATTCAGAATTTTTAAAGCAAAATCCAGAGATGTCTAAAAAAACAAAGCTTTTGCTGCATACGCATTTTGCAGAAGGGTGGGATATTATGAGATTTGCAAAGCAATATGGGGTTCCTGAAGAAAATATTTTATGCACCTATATTTGCAAAGAAACTTATAAATACTTCATTCTCCCATACGCTGGGCAAGATATAGAAAATCCAACAACCAAAAGAAAAACATTAATAACCACAAATGTCAGTATTGGCGTAACTGATTCGCAATTAAACGAAATATATAATATAATGGATGCCTACCTGCATCCTGCAACATCTGGCGCATGCGAAATACCAATTGTTGAGGCTGCATTAGCTGAAAAAATAGTATCTACATGCGACTATTCATTTGGCTGGAATGTTGTAAATCATAATAAGGGGTGTATTCCTATGGATTATTCACTTTACAATGAACCTCCAATGGGATCAAGTACTCAGTTTTTAAAATCTCAACCTTATCCATCATCCATATCAAAAATAATGAAAAAAATTTGCGAAATGAAGAAAGATCGCAAAAAAGAAATGGAAAGACATTCTAGAGAATGGGCATTAAAAAATTATTCAGTTTCTGTAAATGGTGAAAAAATAGAAAATTTTATAGATTCGCAAAAATTTATCGAAGATGAGCAGGCATGGGTAGACAAAGAAGTTAAAAATATCAATCCAAAAGCACAAATTCAAAATATTGATGATGACTTGCAGTGGGTATTGCAGCTTTATAGTAAAATATTAGACACTAATCCTGACCTCAACGATGATGGTGTTAGACATTGGATGATGCAAATTGAAAGAGGAATGCCAAGACAAAATATTGAATTATATTTTAGAGATGTTGCTAATAAAGAATTGCAAAAAGAAAATCCACAAACATTGGATGTTTTATTTGACAGTAGCGATAAGTTGAATAAATTAAAAAGACTATTAATTGTACAGCCACAAAGTGCTGGAGATATTTTTATAGTAACATCATTACTTGAATCAATCAGGTCAAAATTTACTAAAGACAAATGGAAGATATATTTTGCATGCGAGCCTAAATTTTTTGAAATCTTAGCTGGTAATGAAAACATAGATAAAATTATCCCATACAATCAAATTATGGATAATCAAATAATTATGGAAGGTCATGGAGATCACAATGGTTATGTTGATATTTGCTTAAATCCATACTTTTCAACACAGAAGTTATTAAATTATACTCATAACAGTTATAGCATTTCTCAATTCGATCACGAGTTTAAAAAATAATATGTCACATCTATTAGAAACTTACAGCTTGCAAACTGGAGCAAAGGCATCAAAGCCTTTTATAATTAAAAACTTTTTCCCAGTACCAAAAAAGTACATAACCATTCACAATTCTAGCGGAATGGGCGCAAAAAATTATGATCATTTTCAAGATGTAATTGATGAGATTTTAGTGAAGTTAAAAGACAATGGTATTGAAATTGTACAAATTGGTGGAGCAGAAGATCTAGCCCTCAATGGATGCGTTCATTTACATGGCAGAACAAATTATCACCAAACCGCATATATCATTCAAAATTCACTCCTTCATATTGGAAATGACAGTTTTCCCGTCCATATCGCATCTGCGGCGGACAGGCCCATTATAGCTCTATATAGTATAACCACGCCAAGTATTGCTGGCCCATGCTTTAATTCAAAAGAAATAAATGACTATAAAGTTTTTTGCTTTTCTCCAGACTATAAAGGCAAAAAGCCATCCTTTAATCCCAACGAAAGTCCAAAAACAATAAATACAATAAATTTTGAAAATATTATTGAAGCAATTGAAAAGATATTAAATATCGATACTGGATATAATATAAAAACTATATTCAAAGGGGACAAATATCTTGCAAGAGTTATAGAATTTATTCCAGATACATTGCTTAGACCAGACTTTGCTGGCGGTAGTTTGATAAACATGAGAGTTGATCTGTGTAACGGCGATATTGATGAAAATTTAATATTTGCAAATTTAAAAAGTAGGAAGTTTAACATATTTTTAAAAAATTCTAAAAAAATTAAAAATTTGCATATATTGCCTATGTTAAAAGAAAATATTGCTAATATATTCATTGATGTTACTGATGAGGTGGTAGATATTGAATACATATCATCATTAGTAAATTATGGAATAAAACCAACAATATTATATACTGGAGAAGATGAAGATTATTTTAACGAAATTAAAATAAATTTAATAAATTTTAATTTGAATTTTATAAAATACTCTCCACAAAAAATAAAAATAGAGGATATTGTAAAAAATAACAATATTGATAATATTATATTCAAAACAAATCGCCTCATTTTAAGTTCTGGAAAATTATACCTTTCCATAGCATCTTACTTAAATGGTCAAAGCTCAAACAGTAATTTTGAAAAATTAAACGAAATTAAAAACTACAAAGATCTTGACAAAGAATTAGAATTCTGTTATCTTTATATCAAAGAAGATAAATAATTATGCCTAAAACATCTCAAAAAACAGAAACAGTCGTAGTCAATTCAGATAGCAATCCTACTGTAGATAGTGATTCGAAAATTTTTTCTAGAAATGAAAGTGGTCTTTTAAATAATACCAAATATAAATACAGCGACGATGGAACAATTAACTGGAAATCCATGGTTAAACCAGAATTCTTAGTCCCAAACAAGGATAAATTTACAGCAACAACAGATTTTAATTCTATTGACGTAACCCAGCTCGACGACAGTCAGCTTTTAATCCTTCTTGGCGGCATTAAAGATGTTGCTTGCATAAGGGGATTCTCTTCCGTTGATTATGATGTTATTACTGCCAGACAGGACTATGTTGCAGTTAAATGTAATATATCTTGGATTGCTAATTATGAAACTGGAATGATACCTGTAAAATTTTCAGCCTTAGCTGACGCCCATTTCGAGAATACGAGTGGTTTTGGTAATAAGTTTTTAATGGCAATTGCAGAAAATAGAGCGTTTATTCGCGCAGTTCGTAATTTTCTTAGAATTAATATTGTTGGCCAAGACGAAATCGATCCAAAAAAGAAAAATGAAATTATTGAAGAATCCCAACCAACAAATCCAGCTAGTGTTTTAAACAAAGTTATGTCTGAGGTGGGCTTGAGTTTTGAAACAATAAAGGCAAAGCTTGTAACTGAAAATGATCAAGATGCGGCTGAATGGAATGCAATTTCAGATATTCCCAAAAAACGAATATTTGAAATTATAGAGAGAATTAAAAGAAAAAATAAAAACTGACAAGTTATTCGCCTTCACTTGGCAAATCTGGCGGCTTCGAAAACGGTGAAGGCAAGAACATAAAGCCATCACATGATTGAAAAAGTATTAAATCATTTGTTACGTGTCTTTGAATTTTAAATAAAGTATCATTAAATTCAAAAATAGAGCCGTCACCATCAAAGCTAGCAAGCGGATAGATACTCAGTATAGGGATCCTTAATGCAACTTGCCCAGACAATGTTTTTGATTGTTCGTCACTATATTCTTGCATAGATGGATAATTTTCCCACCATTGATTGTTATAATTAAAATTTGCAGCAAATGGATTTCCATTATTAAAAAAAACTTCCAACCAAACCTTCCATAACGAATCGCTTGTAACTGGGATAGCAACATCCTTATTGGATATATTTAGAGTACTATCTGCTGACAAACCAATAAAAATATTAGAATTTGTATTGATATTGACAGTATTTAATGTTGAAGAGCATATTGGCGCAAATGGTCCAATTTCAGCCCTTTCTGGATATTTTGTGCTGATCCCTGGCGAACCAAATGGCTCATTTTTTAATATAAAGTTGCTCATAATTAATTATACAACATAGGAGTAATATTCCCTAAAAATATTTATATTAGAACCCAAGATCCCTGTTTTATAAAAATTATTACCAGAAATAGAATAGAATGCTGAACCAGTAAAGCCTATATTTTGATTTGGTTGTTCTATCTGCTTGTATACTTCGATTTTTTTATTCTGCTCAAATATATTTGGGCTAACATTCATTTTTCCACTATACAATTCGCCTGTTAGCAAAGCATTTTGCCCATCAATTATAAGAGACCAAGATCCGGTAAATGTATCTTGATAGCCATTTTGATTAATATTATTACCTTCATATCCACTAATAAAAATATACGCTTCTGATGTTTCTTTATCAGTATTTTTGAAAGTAAGATCAAATATAAAAGATGATCTCAATAATGAATTAGCTTCTGATATGGAAGTTGACGGATTAATACTCAATAATAAATCTTGTGTTGGAGATTTTTTATACCTAGATATAAACAAATTTCTTCCTATAATTCCAGCATTTGTATGTAAAATTAATGGTATATAAGTATCAACAAATGGAAGTCTATCTTGTATTTGTTCGATATTAAAATTAAAAATTTGATTTTTATCTATTTTAATTCCAGTTTTCCAATCATTTACTCCAGATATTTGAAAATAAAGTGATTGAATATTATTATTAAAATTACTATTTCTGCCTATTTCTCCAGAATATAAAATGAATGGGCCATTGTTATTTTTATTTCCAGATATTGTAACTTGCACATTTTCAGTGGAAAAGCCTGAATTTTCATATATAAAATCTATAATAGGTAATTCCCCATAAAAAAAGGTTTTAGGAAAAAAATCTTTACTATCCCAACTATATCCTGTTGTCCAATTAAATGAGAACCCACTGGCTTTTCCAAAATTTCCAGTTTTTGAATAAATGTATTGATCGTTTAAAAATATATTAAAATAATTTTCAGAATAATTTCCTGAAATATTTACAATACTTTGCGGCTGAAAAGAATAAATAAAATTATTTTCATCAAAAATTTTTCCACTAACAAAATTTATATTTAAATTTTGATTTGTATTGGTGACAATTTCAAAATTGCCACTCCAATCATTTTGTTCATTATTCCAAAAAAAATTAAATATACAATTTTTTTGCGGATATATATAGTTTGTAAATCCAGTAATCATGAAAATGTATTAGATGTATTGTTTCTTTTTGAAGAAGTTATTATCCTAAAAGATTTTGGACGTATAGGTATTTCTTTATATGAGTAAGAAACTCTAAGACCCCTGCTATCTAAAGATGCGCTTAAAGACTCTAAACCAGGGACAATTGGCAGGAAAAAACCATCACATTCCGCAGACAGAGTAGATAGCCATTTTTGACCATTTCCACCAATAGCCGCAGGAACTTCAAAAGAAGTAGATGGTTCATTTTCATTTGGCGTCACATCGGTTACGATAACACTGTGCGATAGCCCATAATCGCTATTGACTGGACCAGAAAATCCCCAAGAATTTATAGCCTGAGCATATCCAGTTTGATTAGATGAGGAATATTCGCTTTTTATGGTTCTAATCGCTTTAAAGCTAGCAAGTGATGGCATAACTACCTTTATTGACTTTCCATTACAATCAATAGAGTAAGATTTTCCTCTGGCATGCTCTAATCCTGGAGATAATTCTGCTGAATTTTCGGAACCATTATTAATTACAACATCACGATTTGCATTAATTAAATTTGGAACAATATCTGCGCATTCATCAACTATATCAGGCTTGTCTTGAGGCGGAACAGGATCAAGTATTGCATTTGGGTCCTCATAATCATAAACTTCTGTTAAGTCATTTGGATTTTCAGATTCAGATGCTGAAGTAATAGTAATATTATATCTTGGTCGCTTTACAAATATAATAACCTTTCCATCTTCTTCTATTTGCTTTCTTAATCTTTCCCCAGAAGATACGTAACCCCCAGACTCTTCATTGTTAGTAGTCGGTGCAACTAAAGTAACTGGAGTGCCTTCTTGGGGGAGGCTTTTTTGGTCATAAATTTGACATATTAAATCATGAGAAACTGTTTTAATACAATCTTCAACTGCCTGAGCAAAATCTGCCGCCTCAACATCTCCAGAAACATGCTCGCTTACACTGCGCCAATAGCCCTTTCTAACAATATTATTTTGATCTTCAAATGTGCTATTGTATGGATTTTTGCCTCTCTGTGAAGGGGGTGGATTAAAAGAAGTTTGTATTTTTTTAAAATTAAACTCGTCTCCACCAGAGCCATTAAAATCGTAAGATTCATCATAAGGATAATACAATTCTTGAGTATATTCCTTTGATTGAATATTATTATTCAAAGGATATGCCAAATAAAAATCACCATCTCCATCAATATTTAAATATTTAAATATTGCATCTCGAAAATTAGTATTTTTTGAATCAAAATTAAAGTTTGTTGATAAAAAATTTCTCCATTTTGGATCTGTAAGATTTAAAGACATTTCAATTTTAGATAATACATTATAGCCTAATTTTCTATAGTCTCCATTTGTTAATGCATTATAAACTGATAATGATGGGCAAACTTTTTCTAAAACTTCATTATCGGTTGGAAAATTTGGGTGAAGAATTGGAGAAATTGAAACATGCTTATTATCTGTAATATTTAACGCAGCTTCTTGGGTTTGTTTAGTTGGCCATCTTTCAAAAAACCAAGATGATTGAGAAGATACCCCATCTCTAGTCGCTCCATAATCAAGAGACAAAATCCCACAACCTCCTTGAGGAACATTAATTCTTATAGAGCCATTTTTTATAGCAACTATTTCATCTTTTCTCCAGTCCCACCACCATCCAATTCCCACATCTGAATAAATACCACCTAAAACACTTCTGTATGTTCCTTCATAAGAGCACCTTAAATTTTCAGAAATTTTAGGCGCACCAATTATAGCTAATGCTTGATTTGCATTATATGTGACATTGCTAGAGTCACATGGGTTTGATGACCACTCTTCCTGCCCCAAACCTCCAGCCGAATAGCCAGCCTGTCTTTGCACAACTATATTTAAATTTTTAACTCCAAAACTAAAACTAACTCTTCCCCTATCATAGCTCGCATTTACTGCTGGAACACTTACGGTTTTTGCTATATTAATTGGCCTTCCGCCAAGCCCTCTTCTAAATAAAACTATGCATTTTTGATCAAGAGTTATAGAATTATCTATATACTCATAAGTTGTTAAAAATTTTCCTTGTTCTTTATGCGTAGAATAAGAAATTAGCTGCCCAATAAATTCTATACCACCAATGCCGCCGATATTAGATCGATTAAATCCACGATCGCCCAATGTAGTAACTGATAATTTTGCTGGAGAATCGCTAACAGAAGCGCTTAAAGATAGCGAAACTATATCTTTATTTGCTCCAATACTTCTTATTTGAATAGCCATAAATTGAAAAATTACAGATTATAAATGATTACACCAGTATTGTAGGTTATTATATCAATTTCATCGCTTTTTTCTACTTCTTGATAATCAAATCCAAGATAAAGCCTTTGCCCGTTTAGCCAAATCATGGATGTTTTTTTATTAAAATTAAATGGTACTAAAAAATAAGAACCAGAAGTGTTTTTAATATTATAAGTACCAAAGCCTAATGTATTTTTTTGAACTGTTAATACATTATAGTTTCCACTTATATTTCTTAATATCGTATTGGTACCACTGTAATCAATTCCAGAATTTAAAAGTTGACCATTTAAAAAAACAAATGAATTATTAAAATTTAAACTTGATATATTATTGCCACTATTTATCTGCCCAGTCATTAACAGTTCAGATTTTGGCCAAAAATCAATAAGTGAATTATTTTGATTTATAAAACCATAATTTGAATTACTAAATATTTTATTTCCAGAAATAAAGTAATCTTCTGATGGTAAATAGTTAATATTTCCACTTTGAATAAGCTCATCATATCCAGAAGATCTCGTTTGCAATTGCCCATTATAGTATAATCCAGAAAAATCTTCGCCTATAATGCTATCATATCCATAAGAATTATCTGCATTAATATAATAAAGATTTGTGAAGTTTATTCCCGCATCAATTCCAGAATATCCATATATTGATAAAATATCATTAGGATCGATATTAAATGATAAAGATATAGCATTTTGATAATTATAAATATATTCTGGCCGAGATACAAATGCGGAATTATTAGTAATTGAATATTCGATATAATAACCAGAATCATATTCAAATACATTTGTTCCAGTAAATACACTTGAGCAAAGTGAAAATAAATTTTGTCCACTAGAATATCCTAAAAAATAACCAGTAAAAACTTTTTGAGCGAATTGATTGAAAATCTCATTATTAAAATCTAAAAATGATTCGTGTGTTGCAAAATATTCTCCACTACCAGTACTTAATACAATCTCATTCAGCACGCCACTTGATTGAGCAGAGCACTGTGTTATTTTTATAATATCGCCATTTAATATGCCAGTTTGTCCAGAGATAGCGCCAGTAATAGTATTTGAATTAATAGATGAAATAATGCCACTAACAAATTCATTTTCAAATATGGAAGAGCTTAAATAATCTGAATTGTAAATAAATATTTCAGCAACTTCAGCAGATAAAAATCTTCCAGATGGCAAGCTTTGACTTCCTCCAATATAATAATTATTTGATTTTTTAAAATTTTCATCAAGTGGAGCAAATATTTTTTGAAACGAATTAGATTCTGCATCAAATAAGCCCATTGAAATAGAATTCGATCCATTAATAGAAAAGCTTACAATTCCAGTTTTATTTGCTTTTAAGCTGTGGCATACAGTAATAGGCCCATAAATTTTATGAGCGTATTCAAAATATGGATAGCCAGCATAGTTTATTCCAAAATTGATTCCGGAATCATAATTATAATTTGCAAAAAAAACATTGTCAGATTTTGCATTCCCTAATTTATACGCAAAAATAAAAGATAAAGAATCTCCACTAAAATAATTTAATTTGGCATAGCTTTGGCCATCAAAACTTGCAAATCCAGATTTCGTCCAAAAATTTCCAGAATTTACCAGCTGTAATTGTTCAGCGCGACTTGTCCAGCTTTCGCTTGGAATATTAATTAGCCCAGATATTCCAGTATTAGAAAAATCAAAATAACCAACTATCTGCTCCGTAGATAGATTTTCATTTTTATCAAAAAAATATTTCATTGAATTTGCTGGCATTAGTTTTCCTCCCAAGTAATTTGAAATGATATTCTCCCATCAGAAGTTTCATTTGTGAATGTTTTAGTTTTTATAATTGTCATCGCGTATCTGTTAGCAATTGATTCTATATATGCTTTGGCTTTAGCAGAATTTCCAACCTCTACTTCCATTTGACCGTCAAACGATACAGTGGTTTTAGATCTATGCGTGCCATAAGCTGCCCAATCACTACAAAGTGGTTGTACAAATTCATATTGCTGCAATCCATATGTTTTAGTGACTGTATAGGAAATATTTTTTATGTAACAAGGCAAAGATGCATTTATTGGATTTATATCCCAAGATATTGAATAAGATAATGACCCATCTATCTGATTTTCAGATAGCGATTCTGAGCTTTGCTTGAAATGAGTAACATTAAAATCATTATTTAACCCAGTAATATTCTTACGAAATTCTTGCATTGGATTAAAAGAATTTTGGAAAAAGTTATTTACTTGCGCAAGTCTTTCTGTTGGATTTCCAACCCTACATCTTATATTAGAATTTAAAGATGCAGAATTTTCCGAATCACCTCCATAACCAATATTATAAGTAGCTGTCGAATCTATATATATAATTGGACTATTATCATTATTGAATGTAACTGAAAATGAAATTTGCTTATTTGATAAATCTTCATCTACGCCAGAGTTTACATAAATACTATTTAGATCTCCAGAATTTGTACATCCGCTATAAATATCAAAAGTTAAATTCCACAAGTTCAGACTTTTATACCTATTTCTTATCAAATCCATTGATCCACTTATGCCAGCATTTAATGTTCCATTGATTGTTGCTGTGGAAAAATTAAATTTATCATACCCAATATCAACAGAATATCTTAATAATCCATTTCCCGTTTGTGACTGATCAATCGTATAATTTTCAATCCATTGACAGTTGCCATTCATTCTATCCATTGTTTCGGATATAGAATTTAATATTGGAAAAGATTGTTGATTTATTTTTATAAAAGCTGTGCTTGGAATATTTTTTAGTCCAGTTCTGGAGTAAACAAAATTTGTAGCATTTTTAATTGCTGGCAAGTTTGAATTAATACCAACAGCAGAAACCCTATGTGTAAGAGATAGCGTTCCGTCATTATTTTCAACAAATTCAAAAGAATCTTCCGGCTCTTTAACAAAAAATTGCCCACTAAAAATATCAGAATCAAATGCTTCAATTTCTACTGTATAAGGCAAAATAAAAGCATAGTTTGACTCATCAAAGTTTACACCCCTAATTAAAGCATAATCTGATTTAAAAATATCAGAACCATTTTCCTTAATCTGAAATCTTTTAAAATTTTGTGAAAAATTATTTATTAATGCATTTTGCTTTCCAACCATTCCAGAATAATCAGTCCCGCACCCAACTATTTCACCTACAAGAGAAAATGATTTGTTTGAGCCCCACCACCCATCAAATTCTTGAGAATATGAAACAAATGGCGTATATGAAACCCCACTAAAAGCATTTTTATTATTATACCAAATTTCGTTCATATTATGCTATAGTCGTTACATTATAAGTTGCACTTCTGTCCATCGGACTTATAGATAAAGACTCATCTTGTTTTATTGCTGATGTTGAAATCCTCATATCCTCTGGAAACGAAACCAAATTTACATTTTTTCCATATTTTCTATTTTTATTTATAGTTACTTCATAAAATGTTTTTTGATCATGCTGCTGCCTAACAATGCTATTATTTATATAATAATCAGTATAAATATTTACAGGATATTTTTCAGAAATTGACTCCTTCTCCTCTTCTATTCCGTTTGGATTATTATTTATAGTCTTGTTTGTATAAGATACGCTATACTGAACTGTTCCATTGTACTTGCTAGAAGTAAATGTTTCATTGCTTTTATTTAATATGCCGCTAGAACTACAGCGGTTTGTATTTATTGATAAAAATCTAGAATATAAACTATTTATTTTTGACAATAATAATGATTCTTTTTGATTGTAGCCATAAATAGCATTATTATATTTTCTATCTGTATTTGGCACGCCATCACCTTGAATAGACAGATTAGCTGTGCAGTTAATTAGGTAAGTATCGCCAAGATCGACAGATGTTTCAATAGACCAATCATACCTATTCTCTATAAATGGATTATCCGTATAGACTGTTTCTAATTCAATTGTACCATTAAATCTATCTACGTTATATCCTTGGGTTATTGGAAAATTATTAAGAGATCCAGTCACATAATTAACATAAAAATTCTGTGATCTTTGATAACAGTTAGGCTTTAATTCTGCTAGTTTATTTTTAACGGTTGTAAATTTAGGATCTTGATTGGCCTGTATCTGAACAGATTCAGTAACTTCAGTAATTCCATTTTCATCTCTACGAAGTGAATATGAAAAATCAGCGTTTGATGAATCTCCGCTTATGTTTTTATCTAACCTTTCTGTAAAAGAAAAAATTTTATTTATTACATCAAAGCTTTCTTCGTAATATTTTTTTCCAGATAAAAAATTAGCATTCCCACTTATAAGATTAAATGGCACTTCTTTTCCAATAATTCCAGACGCAATATTTTTTGCTAATAAATCCGCGCTACCATACGCAAGCGCATTTTCAAAACTAAAACTCACACTATGTTCATAGCTATAATTATTGCTTGAATCAAGATCTAAAGAAAAATTTTCCGAAAAATCATTCATTAAATGAAGGGATAATCCTGTAAAATTTTGGAGACCAGTAAAATAATTACCAGTCATATTATATAAATTACCCGTAGATAAAATTAAAATATCAGCCGTATATTCACCACGCCTTACCCAGTTTCCTTCATCTACATTAATATTTCTTATATATCCAGATCCAAAATTTATCCCATTTAAAACAATATCATCGCTAACTTTTGCCAAATTTATAAGGGCATATATTCCACTTGATACCCCACTTACACCACTTGTGTTGTAAAAATCTGCAATTGTTCCACGTACAGTAAGATTTTTTTCAATACTATAAACAAAATTATCTCCTAAAAATTTAGGAGAATGTGAGTATGATAGTAATGCTGCATTATTAAAAGTTATCATTACTTAAGATTATTTTGCGCTTTTAATTGTTGCATTTTCGCACTGAATTCATCTAATATTCTTTGTTTTTCTGCTGTTAACTTAAGATCTAAATCCTCTCGTGTTAAACCGCCCAAAGTAAAAGATACTGGGCCAGGATTTATATTTATAGACGGGACAACTGAAGGGGAATCAGTCAAGCTTATTGGTTTTTCAAAATTAGATGGCTGCGGCTTATCTTTGCCAGACTTTTCTGCAGTAGTTGTGAAATATTCCAACATAGCTTGTACTGAACTTTCTATTAATTTGAAATTTGCAGCAGCTTGTTCTGCTGAAGTTGTAAGATCAAAAGCCATAGCGTTAACAATTGTTTCATATGCCTTAAAAGCTTCGCTTCGATCAGCAAATCCGCCAAGTTGCTGAAGTGCCTTTATAGCAGCCTCAACCTCTTTCGACGAACCTTCAAACTTGCCACCTTCCGGTAAAAATCTATTTTTTAAATAATCAATACCTAATTTGCTTGTGCCAGTAGCCTCCCCAACAGCCTGTTGGTTTAACATTCTTGCCCTGTTTTGATAATCTACTGGAAGCCCAAGATCAAAAGCCCTTTGCGCTGCGTTATTACCAGCCTGCCTCCTCACATTCATTACATCTGATCCAAATCTTGTAAATATCTCTTCTGGAGTGGCGCCCAAAGACAAAGCCTCTTTTATTCTTTCTTGTGATCTTCTGGCAACAAACTCATTTTGTCCAATTTCACCACCAAAAAAATCACTCTCTAATTGGCTAATCGCAGATTTGTTTTTATTATAGCTTAATAAGCTATCTATATCTTGAGACAGTTGCTGCGCTATTTTTTTAGAAGCATCCTTTATTGCTCCAGCCGCAAGGCTTCTAGTTTTTTCTGCTTGGCCTTTGATATTTATACCAACTTCATCGAAAACTTCTCCATATAATTCTGATAAAACCTTTTTAAAACCAGAAGATTCTTCTATAGCTCTTGGGTCAATGTTTAATGTATCACTTATTAATTTTCCAAAATCTTTTTGTATTTGTTCTTTTCCGCCCAATTCTTTTAATCTAGTTTCTAAATCTGAATCTGTTAAGCCTTGAGTTATACCTGCATTTATTTGTTTTTTAAAAGCATCTCTAATATCTTTTGTCATTTCTCCAGAATATGTTTCTATTGGTGGCTGCTTGCCTACCAGCATGCCTGGGGCATTTGGGCCAGAGCCAGATCTTCCAACAAACTCAAAAGCCCTTGCTATTATAGATCTTCTTTGTGTATTCAATAACTGCTCAACTGATACATCCGCTTGATTCCTGGCTGTTTGTTCTGCTTGTTTTTGTGTAATTTGACCAGAAACTTCCGTTAATCCTTGCATTCCGCGCTCTTTAATTGCATTTGTAAATTTTTTAGCAGTTTCAGGATCAAAACTATTTAAATAATTTATATAATTTTGCTCTGCTTTTCTAAGCTCTGACTGTGGAGCATTTTCTTCTAATAATCTAGTATATGTTTCGTAAGATGTTGCTAGCCCTTGAGTTTTTTCGTTAACCTTGGCCAATTCTTCGGTAGATTTTTCTGCTTTAGCCTGCAATTCTGGAAGATTTGTGTTTAATTGTTTTAATATATCTGTTAATCCTATTAGCCCGCCAGTAACCGCACCAAGTGCCGCGCCGACTGCCGCTCCCTTTGGTCCAAATGCCATGCCAACCATTCCGCCAGTTCCAGCAAAAGATGCAATTTGGCCAGCGCCACTTACTGCAGATGCCCCAACCCTTCCGCCTTGTGTATTTTGCGGTATTGCGTTTGCAATTGTTTCTGCAATGATTGGCGCAGCAAATGCCGTTCCAATACCTGGTCTAAAGCCTTTTGCTGATGATATTCCCCGTTGAAGAATGCCTGCACCTGACCTTCTAGCTGCACGTTGAGCTTGCGCCCTTTGCTCAATATCAAGCATGGCAGCATTATATCCAGACGATCCTCTTTGTAGTGGGCCAGGCCCCATAGTTGACATTTTTTGAAGATTTGCTTTTTGTTGGGATATAGATTTCCTTTCAAGCTCAGCCCTTTGCTTATACGTTTCCTTTAATTCATTTACATCTTTTTTTCCTAATTGAGAAATACTAGCAAACAATGCGATTTGCGCGGCAACTGCCCCAATAGATTTAGCAAAATCTGAAATACCGCCTTGGGCTTCACCTTCACTACCAACTGCAAAATTTGGAGTAAATCCGGTAGCATACATCCCCATACCTTTGCGCTCGCGCCCAATTGCATCTTTTAATCCATTAGGTTCGTCACGCGTGTTTGTTACTGCAACTGGATTTCCACTCTTATCAAAGTGCGCGCGAATTTGTGAAACTGGAACTCCACGATTTGTAGATGAAAAATTTGGTATAAAACCAGAAGCTTTTGATCTTGATAATTGTCCAGGTTTAATTTTTAATTTATTACTGATAAAAGCTTTTCTAGCAACATCATTTATTAAATTTTGTTGATTCCCAATTTTTGCTTCGTAGTCTCCAGGAATATTATTAAATAATTTTCTTAATTTGTCATTTGGGTTAACAAAGTCAATAATAGCACTTGATCCACCAGACCTTCCGGCCTGTGTAACAGCAGAATCTGTAGCCTGCGTCACGGCACTTTCAAATATATTACCAGCAATACTTCTAAAAGATCCATAATTTGCAAGCTGTTGTACTGATTTTATTCTAGCATTTGGAGAATAATTGCCGAAAATGCTTATAAATCGATTTGTAAAATCAATAACTTGATCTCCTAATAATTTTTCTAACTGAGCATCTTCTGGTTTAACTTTGGCATTGTAACCACTTGATTTAAATCCTACTTTATAAGTTTTTCCATTTGGTGTTTTTTTATCTGTAATAAGGCCCTTTTGATCTGTATTGAAAAATCCTGTCTCATCTTTTATCCCAGCTTTTTCGCCATATATTAAACTTAAAGTACTAGTTTTGCCAAGATCAATAGTACTAGATGAACTTTTTCCCAGAGATGGTTTTTTTGCTGTGCCTAGTCTAGAATTAACAGCTTCAGCCGTAAATCTTTGACTTAATTGTGATCTAGAATATTGATTGCTTTGTATTGCCTCTTCTAATGAAATATTTGGTGGCAATTTTGTTTTTGCAAAATTTGGAATAAAACCAGAAGATGAAATTTTACGAGCACCACTTGGCAACCCATACTTTGCTTTCATATCTTTGTTAAAGATAGCAGTTCCATCCCCACCAGCAAAATTTGGCACAACCCACTCTCCGGTATGTGCAGTTATTTTACCTTTCTTGCCTCCACCAAATGCAAAATTCGGAATAGTAACGGGCCTATCAGTTGCCGGATTTGCGCCACCAACTCTTGCATTAATATTCGCTTGCTCAATTGATTCTGGTAAATATCCAGCAGCAGCAGTTTTTGTCTTTGTAGCTACAAACTGCCTTCCTCCTATTGTTTGTACCCCAACAGATCCAGCAAGTGATTTAGATATCGATGCAGCAACAGAATTTTGCCTTTGCAAAGCTGCTGTCTGTTGTTGTATAACTGCCAAATATTCTTTGGCCGCAGTTGAAACAGAAACCTGCCCCTTTAAAATAGAATTATACAAACCGCTATTGTTTTGTAAAAATTTTGCTATATTTTGCTGAACCACCACCTGCTCTTTTCCTGCCTGATTTGTTCCCAAAATACTTTTAAAAGCCTCTGCTCCATACTTTGTAAACTCAGCTAATAACTTAACGATTATTGCCGTTGCTAAAGCGAGCCCAGGCCCAGCAATAAATTTACCAAGACCATCAATTACCCCTCTACCAATCTGACCACCAACGCTTTGCGAATCTGCATTTCCCACAGACTCTGTTAATAAATTTGTTAAGTTTAAAACATTTCTAGCAGCATCTCCAAATAACCCCTCTCCAAGAGTTCCAGCAACTTTTTGAACATTTGCCAATGTTTTTGTTCCCAACGCAGATAACGTTTGATTTAACTGTTCATTTCTTTGAATGGCCTGATCGGTACTCGATAATGATGTTTTAAGCGCACGGTCGTAAATTGAATACTCCTTACCTAAATCACCTAAAGCAGCTTTTAAGATGTTAATCTGGAAAACGCCGCCAACCTGCTCTGCTACATAATTTTTTTGAGTAGCTCCAAGCGTATCATAAACTAATGCAAGCTCTTTTAAAAGTTGAATTTGTGTTTTTACCTGACCGCTTTCATCAGTTGCGCTAATTCCAAGACCGCCCAAAACCTCTTGAACTTTTTCTCGACCAAGTCTTGTAAAAATTGTTTTCAGTGAGTTTCCTATAACCGCACCTCCACGAGCAGTAATTTGCTGCGCAGTTGTCACTAAAGCTATCAATTCGTCAAAAGAAATTCCAGCATCGTCAGCAGAAGATCCAACACGACTCAATGCATTAGCCAAATCTGCAGAGCTAACAGCAAATGCGGCATCAACATTAGCCAGCTTATTTACAATTTCTGTCGCTTCCAATGTCGCACTCTGAAAAGAGTTCATTGTAGCAGTAAGAGCCGCAACACTTGCTGCAGCATCCAGACCACTTAAACGAGTCAAGATTAGCGCTGCCTCAGTACGTTTTAATGTTTCTTCTACCCCAAGGCCCTGACGAGACAACTCTGTTGCTGCTTCTGCAACAACATCAAATGCTTGCGCTGTATTTCCAGCAATATCAAATAATGAGCTTCCAAAAGCCGCAAGATTTTTTTCTGACAAATTTAATATAACATTTATGTCTTGTAATTTTTTCTCTGTATTTACAAAACTCTGAAATAAAGACACTACTGCATTTTGTAATGCAAAAATACTTCCAGCAGCTGCGCCGAATGCAATAACACGAGCATTAGCAGCAGCCAAAGACTTATCAATTTCAGTTATTTGGCCGCTTAATTTTCCTAATGGTTGAGCGGCCCCCCTACCACCAGCCTGCACATCAATAACTAGTGGCTGCTTAGCAACTTGGTTTATCTGTTGCCTAAGCTTCGCTGTATTACCGCTAACATCTACGCTAATATTTGGGTTTGCCATGCCTTGTAATCCTTTTTCCTTCTATAAATTACATTTTTTTAATACAAAATCGCATAAGCAAAAATGTAATAATTTTTATTTTTTTATTAAATCATAGATCCCCAAATCACCCCTCTGATTTGTTTCTTGTATAATTTTATCCCCAGATACCTCGCCACCACCAATGGCCTTAACTTCATCCCTATTTCCAAATAAAAATGAAGAGCTATTATCTGAGCCAGATTTATTTTTTAATTTATTACGGGCATCTGACATTGTTTCTTTTTGCTTTTTAGACGCCTCAAACCAGTCAATTATTTTGTCTGGATCCTCATAAATGCTATCTGGAATATTGCCATCTGAATTTTTGATAATATTTTGATAATACTTTCCAAAAATAAGCAAATCAGACTGATGTTTTGTCAAATCTATAGCACATTTTCCAAACACATCTTTTGGGTTTGATCCTGAAATATAAATAATATTTTGAAAAAGTGACGAGATAGCCAGCTGTTTAATTTTCTTTTCTGCGAAATCTGTTAAAAATTTATAGTAATAAATAGTTAATTCATCAACAAGCAAATCGTCAGATAATTCAAAATCATCTATCTGTTCAAAAAACCTTTTATTAAAATATTGATCTTTAAATACAAAATTTTGCAAAAAATAATCTACGGTTTTCTTGCTAGACCAATCTTCAGCAGTCATTACAATATAAGCACTTCTTTCATCTTTTAACTTCTTAAGACGATTTTCTTGCTCTTTAATCTGTTCTGATATTCTAGACTTATCAGATTCGTAAATTAGCTTTGATTGAGTTTTTTTTAACCTATCTATGGAAATTTTAGTAGATTCAAGCGCACCCTCTTTTTCTTTTGTCCACCACCCATTATCATAAGCAGTTTGAATTTGCTCTTTTTCTGGAAAAATTCCATGATGTCTCGCCAGCTTTAAATTACCAGCATAATCATTTCTTATTCCAAGAAGTTCAAAATGATTTAAGTGCTTAAAATACGCTGGCTGTTTTTCACTAGAAATCAGCACATATTTGCTATAGCCATTAGATATATCTTCTAATACGGCCAATAATATATCAATTTGGCCATCCATGGATTATTATATTTTAACTAGATTCTTTTTGTGATGCAGAGTCAACCAAAACAAAATCTTGCCATTGATTAATTTTATTTAAAAACCATAAAGTTATTAAATAGTTAAATCTTTGACCAATTTTTACCAAATAGACATCATTTTCATCATCTAAATTTAAACCATCATACCAGTCTAATTTTTGATCAAAACTTGTGCCTTCAAAAAATTTTTCGTTTTCATTTTTATATGCCAGCTCTGTCAACCACCATTGAATCGACATATTTCTAGCTTTTGCCTCTGCTGTGTTTTCAAAAATATAAATCTGTTCAAGTTCAAATGTTTGTATATCTTTTTTAACTTGATCAATTTCCTCTTGCAGCCGTGCTTGTTTTACCGTCTGCTCTTCGTTTAATTCTGAAATTTGTTCAAGTTTATTTAATTCTATACTGTATTCAAAAAATTTTTTCCTGGCATCGGTATATTGCTGAGCCTCTGATTCTGAAATTGTTCCACCCAAATTTTCTAAAATAGTATTCCATGCAGCTTTTGGTAAAAGCCCAGACTTCACAAAGCTTGCAAGTTGCTTTGCATATTCTATTTCGCCCATTTGCCTTAAAGAGCGCGAAGGTTTTAGGATATAAAATGTATTTTCTTCACCTTTTGGATTTTTAGCCTCAAAAGCATAAAGCCATTTTTTAGTATCAAAATCTGCTTTTATTTCGTTCTGATTTTGGTCGTTTTGGTTATCAATATTTTCACTCATATTTACTTATTATTATCCTTATTAATTAAAACAAAATCAAAATTTTCTATCTCTTGTAGAATTTCTCTTATGCAGTTATTTCCATTATCAAGAATTCTTTTTCTTATTTTTTGAAATTCTTCCTCAGACATTCGACCGTCAGCAACAATGTCTTCTAGACAGTATATAAAGAATAAAAAGAGACGAGTAACAGATTTTTTAATAAAACCTTTAATAAATTCTTTAATATCAAATTTCACCTTTATAAACCTTTTTCCTTAATAGGTATTACACTTAAAAAACAAAAAGGGCAGGATTTCTCCTGCCCTTTATTTGTTAAGTTTTATTGATTAGCTTAATGCTGCCACTGGATAACTTCCAGATAAGAAAATACCGCGAACAGTATCTTCTGGTCCGCCAATTGGAACTTCGAAATCGGCACTTAATGTTGCATTTCCACCAATTGTTGTAGCAAGGGCTTGGCTTACCAATTTGGCGCCCTTTAGCGTAGCGCTCATAGCTACATCTCCTTGCCCAGAACAGTTGATTTTTTTCAATTTCAATGTTAAATCGTATGTTCCAGTTTGGCACAATAAATCAGAAACGCTACCATTAGTTAAATCTCCAATTTCTGTTTCAACAGAAAGAGTTGCTGTAACAGGGAAATCAATTTCTCTTGCAAAAGAGAATCTACTGCCCAATTTATTGATTGGCGTACGTGTTAAGTCAAAGCTCATAGAAGCGCTTTGAATTTTTAAGTCGCTTGCGGCAAAACCAACAACGCCAGTTAAATCAAGAGTTGCATCGCCTGGAAGTAGTGCCGTTGGTTGTGCTCCGTATGCATTTGTTTTATGTTGTGGCAAAACAAAGTACTGACCCGCAATAGACAATCCATTTTCAGGATTTACTGCAGGAACATCATTTGTTCCAGTAACATTTCCATAAATTTTTGTATTTAATGCCTCTAAGGCAACTGTTGCTGTAGGTATATCTCCAACGGCAACATCAAGCGTATAAGAAGTGATGAATGTATTTCCAATACCAACAACGCCGCTAACACTTCCAGCAAAACTAGAAGCATCACTTCCTTCAGATGTTACTAAAAGATATAAATTTTTTTCATCTGTATTCTTTTGAAGAATATCTTTAATGCAAGATACTCCAGCTTGGTTACCAGTTGTTACCGTTAGCCCCAAAAATTTTTCATTAAGGCCATCTGTAACATAATAAGAAACGTTAGAAGTAACGGTTGGTGCTTCTGCATCAAGACGATCAATGAACGCCAAGTTACCAAATTGGTTGATGTCTGTTAAATTGCGTGTAAAATCTGAGTCAAAAGACTGTACACGGGTTAACTGTTTGATGTCGCTAGCGCCAGTTTGCATGATTCTAGCACCATTTGAGCCAGTTGTTTGGCTGGCAAAAACTCCTAGTGATTGATAAATAATTCGATTTCTGCTCATATTTTTATATTAATTTAAATTAAAGTATTACTCTTATATAATTACATTTAAAAAGCATGAAAGGCACATTTTTTTTGTTATAATCTTGGCTGCCTCACATACTTCACTGTAAAATCAGCAAATCCACCATAGGCGTTATTTCCTAAAAGTTTATTAACAGAAGGTGCAAATCTGGATATTTTAACAGATTCAACTAGCGCCATTAGAGAGCCAGTCTGGCAATATTGTGAGTATAAATTATTAAAATTATAATTTAATCCATTTTTATAATCACCATAAATATTAAAAGGCATATCTTTAGGATGTAGTACTGGAAAATATTTTCTTGCCATATCTGTGGCTATAGAAACGCCAGCATCTAGCAAATATGGCGAATCAGCCAAAAATATACATCTAATATCCAAAACAGTTTCATCTAATCCGCCAAATGCGAATGGTAAATTTTCTGTATATTGACTTTTTACAAAAATAGCTGGATATGTAACTTGGTCATGTTGAAGTGGCGTATTCGCAATATTTCCATAATTGTCCGTTGGCCTTACTGGATATTTTGCCTCAAATATAAGCTCTTCGTCTTGAGATTCGTTATAATAAACATTATATTCTTTATAAGCATATGATAGTTTTAAGTTATTAAGATTTGAGGGGGCAGATCCATTAAATATTGTCCTGCCCATATCATAATCAATATAAAGCCCACTCGAACCTTTATTTATAATAACATTGCCAGCACTTACTCCAGATGGAATATTTGCCCCTATAACTGAGCTATCTGCAACAAATTGTCTATATGGACTAGAATAAATTTTTTTATCTGGAAAATTTGGATCTTCAGTTTGATACAATTGCCCGCTATTAACATTTACAAACCCATTACCTTTATAAAGCATTTCATGATCTATAAAGAGCGTGAAGCTTGGTGCTATTCGATTTAAAAACTGTGGAGACATCATGCGATTATAATTCCTTTAAATTTTTAATAAATTTTGTCCAAATTGGAGACCAGTATTTTGTTGTTCTATATATTGATCCTCTTACAGGACTTTTTGCTTGTATACCGCCGCCAGAACGTCCAAGCTTTTTAGATATAAAGTTTGAAAATCCAGAAATTCCGCGCTCAATAGATATTATCCATGACTTTCCAGACTCCCATGGCATTCCAGCATTAGAGACATATTCATTATTTTTAATTTGATCTACTTGAAACTCAAGCACAAAACCATTATTGCCATTTTGACGCTCGCCACTTTTGCGTAAAATTCTTATCTTTTGCTCTATAAAATTTACCCACTGATCTACCGGATTATCACCATTATCAAAACCTATAAAAGAAAATAGATTTCCATATCCACCCAAAGTACCAGACGAATTTGAAGACGATGAACCTCCTGCAATTTCTGCAGAAACTGGATGCGCTTTAAAATCATTTATAAGTTCAATTTTTGCGTTCGCTAGTTTTGTTTCCGCAACTGCACGCATTTGTTTTTGAACATTTGACGTTTTTAAAACTGCTAAATTTAAAAGTTTTGGATCGACAAGTTTTGGCATTATTGCATATCCCTTCTTTTTGCGTATATTGTATAAAAATTAATATCAAATAAACCATGTGGCTTTGGAACTCCAACTATTTCACATGGCAAATCATCAACATAAAAAGATTGATATCCACTTAAAAAATCATATGCATCTTTTTTCATTTTTAGCCTACATAATTGCCCAGGTAGTGGATTTTCAATTGGTAAATTTTCTTCTTTACGAGGGTCTAGCCACTGTATTCTCATTAAAAATGTTCCTGATACTGGTGTCGTATCATACTGCAAATTGGCACCCTGCTTATAGCCCCTATACGCTGAAATATAATCATCATTACTTATAATATCAATACGCTCTGGCATTTTATATATAATAACATTTCTTCCAAATGTATCATGCAAATTATTAAATTGCGAAGACATTTCTGCTTTTTCTGCAGCTGATAAAAAAGATGGCATAAATTATAAACCAGGTTCGCTTCTTGGATAATACACGCTACGATTTGCTTCCGCCCAATAACCGCCATCGACAACATCAGTTCCATCAACCGATTGTGGTTTGGATTTTGATTTCAAGTATTGTTTTACCAAGTTATTGGCATTATCTTGAGCATCCTTACGAAAACCTTGGTAAGTTCTGGCAAGCTCTGATCTATTAACTCTTGTTATTGTGGAATCGCCCTCTTTTAATGTAGTCCATGCGCCAATATTATATGCACCAGAAAGGGCCATTTTAGCCTCTCTACCATAAAAAAATGTATCAAAATTAGCCTTATAAATTGATTGCTCTTGATTTCCCAATTGAGGCTCTATGCCAATACCAGTAACCTTTCCGGCATTAGAAAAATAAGGCGTTACTTGATAACATCCATCAATTTGATTATTCAAATAGCCAAGATTTGCAGGGTCTAAAAACCAACCAACCAAATATGTGCTAGAATAATCGTCTCTGTCGCCCAAATCAGAAGAGACATTATTTACAAAATCATTTAACCATTTAGGGTATTGCATGTTATTAATTACACGCAATCAGTGCTTAATTAATCTACAAAATTAAGCGCCCTCTCTGAGTATTTTATGAACGTTTTTTGGTACCGATGATGGTACAGAGGCTGTATTTACCTGTCCGGATTTGAACGATGCCACATGTCTCAAAAATTCATTTACCAATCTTTCTTTTAAGATATGTGATTCAACGTCTGGTCTAAGCCCAACATCTCTAGCATGATTTTGAAGATCAACTGGCAACATGTCATTTAATTTTGCAGTATATACCTCTAAATCCATAGTTCCATATTTTGACAAACCATCAGATCCCCAAATTTGCTCTAGAGCAGTTGGCTTATTAGCAGCAATTTTTCCATCAATTTCAATATTTTGATTTAATGCTTCTTTAGATGTGTGTTTCTTTCTTGGCATAATATTATTTATTTAATTTATTATAATAATAGCCTAGGCACAATTCTAAATTAATATTTAATATAAAAAAAGAAAAAGCCCTGATTTCTCAGGGCTTAATCTTTGATTAACTTCTTGAACTTTGATTAGACAATCAAGCCAACTACTGCGCGGCTGTCGAGACATACGCGACCTTCGCGTAGTTTCATGTACCAGCCCATCTTGTTTGCGCGAGCTTGGAACTGATCATCAACAAGCGTTTGAACTTGACCACCGTTGTCGTCGTATGTTTCAACTGGACGTAGGAAAGCTCCACGAGCCATGTCGAAACCGACTAGGAGTTCGTCTGTTGCGTTTGCGAATTGTGCTCCACTTGTTCCGTCAGCTTTTGTGAATGATTTGCTTCCAGCGAAGAAGTCGAAGAGTTCATTGTATCTCTTACCTTCACCAAGTTCTAGCAATTCGTGAATTGTTACTCCGAAGATTTCAGATGTTCCAGCACTACGATAGATTTGGCTACGAACTTCATCAGGAAGAGCAACGTTACCAGCAGTTGTTCCAGCACCGCTACGGGTGTTAACTGGATTGTAAGCAAAGGCGCGAATTTGTCCTTTGATTTCTGGGCTTACATATAGATCTGTAAGTCCAGCTGCTGATGCTGTTGATGTACCACCAAGATAGTCAGCATTGAAGCGGCTAATTAGTGTCCAGAGAGCGCTAAGATCATCAGGAATGAATGTTCCAGCTGTTGATGCGCGGAAAGCATGATTTCTTCCACTTGTTGATGCGTCTGCAAGAACTTTCATGATAACAGCCCATGCGTTGCGCTCTTGTTTTACTAAGAGTTGGTTAGCTGCGAATTCGATGTAGCGAGCTACAACGTTTAGGCGTGCTCTGCGAGCATAACGCTTGTCAAAGCTGATTGCGCTGTCGAGATCATATGTACGAAGTTTGATTTCGCTTGCTCCAGCAACTTCATTGGTTGGAAGACCGCCACCAACAGTTTGTGACCAGATGGAAATGTCGCCATATCCTTGACCAAAAAGCGTGTCGATTGGGAATGAAGGAGAATCATCTTCGTTGTATGCTTCATCACGATAAATTTGAGCAGCTGATCCAGCATGCATCAAAACTTCTTCAACAACTGGGCTTAAGAAGGCTGCGAAAGCTTCTTGAGCTTCAGCGGCTTCGACTTTATTGTTGGATGCCATAGCCTTGATTAGGGCTACTTGCTCTGGTGTATTTTTGAATTCGATTTTCATATTTTTAATTATTTATTCTCCTTTTAAATTAGTTAAGATTGAACTCTAGAGGAGCATATCCTTGGTCATTTACTGGTCCTAGGAAGCGTCCGATTGCGTTTGCGGCCGTTGCTGCAACAACCTTAAGTGATCCGTCGCCAGCATCAGCGATTGCTGCGCCAGAGCCAAATGCTGGTGTTCCAACAATACCACTATAAAGAACAAAGCCCTTTGTTGCAACTGGAGCGGCTTGTCCGCTTACTGTTACATCCATTTCGGCTGCCTTACGTGGATCATAAATTAATGGGTACCCATTTTCGTCAACTGTGCGAACATCTTTGAGAAGCATTCCGAGAACGCTTGCTTTTGCTGTGCCAGATGGGGCTGCGGTTACGAGCCAAGGAACATTGAATGTTGCTGAAAGTGTACCATCAACAGATGATAGATTTTCAAGCGTTAGCTCGTCTTTTAGGTTTAGACCAGAACCAACAGCGGTAACAAATGTACCTTTGTTGGCTGTTGCTCCGTTATATGAGAAGAACGGAACAATGTCGTATTGATTGATTGCACGTAGAGGTTTGATATTCATAGTGTTTTATTTTTTCTTAGTATATATTACAGTTAAATTTTATTTTTTTCCTAAATTTTATCTATTTAATTTAATTTTGATGTTATCTCCGCTAAATGCAGCAGCCATACGATCTTTTAAAGACTCTACTGCACCCGCAGCATTGGCTACATCATTTTTTACAGAAGCTTCGGAAACAGCCTCGGCAACAACTTCTTCTGCCTTAGCTTCTTCTTTTACTTCTTCGGTTACAACAGTTGTTTCTTCAGCGACAGTTTCTTCGCTTGCTTTGGCCATTTTCATTTTTTCTTCTTCGTTTTTCATCATCTTTTCGGCCATTTGTTTTTTATAAGCTTTGCTCTTAGCAGAAGCTAATGTGGAAAATTTCTTGAACCATTTTTGAAAATCTTCTTCGCTAGCAATAGCTTTTAGATCTTCAGCAATAATTTCACGATCTTCATCTGCAAGATCATATTCTGAATCGATTGTTGCCATGCGAGCTTGAAATACTTCTTCAGCTTCTTTAGCGGCGATTTGATTTTTAAGTTCATTTAGAGCTGTTTCTGAATCTTCTTTTGATTTCTTAAGCTCATCTAGTTGTGCTTGCAATTGGGCAATTTGTTCGCCAAGATTTGTTGCAAGAACTTGCTTTTCATCGGCTTCTTTTTTCCATACTTCAGAATTTTCTGCAATTTTTTCAGCGATAAAGTCAGTTATTGCTGAAGCTGAAAGTTCTTTCATAGAATCTTCATTAATGTCTTTGATGTCTGTTATTTTCATAATTAAATTAATTGATGCTTCCTGAGTTATTACATTTTCTAATTGAATTTTATCACATTTTTTTTCATCCTCTTCAGATCCAACCTTTACAAGTTTTAAATCTACAGAGTCTTCTCCAGAATTGTCTGTTGTAATAATGCCTTTAACTTCTGCTGCTGGAGTTTCAGTCAATCCAATGCCAAGGCTTAAAATAGTATCGCCTTGCAAGTTTAAATATACTGGATTGCCTTCTTCGTCAGCACCATTACCGCCAAATGTTTTCAATCTGGCTTTTAATTCATTAACGGCTTCGCCATCTACAATTTCACACTCTTTAAGATATTTAGATCCTTTAGCAATATTAAATTCTTTAAATGCAACTTCCCACGAGGCAGAAATTGAACCAAATTTATCTGAAGTAGCATCTCCAGATTCTGATACAACATCGGCAAAGTCAGGATTGACTGCCCTCCAAACAATCCCAGACAAAACAACATTAAATACCTTACCTTCTGAAGCAAGTTCGCGCGCAGTTGCTTCAGCTATTGGCTGATCATCAGGAAAAGAAGAAAATCCATAATCAGTAATACATCCAACTACATTTTTTCTTTCATGCTCGATATTTATATACTTTCCTTTGAAACTTTTAGCAATTGCAATGCCTTTCTCGCCAGAAATCATATGTCCATTTTTATTGCCAAGATTTGGGGTATAGGCATTAAAAGCTACCCCAAGAATATCGTAACTAGATTCAAAATCAAAATCTTTTGGAAGAAGATTTTTTAACTTATCCGCACTTGCTTTGGCAATATATTGTAAATCTTCCTTATCCATAGATACTGCTTTGATTTGAATGCTATCAAAGCGAATATGGAATGGATACTCTTCTAATTTTTTACTTTTTTTTGCCATATTAATTTTGTTGTGTAATTGCACACCAGTATCGACTGCTTCCGCTAGATATTGCACGGACCTCTCCCATTGGAGACGTAGAAAAAACTGGAGCGGCATAGCCAGATCCACTCAATACAATATCGTAAAATGGAACGCCTTGATCGATAAAAAATGGGCTCCTATATTGTAATCTGATAGTTCCAGAAGCATTTCCAAAAGCGCTAAATAAGTTTTCACGACTCCGACCAATTTCTGCCCATTGACCAGTAAATGGAGCCTGCTGTCCTGTTAAAAGATGTATTGTGTTTAAGAAATCGCTCATAATATTATTTATTTATTACACATTTTAAAAAGAAATTCCAAATTTGGACTAAATAAAAATTTTTATAATTATTACCATGTAATCCAATGCGACCAAATTCCACTTCTATTATTGTATGATGCGACTGCAGTTCCAGTTCCCCAAATTAAATCATTTAGACTACTACCACAATTAGTTCCATCAAATCCAGCACCAATAGACCCACTAGAATTCGACCAAGCGCATGCAAGCTGAGAGGTATTATAAATACCATGTCCACCAGGGCTACCAAGCATCACCCTTCTTGGGGAATATCCAGATGTAGCAGTGTCAATCGGGCCAGTAGGGTTATAAAGTATGGGGGTAGTCCAATACACAGCAGCTCTTATATCAAGAGCGTCTCTTTGAACTAAAAGCCCGCCCATTGGAATATTCAAACCAAGCATATTTGTTGTTGCGATAGATCTATATACAGATCTAAAAACACAAACCCAGCCTCTAGATTCATAATAATCTGGCTCAAATTCTAAAAGCACAGCAGAAGACATACTTCCAGATCTAAAAAAGTATCTACCACTTCTATATCTTAACTGCATAGCCTCAGATGGGCTAGAAAGAGGCTTGCCGGGCGTGATCCCCTTATTGAATTTATCCATTATTATAAATGGCTTCATAGAGCCACCTAATGCACCATTATGCAATCCATTATTTAACGAGCCGCTTAGCTTTGCCAATAGACTGCTCATATAGTTTAATAATTTTCAGCAATAACAGTAACTGTAATCTGGCCATTAAGACCCAAATTATTCATATATCTTGCAACTAACTGGGCTCCTGATTCAACAGGATAATATCTTTTGCCAGCACTGTCTATTGGATATGCCGGAGATCCACTAGCAGAAAGAACATCTATTGGCGGTGTTGCTCCAGAGCCTGCCATTGGCGGAATACTAAGGGTTGTAAATGGATGTATTGCTGTTGGCTCATTTCTATTTGCGCCAGAAATAGCAAACTGCATCGGTATTGTCAATGCAGCAGGAGCGACGGCACCAGTTACTGTAGCGATAACGTTTATTGATTTAACCAAACTGTCATCATTACCAGCTGTAAAAATAGTTTTATAAATTCCACTTTCTCCAAAAGCAGTAAATGTCTGTCCAGCGTTTATTATTTCTTTAGTTAAAAAAAGTGATGTTTGTTTTGCCATATTATATAATCCTTACATTAAATATATCTTAAAATAACTAAATTTCTAATAGTTTCATTTTCTGCTTGTTGCGCTGCTTCTTGCTCTGGGGTTATTGTAACTAATCTACCACTATTAATATTCAATGTTTTTGTATTATTGCTGTAATATAATCTACCCTCTTGGTACGGAATATTCGTGTCAGAGTTCGGAATAAAATCAATTGTATTAAAATTTCCACTCGTATATTTGACTGTTATGGTTTGTGATGGGTAACCATCTTTGCTAATCTCTATTCCGCTTACGCCATCTATATTCACTGCACCATATGAATTATTTAAACTTGTAATTCCAGAATTTCCTGCCTCAATAAGTCCTGTCAAAAATCCAGAAAGATTATCTAAATATCCTGATATAATTTGAATACCAGTATTCAATGTAGAAGTTGCTTGTCCAGAAAAAATATCAAAAATATCTTTTGTTACTACATTTTTAACATAATTTGCTGAAGCAATTGCGCGACCCCCAAGAACAATATGTAAATTTGTAAGATTATTTAGCCCCCTATAGATATCTATTCCAACAATTTGTCTTGGTAAAATATATTTATCTTGACCTATTAAATTAAAAGACGCAAATGTGCCAGTCGGCATTGTAAAATTTGTTATTGTTGTTCGCGTATTAGATTTTGGATCACGATAATAAAATCTACCACTAAGCGGCTGCTGAATTGTTAATGGATCGCCATTTCCAATCGTACTAGATCCAGTTGATGCCGAATAAACACCCCATCTTGTAGCTATAAATTCATTTGGCAAATAATATTCCAGAACGGTTTCTCCAGTTATAGATCCATATTCCAAGAAAAAAGAAATGGCAGAATCTCCACTACTCATTATTACGCCATCGCTTACATTGGCTTCATTTATATCGTTATATCTCCCTCTTAAAGAAACTATTAAGTCTTCTGCCCCAGACAATCCAGAATATATATTCCATCCAATAATCGTATCACCGCTAATTGTAGTTTCTGGAATTACTCCAAAATTAAAAAACTCACCAGAATTTATCCAAAACGAAGTAACTGTTGTTTTGCTATTTGGATCGGTCAAACTTCTAGTATAAAAATCTCCAGTAAGTGGGCCAAATAATAGTTGACTTGGATTTGACGGATTTACATGCGTTGGTCCAAGACCACTTCTTCCTAAAGAAACGCTCCATCCAGTAACAATATATGATGATGCTGTATATTCCTCATATAATGACATTCCAGTATATGGAAAAGATGCAAAATAACTTGGGGGCTGTAGGCCTATTTCGTATGGCAATACAATAAATGGATTTGCTCCAGGCACAGCCAATGGCCTTCCATCAATAAGTAAAGTTTCTTTCCAATCATCAACTGTCACATGGCTGCCGCTCATAAAAATAGAGGCAACATTCAGATGTGAACTAGATGTTTTAATTCTATTTTTCATTATTCAATATATGGAGAAACGCTAAAATTTGTGAAATTTAAGTTTGCAGTGAAAATAACATCATGAACGCCATCCAGACCATCCCCAGGATCATTTCCAGAATATCCACTTGCCCATACATACAATCTTTCATCGTTTCCTCCGCTCAAAAAAATGTTATATTTATTTGTGCCACCAAAAAGATCTGATTCGTCTTTTATATCAATTTGTAAATTTGTTGCACGTTGAGCCATGAAATATTTTTTACCATATATTCCAAAATTTTTTGCATCAAAACTTGCATCAAAATCTGTAATATCATACCTAACGGCCATATAATTTATCTCGCCAAATAAAATTGTTCCCGTTTGAAGAAAAATTCCAGAATATGAAGTTTTTGGAACTTTCAAGGTTTTCATAATTTCCTTTCCAGATAAGAAAGCTTTCATATGCATATTTGTAGTAAATGTATTATCTACAGACCCACCAAAAGCAACAGCATATGGGTGTTTAAATGTTTGATTGTTAAAAATTCCATTTATTAATGAAGACCCTGTTACATTAACAAAATTACTTCCAGTATTATTTACAAAAGTCGAAAAACTATTTTGTAAATATCTAGAATCAACTGAATTAAAAGTATTTATGCCAGTATTTCCCTGCAACCTATTGCGATCTCCATCAATTAAACATGATGTATTTTGATTAATTATATTCTCGTTGCCAATATAATTAATATTTAAATTATTACCTGCAAAAAACTGATTAACGCCCCAGCCTCTACCCGTATATCCAACAAAAATACTGTTTAATCCAGTAACGGTGTTTAGATTAATATCTGAAGTTCCAATCAAAGAAACTGGATTTCCTTGAAGTCCATTTATTGAATTTACCCCAGAAAATGCTGCTTGACCTGCATCAATAAAAATTGATTGGCCTGTAACAGTAACTTGAGCGCCATTTCTGCCAATTAAAGATATGTTACCAGTGGCATTGTTTAATTTTCCTATACCAGAATTACGAATTGTTAATAAAGTTTTATTAGAATTATATACTGTTTCTATACTATTTGCCCCAGTAATAGAAATCCCACTAATGGCCAATGTGGATAAATTAATTGGCCAAACATCAACATTTCCATATCCAGAAATATTCTGAAAGCTAAATCCTCCTCCAGCACCGCCAGAAGATCCAATATAAATTGTGTTTCCGCTTACTCTCGTATAAATTCCGCTTACTCCAGTGACAGAAACATTTCCAGCCAATCCGCCCAAAGATTGAACAAAATTTCCATTTTCGCCATTTAGTGCGAAAAATAACGTATTTCCAATAGGAACAGATTTTAATCCAGAAACTCCACTTAAATTGCTATAATTTGGATATAAAGGATCTCCGTATGTTTTAACTAAGCCAGAAATATCTGGGTGAAGTTGTGAAGCGCGAATTAATGTTCTCATTTTTTAGCGTGATAAAGAATTGCAGCTTCGTCTTGTCCAATTTCGTGATGTGCAGCAATATCAAAAATTTCTTTTGAAATATTATTTTTTGTCACATCTTGAACTGGATTTTCAATATATTGATTGGCTTTATTTTTCCATTCAGATTTTTCTTCTGAAGAAATAATTATATTAGCTATATCAGAAGATATTTTTTTCTGTGATTGGTTTAATTTTTTAATTTTATATTTCTTCTTTAGCGTTTCAGAAATTAAATTTTCTAATTCATCTTTTTCTTTTAATACAGAGGCGATAAGAGTAGTACTAAATTTGTAAGACGCAACAGATCTCTGACCAGCTGGAGTAATTTTTTGCGTTGTTTGTTTTGTCGATATACCCGATGGCCTTCCAGATTGTTCTACGCCCTGCTTTGGATTTAATAATGGTGCATAAAATCCTTGCTCTTTTTCTGAAATCATTTCCTTTTGAGACTCTTCAAGCTCGTAAGGCTCTGGCAATACATTAGTATTAATTGCAGATATTGCATCTTTTGGGGAAATTGCTCCAAGCTCAAGAAGTCTAGTATATACCCTAGAAAGCACAGCCGAATCATTTCTAAAATTATGTGTTTTCCATTTTGGAACAGGAACAGACTTAAAATTCATAGTTTTTGCTATATCACGAATTTGTGGCTCTAAAAATTTATTCATGAATTCGTGTCTTGCAAATTCAAGTCTTTTAAAGAAAGCATCCATTTTGGCGCTAGCATTTGCATATTTATCATCGCCAAAAATAATATTATTTAAGCCAAGTCGAATATCTCTATCTACAATTTCGTATTTTTTTGGATCAAGAATATCGCCAATTTGTGGAATTACGAATTGTGCTTTTGTTGTATAATCCGCTATTAAAACTCTTCCAACGCTACCATTTTCAAAAATTTTACGAAGCACTTCCTGGCTTTTTTGGCTTGGTGGCCCAAGCTGTTCATCGCCTTGAGTAATTAATAATACAGCTTGTTGAATTGTTCTAGAAATAGCCATATCAACCTTTTTAAGCTCAAGCTTCCAGTTTATATCCTCTAATACAGGGAATCCCATCGGAACAGCCAATGGCTCATAATCCTGCTTTTTATAAAAAATACTAACAAGACGCTCAGAGTCCAAAGAAATTTCCAAAGACTGATTTCCATTTTTTATATTTCTAAGCTCTGGTATTGTAGATGCTATTTTCTTATCTTCTTCATTGCTTGGTCTTAATAGGGCACCAATCTCAAAAGAATTTAGTCTTTTTCTATATATTGGCGCAGTAAAGCTAGAAGAAGCTAATACTTGTATATCATATGGATTTAATATAATATATTTAAGTGGCACCTTCAATGCAGCTTCCGCAATATTCATTTGTTGAAGTTTTCGCAAACTTTCTCTTGGAAATTCTCCAAATAGTTTATATACAAAAACATTTCCACTACGAAAATATTCTCGAAAAAACATATCGGTTAACTGCCACAAATTAATTTTTTCAGCCCAAATATTAAAAAAGTTTCTTGACTCTTTGTTTCCGCCAGAAAATGTAATTTCTGAGATTGCAAATTCTGTCATTAAGTCAATTGTGTTTCTAAAAATTGGCACATTCCAATATGCCTTTTGACACAATAAAATAGTATCTTGCAATGAGATATTTGTAGCATATCTACTGCTATTTTTTTCATATAAAAATGGAGCAACGCCAGCTTCAAGATTAGCAAATCTTTGAATTCTGGTTATGCTACCAGCAGAATTTGACCTTGAGCCTCTCTCTGGAGTCGTATCGCAAGAGCCAATTAGCTTATCATAATCATCCAAGCTAGCTGTTAATGGCTCCGAAATCTCCCTTTTGCTCTTTTTAGACCTTGTACCTTTTTTAGATATCATATGCAGTTATTTATTACAGTAATGTATTCTGAAATTCATTTTATTTAAAAATTAAATTAAATTAGAGTTGGTATAAACTGTTCTCTTTTAATTTGAACATGGGTTTTGATTAATTCAAAATAACACTTTACGCCCCAGTTTCCTAATAATAGGGTGCTATAGTTATCTTTTCTAGGTTTATTATTTGCCGTTGAAGTTCTGGCCGATCTTGGAAGGTCAAAGCTTTGATGACCTCTGGAGGTTGATGTTACCTCAATATTTGCACACTGTTCTTTTGTTGAAATAATAATATCATCCTGAAGTTCAATAAATTCTCTTATTGATAATTTTCTATTATCTTCTTTAGAGTCGCCCTCTATAACGCCAGATCCATGAGGAAATACTAATTTTAATGGAATTCTTAAATTAAACATATAAGACATATATTCTGGATGATTGCTCGCGCGAGAAGCAAACCATATTTTTTTATGATCAATGCATGACTGCAAATAAGAATTAGATCTCATAATCCAATCCGTGCTTGGCGTTTGTCTAATGCACATGCATCCCATGTCTGGACTATATTGTTTTTTTGCTTTAATAAGCATATCCACTTGATCCTGACCATCTTTAGTAGAATCCCATTCTGTTATATATGTTATTTTCTTATTTGCACCTTTAAACAATTCGCTTTCATTGCATGCATCAATTATTGTATCTATGTTTGAAGAGTCTGCTATAATTAAAACCGTATTAAAATGCGTTAATACATAATAGATATATTTTATGTGGTCCTGTAAATCTGCGCCAATTCTTTGATAGCCATGTACCAAAACCCCTTCTTCTTTTTCTTCATCAATCTCTATAACCGACATTGCAAAAAAGTCTGATGATGCACTTTTTGAATAATTTGGGTCAATTGATAATATATATTTTTTTAAAGGATCACCAGTAACTTTAGAATGTGGATATTCACCATCTGGAATGGTACATTCATTCATTTTACGCATGGAAAAATATCCATCGCCACCATCACGAAATTGTGCGCCATATTCGCGTTGAAATGAATCTTCTGATATACTTGCTCTTTGTGACTGAATAAACTCTCGGTTTAATATGGTTGCTGGTATAGCTTCCCATCCCATTTGTGATATAAAATAAGTTGGCCTTTCCTCTTCCTTATTATTCATCGTCAAAATATCTGGACGTTCTACAAAATCATTCCAGTCAGAGTACATTTTATATAAATGCTGAAATTGATAAGATGCAGATGACAAGCAAATCATTTGCGCGGCATTTTCAAAAATCATTTTATTATTAGGATGTAATGTGCCAGCTTTAATTAGCTCGTCCTCTAATTTTCTAACTTTAATTCTAAACGCAGCATCTCTTGGTGAAGACAGGAATGGTGCTAATACATCATTAATCATCTGTGGAGATAATAGCAAAACCTCATCAAGGATAAGAACGTCACAGCGCATACCTCGCGTATCTTCAGAAAGTGGAATGGCGCATATATATCCACCATTAACGTCCCATTGAAATTTATCGTTTCTTAAATATGGTTTTTTGTCAAAGCATGATCTTGCAAGCTGAGCTTCTTCTGTGTTTAATAGCCTTACAATTTCTTCAAAAATTCTACGGCTTGTTCTAAAATTCGCTGAAGCAATAACAATTCTAGTACCAGGCTCAAATATGCATTTTAATATACAATACCAACCAGCTAAAGTAGATTTCCCACCACCACGACTAAAAATAAGCATGCAATTATTCTTTTCAAACATTGCATTTATATGCATAACCTGCATAGGCTCCATATTAATACCAAGAATTAATTGTGATGTAAATCCAATATTATGGCGCAAAAATTTTGCTAAAGTTATTTTAGCCGTTCTATCATCAAGCTCTCCATGAAGATTTAGCAGTTCTTTATTTACATCTGCTATATCTTTTACTGGTTGATTTCCTGCCCAAATTGCCATACTATATTATTTCTTTTTCAATGCAATATTGCAAATCTATTTTTTTAACTTCATCACCAAGGCCTAAAATTTTTAAAATTAAATCAGTCATATGCTTTCTGCCATCACAATATACAATTTGAAAACATTCATATTTTTTATATAAATCTCTAACCCGATGAAATATATACTCTGGGCTTGTTGCAAACCACCGTTTTTTATTATAGGCCAAAGAGCTATATGATGCTTCGACCATTATAATAATATATCCATTATTATTTTGCGCTCTTAACAGTTCCCTTTCAAACCTTTCAAGGTTGGCACCAAAAGTTCCAAAAAAATCACTGAAACTTTTACGCTCAATAACAATTCTTGAAGCTGGAGATAATGCATAGTCGCCATAATCAAGCGCAACATTTACTTTTCTCAAATCTTTTGCAAATTTTAAAGGTCTTTTTTCGCGGGTGTCAATTACTATTTGCTTTGCAGGTTTTGAATTAGTAGCTCGTATATCTAAATTATAATAATCATATTTAGACTCTTTATTGCTTTTGATACATATTTCATTATAGTTAGCCGAGCATAATTTTTCTATAAACCTAATTGATGGTAAACAGCTTACTGTTTGTACAAAAAATTCTGGTGGTGCATTTTTTAAATTTTTAATATCACAGTATTTTTTAATTTTTCCAGATATATAATCTAAAGCTTTTTCTTTACCAACTTTAGCAAGCCAAGATTTCATAGAAATTTTATCTTCAAAATCTGAAAGAAAATACTGCTCTACTGATTTGAAATGTATTTTTTTCTTGTTTGATAGGTCATGTCTGGGATAAAATTGTTCGAAATATCTTTTTTGAGATATCTTGTGTTGCTTTAAATGTTTTGAAAGCTCTATCACGCCACTAAATTTTTTAGTGCAAAATTCACATTTAAGTTCCATATTAACCCACCAATTCTTCTATTGTTGCTCCGCGAAGAAGAGCTTTTATTTCACTCATTGAATTAATACGACCAGCCTCCTCTTTTATTTTCATTTTTTCTAGATCAGCTAGGTGTATTGTTTTTTTTCTAAACTCTTCATCTTTCCAAGCTTGTACTAAATTTATAAGCTTTTCAAATCCATCGCTTTTTTCTTCTAAGCGTTTATTTCTTTTTGTTGTTAAATCGTTATATAATTTTGTTTTAATATTTTCGCATGAATTAAGCTCAGTCTGCAGTACATTTATAGCCTCGTTCATTTTCATAGAAATTTCTCCTGCGGCCATGGTTGCGCGCAGAGATTCTATTCGCCTTTGAATTTCAGCCGCTCTTACAATTTGATTGCACAAAGTAATAAATTGATCCAAATCTTCCTGTGTTAAATCTGGCTTATCATGAGTATATCGAATAAAAGCATCTTCAAAAAGATCTCGATCTCCTTGAATTTTATAAGTATTAATTTGATATATGAAGCGAAATATATTTAAATATTTTTTAAGCTGCTGCATTTCAAAAAGCTGTTGTTTTTTTAATACCTCTTCGTTATATCCATAATTTAAATATTTATTTACGCGTTCAATTGTTTGTTTTAAAGTTTTTGGTGGTTTATATTCAGAATCTATTAACTCTTCTGGATTATAATTAATATTAACAATTTCTAGTTCGTCTTTTGGCTGCGGTATATTATCTCTTTTAATAGTATCTTTAATTTCTTCAATTTTTGCATTAATTGTTCTATACTCTTGACTTAAATTGGTAAGAGCATCATTATTAAAAAGTTCTTTTGCTATCTCTAGCGCGCTTTTAACTCTAAAATTATTTTGTATATAAATAACCTGCTCTTCTGTTAAATCAATAAATCCTTTTAAAATAACCGTTCTTGTTTTAAATTTCAGCCCACTCTCTTTGCAGAAGGCTTTAATTGCCCTAGCTTCTTTTGTTTTTCCATCCAGAGCATCATTTTCAAAAACACTCTTGACAATGTTTGAAAGTTCAGGCTCCAAATCTACAGAAAAAAAATCAAGCACTTTCTTTTTGTGCTCTTCAGAAAGTTCAAAATTTACTGAATCAGACATATTACATTATCATTTCTTTGACAATTTTCTTTGCTTTTATTACAATCTGCGCTCTTATTTTTTTAACAAATTTATATCCAGTTTTTGTAGATCCATTTTTATAACCAAGCATTGTTATAACTTCTGTTTCTGGATATCCATCTACAAATAAATATGTATAAACCTTTTGCTGAACTGGCGTTAAAGATTTTAACATTTCGCTATGAACTTTTGGAACAAACGATTCAAAATCAAAACCGCTGGAATCTGATGCGCGAGCATCAAACTCATTGCCCTCACCAAAAATTCTTTCATCATTTACGCTAACTGGCAACTTAACATCATAAGCATGTTTCTTTGTTTTCTCCCATTTTGCATAATCAGCACATTTAGAAGATTGAACATTATATAATTTACAATTATTTCCGCCAGCATTATGTGGACAATTTAAGCATGGTCGGGCATAGTTAGAGTAATTATTTCTAACAAGATTTATAATCTGATTTGTAATAACAGTATTTAGCCACGGAAGTAGCGCCATCTCTGGATTCCACTTTTCCCATTTTTTAAAAATATGCAGTCTTAACTTTTGCTCTACATCATTAAAATCCATCCATGCAATGGATGTTAATTTCCACTGAGAACGTCTTTTAGCTATCTCTTGATTTATTATATCCAAGCAGGACTCGAAAGATGGGCGTTCCATACTTATTCTTCGTTATCTATCATATCAATATTATTTTGATAATTTCGACCTGACATCTTAGCTTCAGAAACAAAACTTTCAGGTAGTGTTTTTGCTATTTTTTTTCTTCCACGCTTTTGCTTCGCTGATTGCTTTATAGATGTAGATTGTTTTTTCTGGCTTGGCTCATCTGATACTAAATCGCCAAGCCTAATTCCGTTGCTTTGATTATTTTTTTCTATATTTACATCAAGGCCACGCATTGAACTATAATCACCAATAATTTCAGGATCAAATACTTCATCCACATGATCAACGCTATCCTTTTTATTTACAGCGATTGGATTTGTTATATTAACTTGAAATTGATTTGATTTAATAATACTTGTTTGCGGTGCCACAATAGAAAATGAAGACCCACAATGAGAACAAAATTTTGGTTTTTGAAATTGGTAAAGGTTTTTACCGCCACACTTTGGACAAAAATAACTTAACATAATTAAAATAAATTTATTATGTATTATTCTACAAAATAATAGAATAAAAATCTAATTTTAATTTATTTTATAATTTTTGGCTTGGGCACCAGCTATCTTGATAAACTTGAGAAATGTTTGTGCTATGAGCTTTAGTTTTCTTTTCTTTTTCTTTTTCAGCTAATTTGATTGCATCTTCTTTTTTGCGCTCTGTTATTTTTTTAACCACAAATTTGCAAAGCTCAGATCTTAAAATATCATCCTCTGTAAATTGAAAATGATGGATTCCCATCCTTTTTGATTCTTCGCATGAGAATAATTCAACAATTTTATCAAAAGCACCCTGTTTATTAAATGGAAGATCTGACTGCGATGAATCTGCACATATAATCATTTTTGTAAATTTTCCAATTCTTGTAAGTAATGTGGCAAACTCTGATAATGTGGCGTTTTGCATTTCGTCCATAAGCACTACCCTTGCTGCAAAACTCAGTCCACGACAAAAGTTAATAGGCTGATTTGTAATTCTATTATCTGTTTTTAATCTTTTTATCTGATCAATTGGCAAAAGTTCTTCTAGCTTGTCAGCAAATGGCATCATATAGACATCATATTTAGATTGCAGATCGCCAGGCAAATATCCAAGCTTTGAATCGGCACTTTCTACAGCCGCTCTAACACATATAATATCAGAGACCTTTTTATCATTTAACATTTGAAGTGCGGCCCTAACAGCAATTAATGTTTTGGATGAGCCAGCTGGTCCACTTACAAAAACAATTCTGGCTTCTTTATTATTAATTAAATTAAAAAATTCTTTTTGCTTGCTAGTCCACTCCAACTCTCTTACTTTTAATTCAAAATCAATTTTGTCTCTTTGATATATTTTTGGACTTTTATCCTCAATACGTACCTTTTTACTTCTTTTTTGATGTGACATACGCTTAATAGCAATTACATTGTTTTAATTACAAATAATATCATTTTTCATTTAATTGAATAATTAATATTTAAATTTATAATATAGGTGTATCGCGCTATAAGATCTGTAATATTTACCAATGCCAACAAATTTTCAACAGTCAAAAGATGTTCTTCACCCATTAGCGTTTGAATTTATAAATAAATGTAAAAATTTAAATGCCCAGCTCGATGCATCCGAAATAAATGCAATTGATTTTTTAACAAGGCAACTTTTACAAAACAATCTTTGGGATAAATTCAAAGCAATATACCCATTTGTTGGAAAAAGCTCACAAACACATTCTTTAAATTTAAAAAATTTACAGAGGCATACTATAGTGTGGTATAATCAAAATGATTTAAAACACGATAAATTTGGAGTTACAAATAGCAATATTGGATATGGCAACACTATGGTTGCCCCAAGCTGGTTTAGTGATAATGATATACATATATCAGTATATAACTCGACGTATTGGCAAAACACAAATGATACCGCTCCAATAATAGGATCTTCACCCGCAAGTGACCCGACTAAGGGATGGATGCATACAATTTACTTAAGGTCATTAGCTCCTATTTTAAATTCACAAATAAATACATTATGGGACAGGGCACCAATCTTCACCTATTCCTGTGGTTATTCATCCAATTCATCAGTGAGATTTGCAGGAACAGATGGTTCAGAGTTTCAACATGTAGAAACGTATGGTTTTATTGTTGGTGTAAATGGCATAAAATGCTATGTGAATGGAAATTTATATGGAAGACAGGGGGTAATTAACGATGTCTCAACGCAACCAATAAATCAAGTATCAACCAGAACTGTAAATGGAAATACCGCTCAAATACCAAACATATCTCAATTTCCATTCTTGTTATTCACAAATGGCAGATTCACGTCTACTAATGGACAAGCAAGGGCAAATATAAGATTTGCAAGTATTGGATATGAATTAACAGATCAAGAGAATAAAGTTTTATATAATATTATTCAAGAGTTCCAAAAAATACTTGGAAGAAGTGTTGAGCCAATAATATTAAAAACATTCCAGCAAAATCTTATAGACCAATATTTAACATTAAATATTAAAATAAATAAAATTTTTATACAACCAACAAAGCCATATCGTGAATATTTAAATATTGAAATGCCACCAAAACAACAAAAGAAAATAAATGCGCTTTCAGCAAGCGTAGATATTTCAAGAATCGAAGTTTTCGGCCCAGTGCGGGTATTTTGCGCAGATACTTCAAAAACAACCGTATCAATACAGTCTTTAGTAGAATTATAAATGAATATTTTAGTCAAACAATTTCAAGAATTTTATAAAGAACCACAAACCAAAGTGTGTGGAAAATGGAATATTTCTATTTTAGATAGAAACGGTAACGAATCTTTTCCATTTGGAAAAGAAATGAAAAAAAATCTGATATTAAATCAAGGCTTAGATCTGTTAATTGCTGGCAAATATTATGGCGAATATTCAATTTTTAACTGGAATACAATACCATCATTTTTAATTGGTGGCGCTGTATATGGAAACGGATTGCTGCCAGCAAATGAATCTGACATATCATTAACAAATGAAATTGCAGAAACTTCTATAATTAATGATGATTCTTGTAGCATTACAGATAATTATACGAACGGAACGCGCACGTACAGAAAGGTATATGACTTTCCAACAATAGAGATTGGAGATCCGAATACTCAAATTAGTGAAGTTGGCCTATTTTCAAACTGGCGAAATAATAAAACTCTTTTTTCAAAATTTCTTTTACCAAGAGTTTTGCGGCTAGATTATGGGCAATGGATTAGATTATTTTATGATTTTACAATTGGTTCGGATATGATTGTAACCCCAAATAATATTAATTTATCGTCAGGCAGTTTTAACGCGTCTGGTTTAATGAAATTATGCGGAAGATTTGATGATATATTTGGCAGTTTTGATGCGAATGGGAACCCTGTAATTGTTTTCGGAGATTCTCCTCGTGCTTCTTTTATACCATTTTATGAAAATTTTTGCGCCGAGATATCCACATGTCAAACAGAATGTTTTGGAACCGCATATTTGTTAGCGCCAGGGATAAGCAACTTTAACGATACAAACACAAAAATCATATCCGAATGGATTGGCAATAGATTAGAAAAAAATTTAAATACAATAAATCCATCAGAATATATAGATGGAAATTTTTATAGAGATATTGAATATATATTTGATTATAATAATCCAATTTATAATGAATTAACTGAAGGAATATTATTTACAGTCCTTCGTGGTTCTGATACTAGCCCAAGACAAAACACAATTGATGGGTGGTTGTGGAAATTTAATAATGGTCAAATTAAACAATCATCAAAAAAAATTGTAATAGGATTAAGACAATCTATAAATAGAATATAAATGAATACCGCGAATATAAATACATATTTTGGTGCAAAGTGGAATATCGAAGTATGTAAGTCTGGTGAAAATGGTATAGAATCTTATTTTCCATTAGGTGAAAAACTTAAAAATAATATGATTCTAGATCATTGGCTAGAATCACTTATTTATTTATATTCTCCTTCTGGTGGGGCAGTAAAGGCATATTGCGATAATGGGCTATCATTGGCAGGAATAACAAGAGGAGCAATGCATATAGGTGCAGGTTCCATCCCGCCAAACTATCAACAAACTGGATTACAAATTCCATTAAAATCAACTTCATATATAAGGCCATTTTTTAATCAATGCACGGGCATTTATTATCCAGAATCAGGCATGGCCGTTATTAGTAAAAATTACGACTTTGGTATTGAAAATAATATAGTAACTTATTCAGAAGCTGGATTTCGGCCTGGCATTGCTGATGCGTTACCTACCGGAAAAAGAAATTGGCTATGGTCAAGATTTGTATTTACTAAAGAGACTGGAGTTTCTGGATATATATATGCAAACAGCGGAAGTATGGGAATTACTGGAATGGATCTTAGCGGTGTATTTGTAGATAATAATCAGTATGATTTAAGAAAACCAACGGATCCACTTTATAATGGACTTAGTGGATTGCCATCATTTGAATTGGGATGGAGATATAACTGGCCAGAAAATTCTGGTATGTTTTTAATTGATCAAAGCGGCAGCACTACAGGTTTTGTTTATAACCCTAAAAATATTACAGAGCTAGTAACTGGATTTATAAGTGGATATTTAAGTGGCGGAAATTTTTATCCATTTACATTATCATCTTATCCAGCAGAATCAAGTGGACTTAGTGGAATTTATTTGCAAGATGGGATAACAAATACTTTATATTTTTCATCTGGTGGATTTAATGAATTTTCTGGATTCACTGGAAAATATTTTAATACGAGTAGTGGATTTCAATACACTGGATTCGATCAAGGCTATTCTTTATACGGTAGTGGTTTTTATCCAACTAGCGGGATATTAACTGGTAGCATGACAGGAATTATTGGCTCAAGAAACGTACTAAAACTTGACGGGTATATTACAGGAACTATTGGATTTAAAAATATTACAAACCCAATAACTTTAAGCACAGGAGAATTTTTAAAATTAAGATATGATGTTTATATGCAGATACCTGCAATAGTTAACCCAATTTTAGTTACCGGCGACGATATAACTCATGGAGAATTTAACGGAAGCGGTCAATTAAAACTAATAGGCAAACAAACAAGCATGTTTGGCACAATCGATGGGGATGGAAAAGTTACCCCAGGTATTGGAATTTGGTGGCCACTTCATAGAACAAACTATTCAAAATATAGCCGAAGCCAATGGGATAATCTGGCGGAACCAAATGCTCACTTATCTGCATTAATGGTAGCAAGTGGAGTTAGCGGTGGTGGGGTAAATTTTAATGACTCTTTTCCAGAAACAAACACAACCTCTCCAATTGTTAGCGCGCAGCTTGATGATGAAATACGTTTTTGTGATACTCTTGAGCCAAAAATTGGAGACTGTGGAACCGGACTAAATAAACGATCTTATTTTGAAAAACGATACTATTCAAGCAAAGGATTAATGCAAAGCCCTTCATGGCCACTATACTCACATTCTGGTGTGCGCGTGTACAATTATATAGCGCATAACCGTCCATCTGCAATATGGCCAAAAAGCATAGATATTCAAATGATTTTTCCTGGACCTTATCCAAATCAAGATACTGGAATTAATGGTTTTTCTATATGTGGCGCATCAGAAGGAACGGTTTGCGGTGGAAGAACCATTGCGGATGGTCAAGGAAACGCATATAGACCCGAGCAATACATTAAGCCTACTTTATACGAAAATACAGGGGCGTATCTTGATTGCGGATTAACACTTCCATACTCTGCGTGGTATTATAAATTCAACAATCCACAAATGAAATATGAAGATCAAATAATTAATTTATATTTAACATTTTCTTTGGATAGAATAACTGTATGATTATAGCCAATCAAAGATCTTCTGAAAAGCATAAATTCATACTTGTAGCCAATCAGTATTTTTCGCTAATTAATAAGCCACGAAACCTTCCAACTTACCAAATAGGGGCAATAACAGAATTGATAAACGCACTGTACGAATCAAATTTATGGGAAAAATTTGTTGCAGTATATCCATTCGTTGGCGATGGTAGTTCTGAAAAAAACAGTTTAAATTTAATAGATCCATATAAATATAAAATTAGCTGGAGCGGATCTATTATATTTAATAAATTTGGTATTAATGGAAATGGTGGGATAGGATTGACAGGAATTAAATTGGTTGATTTAAGCGATTTTACAAACGTTCATTTAAGCGCGTATACGCGCACAGCAATAACCAATACTATTGGGCGAGGAAGACTTATTGGGGCAAATACACAAAATAGACTTGTTGCCATAAGAGACGTTGGCGCGCTAGAAATAAATTATAATAAAGAAAATGGTATAGTTGGATTTGTTTATAATGTGCTAAACAATAGCGGTGGATTTGGTATGATTTATGAAAATATGTTAAATAATTCAATTTCTGGAAATGGCTTTTTAATAGCAAATAACAACAATAAAGAAAAAAAATACGCAAAATGTTATCTCAATGGTTCTATTTTTGGAGAGCAATTTCCATTACTTCCAACAGAAATACACACAGCAAACCAGAGAACGTTAACAATATTTGGAGATGGGTATGAAAACCTAAACACATCACCACTACGAGCCAATATTGCATTTGCCAGTATTGGATACGGTCTTTCAGATAATGATATATTTAATTTTAATAAAATAGTACAATCTTTTCAGGTGGCAATGGATAGATCAGTAATGTAATAAAAATAATGGCAAGCGTTTTTTCAATTGAGAGTATCAACCTAAATGGCGATATATTAACCGCAAATAATGGCAGTTTATATATTAACAATAATTTAGTAAAAAATACATCTGGAATACAACTTTCAGATAGATTTTTTATAAAAGGCTATGCTCCGATATCATTTTACTCCAAATGGCCACAGCAAGGAGATTATTTAAATGAAACGTATTTGAATGATTTTTTTATGGCTACTGGAATGCTTGTAACATGCAGCCAGCCAAGTACCGGAAATCAAATATTTTGGGGTGGATTTTATCAACGCCCAGCATCATCATCAATAGATACAACTGTATTTGCAAACTTTGAATTACAACCAAAGCAAATCATACAGCATAACCCTATAAATTATAAAATTGAACGTGACAGAATTATAGGGCTAAATATATATAATGCACCCGAAGATATGCGCTCTATCTCAATTCATTTGTTGGGATATTTTCCAGCAGCAGCTCATTTTGATAGGATGCCTAAGCAAATTAATTTTTATGCAAAAAATGCTCCTATCTATGGAGACAGTATTCATGAAGAATATTCTCAATGGGATTCGCTATATACTGGTGTTGGAATATACTGCTCAACGACTGGAATTGACAAATTAACATACACCCAACTAATAACTGGATATATTAGTGGCGTAGCTCAAAATGAACCATTATATGTATTATCTAAAAGTTTAGCAAAACAAAAATGCGACCCATGCGATCCAGATATGGATTTTTCATCATGGAGTGGTTATTATTTAAATGAAAATAAAATAAATTTTCCAACAGGAAATAATTTTTCTGGACTATCTGGGCAAAATGGATTTTCCAACACTTCTGGCTTTTCATATACAGGATTTCAAATATTAAACAATCAAACAATATTAAATGGAATATATAGCGGCTACGGAGATTCACTATTTGGATCTGGGGAAATGTTGCAAAGTATAGGATGGAGAAGTGGGGCTTTTATAGAGCCAATATCTGGATTTGTAAGCGGCTATACTGATCAATACGGCACATTCAAACGCCTTTCCATTATTACCACTGGAGTTTCCGGCTCTGGGATAGATACTGGAATATTTAGGCTAGACTTAACTGGGTTTGTAATTGGATCAAGTGGTTACTTTATTAATGGTAAAAAATATTTTTTTCCATCAGATAGGCCAATTTCTTATAATATAGTTGGTTTCATGAGTGGCTATATGGATTCTATCGGTCGATTTTCAGGTTTTCAAAATCTAAATATCATATCAGGATCAAGTGGATATTTTATAAATACACCATCCGATTATGTGCAAGTATTTTTTCCTACTGGAAACTCTTTCAATAACTTTATTGGTATGTATGGAATTTATACTGGTAGCGGATACTCATCATATCATACTGGATTTTCATTTCCTCTTGGAAGTGGATTTTCTGGAATTGACGGGCTGACATCGAATACTTATGGCATTATGACTGGCATAATTGGAGCAGCAAACATTTTCATTCCATTTTCTGGATTTTCTGGACGACCAAATGTTGATATTGGTTTGGGCTTTGATTATAGCGGATTGCGAGGAGATTTATACAAGACTTCATTTTCTGGACAAAGCTATGATGGTTTTGGATATACTGGTCAATTAATTTCTATATTTGGAAAAAGAAATGTTTCTGGGAGGCAAGACATAACTGGCTTTGTTAGAACTGATGCAAAAATAAATTTTATACCCACAGCATCTTCACCAACAGTTTCTGGCATAAGTGGATACTATTTGGACAATAATATATATAGATTTCCAATAGGCCCATTCTATCCGCCATATTATGAATTTCCAAAATTTGATGATAACCCTGCATTTACAAAGTACGGAAATAGTTATAGTGGATTCTATCCATTTGAAAGCGGGTTCAGCGGTTTTGGAGTTACTGGAATTAGAAAAGAATATATAATTGGGTTTATAAGTGGATACAAGGATGTATTTGAACAATTTTTCCAATTTACAGGACCAAGTGGCAGTAGCGGATTTATAACTGGAAGTCAAAAATTTTTCTTTCCATCCGGTTCGCAATTTTCTGGATTTTCTGGATTTTCTGGATTTGATAATAATTTAGGATTTTTATATTCAGGCTTTAGCTCAAATCCTTATAGAAATGAAAATTTTATTGGAGATATTTATTCCACATCTGGATCTGGAATAATCACTGGAATTGTTGGTTGGAGAAATGTTGAGTTTGTTACAAAAGAATATGGTACTGGAATAATGACAGGCTTTATTGGTAGTAGAAATGCCCCATACTCTGGCATATTGACTGGAAATTTTTACCATAAAGATAAATTTAGCAATAAAATAATTGGACCAAAATTTGGTTTAAATACTGGACAATTATATAATGAATCATTTGGTATTGGATTTAAAGTTCCTTATGGAAATAGGGTAGGAATTGATTTGTACAATCCACTATCTGGAATATCAGACATAAATATAACTATGTTTGGTTACTATGAATAATATGTTATGCTATTTGAAGACATAAAGCATCCACTTGTTAGCGATTTTTTAACTAGAATCAGTGGGTCTGGCTATACATATTTAAATACTGAGTCTTCTAGTAGAATAAATGATTTTGTTAAATATTTGGGATCCATCACTGCAGATAATGGTGACGATTTTGCTTTTTATCCCCTAAGGCAAGCGCAAAATATAGGAATAGGAAATCAGATATTTGGCATTGGATATATGGCATCTGGCACAAATATTGTTTTTCCCCAAAATATAAACTGGACAGAGTCTGGCATTTTACTAAATAGCATTAAAAATTGTGGTATTTTAAATTTTTCTGGCAAATTAAAAGATTCAAAATTTCAATTTAGAAAAAATGAAACTTCTATCTTTTATTTTTTAAAACATAATAGGCCTAAATATGAAACATCGTTATATAGGGATGGACAAGTATGTCCATATTTTTGGTTCGATGATTCCTTAGATAATTTTGGCGTAATTGCTCCAGAATTTTCTACCAGCGATTTTAGAACAACCGGGACAACATACCTTTATGACGAAATATATGGTGGAGATAAAAAGGGCTACCAGATTGATTTTTCATCAGATGATCCAACAAAATATAATGTGTTTAATTCTAATACTGGAAGGGCGATAGGCACTGGTATAGCTCCATATGTACCACCAGCAGTTTCATTTTATGAAATGGACAATAATGAAAATAAATTTGTATGTATTAACGCAGTAATACGAGAAAGCCAATATTCTATTAGATCATTTTTTGGCCGCGATTATAGAAGTTTAACTGGAAATTTTCCAAATCCATATCAATCTATTGAAGTTACTGATCCAAAAACTCAAGAAGTTTATATTGATAATTTTTTTCCAAGAAGAATGGTAATTGGCGCTGGCGTAAGAAACAAAAGCGCAGCTGGCTATGATTTGGATGGCACAGATCATATATGTGCTGGAATTTTAATATTAAGAGGCGACTATAGCAATAAATCAAAAGATATTGCCGAAAATATGGCTGAGGCTATTGGTATAAAAATTCGCCCTCCTAAAAATTTGGATACAACATTTGCTTTTGGAAATATATTAAATGATAGATTTGCCTGTAGCGGATATATAGCATCAATCAATTATTATGATTATACAAGTCCAGTTTTATACAAAACATATAGCGACTATTATGATATTGTAAACTTTACAGCTTCAATATACAGCGGATCATACATTGACTATGGCCAATGGACATATAATGTGGTCAATAGCGTTACTGGAGAATTAAGATCGCCACAAATCGGTGATACAATTAATAATGATAGCAATATAACTGGAATAGTAAATTTAATTGGCTTCCAAAATGGCATAACAGCTCCGTTTGGTGCATTTTATAATCAAGGAGTAATAGGTTTTGTTAGTGGATATGCTACAAAAATAAATAACGAATTTATCTTTAACAGATTCACAGAGCAGACAGAAAGTGGAGCGAGCGGTTTTTATAGATCAAATATCAGCGGTATAGCAACGGGGCAAATTTTCTTTCCACCAATAAGAAAAATATTTCAAGAATTAATTACTGGATATGTTAGTGGCATTAAAGACTCAGATAGTTTATTTACTCCCTTTGATTCTAGCTCCAACCTATATTCTAGTGGATATTATTATGGTGATCAAGTATATGCATACCCACAAATTGGCATTATACCGCAAAAAATAACTGGCTATATTAGCGGATTTTTATCTGAAAACGGAATATTCTCAGAATTTGATAAAAATTATTTGGATAGTTCTAGTGGATATTTTTATAGCGAAAATTCATACGAATTCTTGCCTAAAAAAACTATTACTAATTCTCCCGTAACAGGATTTTTAGTTGGAATGAAAAGCGGAGATTATTTTTCCGGATACTATCAAAATACACCAACTGACGGCTTGTACAGTGGATTTTTTATAGATAATGATTTTTCTAACCCAGCAGAAATAGAACCAGTTATTGAAATATATTTTCCAACAGGCTCTGGGTTGTTTTCTGGATTTAGCGGCATGTCCGGAATAGATGAGCGTCTTGGCTTTAATTTTACAGGATTTTTTCAGAACATATTTGATATAAATGGTGATCCGATTTTGGATGAGAGCGGAAATGCAATCATACTGTCATTTGATGGAAGTAGTGGATTTATTGATATTGGTGCTGGGCCATTTCCAAACACAAGAACAGCTTCATGCACCGGAATTATAGGGTCAAAGAATGTTTTAAATTTTTCTGGAAGTTTTGATGGCTTTAATAATATAGAAGTACCAGATATAAATTATGGATCTTCATATAGTGGATTTTTCATTGAATCTAGTGGGTTTGTCGGTACAGGAAATTTTGGAAGTGGAATGTTTACAGGATTTATTGGATCTATAAATATACTTGAATACATCAACTTAACAGGATTTCAAGATAACTTAGATTTTCTTGCCGGAGGATTATTTACAGGATTTTCGTTTCCGCTTGGGTCTGGTTTTAGTGGATTATATGATAATCTTTCTGGAACTGGAATACAAACAGGATTTATTGGATCAAGATATTATCTTATGGAATCTGGATCTTTTTCTGGATTTTCTGGCTTTTCAGGATTTTCTGATGCATTTTTAAATGAAATAAATATTGATTTTTCTTTTCAAAATGGAAGTGGATTTTCTGGACTATATTTTCAAGATTCTGGCTACGGTGTTATCTCTGGATTAATTACTACCGGAAAATCTCCATTGCTATTTGGGGATCCATTATATTTCGTTCCTTCTATATTGGCAATATCATATGGTGGCAATTTTACGCAATTCATAACTGGTGACTTTATTTTTACTGGCGTTATTCCAGATATTACTGGTATTAGATATTTATCTGGTGCTGTATTTACCTATGCAATTAATACAGGATCATTAATAACTGGAGACATTTTTGTAACAGGAACGCACCCAGAAATAACCTCATTAAACTACTTTGCTACTACAGGCGAAGATATTATATTGTCTGGCTTTGATGGCAATGCACTTTCATATATATTTAGATTGGAAGCATATGAGGGGCAAAAGCTTGAAAGTGGAGTAAGGGTAGAAATTAATAAATTTATATCAGGATTAAAAACTGATGGTATATGGGATAGTATTACAGATTGCTGTTTGATGGCTGGACCAAGAACATTTTCTGGAGCTTTTGTTCCATTAAAAGGAAATAGCGGTATTGGTTATAACTTTATTAGTAGTGATTATAATCGCGCTAGCGGTTTAATTGGTGATGCATCATCAAAATATGTTGATTCTAATCGAAGCTTAAACATAGAACCTTCAGGAAACCAACACTTGGCAGTTTATATAACTAAAACTGGATCGCCATCATTTAATCAGTACTATATCGGCGCTGGTGTTCAAAACGTAACTGGATCAAGCGCTATTTATGCTAGCGGTGCAGGTGCGCTTTTCCAAAAATCTAGAGCAAGTGGAATAGCTAATTATCAAAATTTTGGACCATCCACGGGCTTCATGGCGGTCTCAAGATTTAGCACGGGTATTTGGGCTGCAAGAAATACATATATATCAGAAACAGCCTTTGTTTATGTAGAAAGTGGGGCGCAACCAGCGAATGTGTATGTTTTTGCCAATAATAATACTGGCATTGGGGCTGGTATGCCAGAGGGTTATAGCGATGCAAGAATTGCCATTTATTCTATCGGCACGAATATTAATATATTATCAAATTATGAAAATAGAGTTATTTCATACCTTAGTGGTATTAAGAAATATGTTTAATTATTAATTAATAAAAAATTAAATTTTACAATATTAGAAATGTATATATAATAAGGGAAATAAAGTTATGCCTCTAAATATTTTAAAAAAACGCCATATCGAAACAGAAATTGAGAATAACACTCATGTAGATGGTGAATGGAAAGTTGAGATTGTATGCCAAAATGGTGAAATTAAAAAGCCTCTTGGAGATAAATGGCGAAAAAACTTAATTCAAGATAGAGGATTGAATATATTCAATGGCACGTATGGAAGTTTTAGCAGCAATGCTAATGCGAATACTAATTCAATATCAGCCTTTATAAGTTCGGCATATTTTGGAAATAGCAGTGCTGATCCGTTTGCTACAGATAAAACATTTTTAACTAGCACAAACAATAATATATACTATACAAGAAGAAACACTCTAAACGTACCAGAAAATACAAATCCAAACAGCGATGATTTAGTAACGGGGTCACGAACTTTTACAAAAGTATGGGATTTTGCATCTCTGGCTGCTGGCGAAACGCGCGATGTTAGAGAAATAGTGATTGCGGCCAATACTTATGATGGTTTTAATAATTCTACCGATCAAAGCAAGGGGACCCAAGGAACATTTACAACAAACATACCAGTAATTTCGCGCTTTATTCTTCCATCAACAGTAACTCTAACTGAATTTCAATTTTTAAGACTTTACTATTCAATAAAAGTAACAGTTCCAGCAATAGTTACGCCAGTTCCGATTACATTGTCAAATAACGGTTTTGATGGAACTGGTCAATTAAAATTAATAGGCCTATGGTCTAGTATATTTTCTGGAAATGGCCACTTATGGCAGCGCAGAAACTTTGGCACTTTGATTAACGTAGTTTCAACTCCACATACGCCATGGTCGCTAATCGGAAGAGATGGAATGGCAGCTTTACCGCTTAAAGGCAATTCAAATCCAAATTTAAATTTTAATTTTCCAGCAGTTGGTGCTGATTTTTCAATATCGTATGCAAATGCGTTATATGATGCAACACAAACTGTACTCCATACTTCACCAGGCTGCTCTGTTAGTCCATCGTCAGCAGTTCAACAAACGGTTGTAAACCAGTCTGTGTCAAGAGAGGCTACTATGCTGTTTCAAGCAAATAACCCAAGCGTGAATAGCCCACTTGCTGGATTTGTTTTCCTTCCTCGCGGTGAAGGCAATAATTTTACGGGAGGATCGACTCCAACTTTTACCGAAGCTCTTACTACAGATACTGCTCTTGGAAGATACATGTGGTACTGGAGGTTCACAGACCCAACATTTACAAATCCAAGATCTGTAATTAAAGATGTCAACTATGGCCTTGTGGTTAATTTGCGGCAAACAATTGCAAGAGGCTAATTATTTATCTAAAAATTTTAGTTTGATTTTGCCATTACTGTCTATTAATGCATAGCTAACTGGTAGGTCGCATTGGGAGCCCAAGTTAACGCATTCAACCCAATCCACAGTTTTGTGTTCGGGCATATGGGTGTGGCCAAACACCACAGTACTGCATCCTAGATCGCGGCCATGATGTGCAACCCGGCGCAACACTCTTTCAGCCGAAGAACGCCACGTTTTTATTTTTCGCTTGAGCTTGCGGGTGAATTTTTGCCCCTTGTCAATTTTTTGCAAGAAATAATATATTCCAGATGCTATTTCAGTGAGTACTGGCCGCATTTTAATAATATAATCCCAACGATCACCGTGGACAAAATAGAAACGCTTTCCATTAATAACCTCAATGTGTTCGTGTTTAAAATCAAAACCTAATAGCGCACTAACAGTATCCAGATCGCGGTCATGATTACCCTTAATAAAAATGCATTTTTTATTTTTTGATAGTTTGCGCAATAATGATAATACTTTCCACTGACGTTTGCATAAACGATGAATATTGTACGAATCCAGCAAATCTCCACATATTATTAAACTATCATACGTTTCCTCTTCAAGTATTTTTAAAACTAAATCTGCTTGGCATACAGGGCTGCCAAGATGTATGTCTGAAAGGCACAGTATCATAATGTTTTATATTATTTTTTTTATTTATTACTTTTTTACCTCACTTGATTACACTCTTCAATCATTTATAGCATATTACAATATAGAAACAAACAGTCCATGTATTTTTAATTCTTTTTTATTATAATATATGCTGATATTTACAAAGATCGATATATACCAGTCTATTAATAAAGCCATCCTTTATTTTTAATTCTTTTTTATTATATATGGGTTGATTTTATTGGCGTTAGGATACCCTAACCACCCTGATAAGTAAAAGAAGGATAGATTTAAAAGTTGTAGAGTTTTAAAAATAGGCCCTAGCGACCAAAAGCTCAAACGCTTGTATGAATTTTTTTCAAAAATAGGGGGTACTTGTCAACAAAAAAAAGTTTTAAAAAAGATAAAAAATCCCTTGCTTTCTCGGTGATCTGTGGTAGAGTGTAGACATGAAGAAGAAATACTACACCAGCACAGAGATCCTTGAGTATGCGAATAAGAACAACGCAGCTTGCATCTCTGCATCTGTGAGCCTGCGAGTGTTCCGCTACTGGACTAGCAAAGGTCAATACGAAGTGAAGTTCTACAGGGTAGAGCCTTGCGTGTGGGAGAAAAAAATCGTAAAAAAACCCTAAAGATCCCTTGACTTTAATGACAGCTCTGATAGATTAAATACATGAATACATTCGAAGACTACATCAAACACAACGGCAAAGAATACTACCTCTGCACAGAGTATGCGTTCGATCACACTGATCAGTTGCAACTCTCTGGCTTTGTCTTGACTGATGAAGACGGCGAAGACATCTCGCAAGATGACTTCGAAGCGAACAAGGATCTTTACGATCATGTCTGCATGGTTCTTGCTAACGAAGATGCTACCTGCTACGGCGGCGCACCTTGCTAACACTATGACACACATCATTATGACATACATTGCAGAGGCGCTTGCCGTGGTGCTTATCCTCCTGCTTGGCGTTGCGATTCTCTCGATCTAAGTTGTTCTAAATCAACGACTTACAACGGGCCACCCTGCGCGCGCGCGTAAGTCCTTGATAATGAGGCACTTACGAATGTCAAGTAAAAAAGATAAAAAAAATTTCACACAATCGCAAAAAAATCCCTTGCTTTTTCGGTGGCCTGTGATACATTGTATGTATGAAAGATAAAGAAAACACCACGTTCAACGTCAACGGAACCCTTTGCACGCTCGTCGTCTCGGAAGATCGGGAGGATGATTGCACGAAGCTTTGGCATGACCTCGTCAGCGTTGACACTGGCAAGGTCGTCGCAACCCTCGACTGGTCGCCCTACTCTTGCCCCTCTAATGAGGAAGTGCAGCAGATCATCGACCTCGGCCTGCCTAATGGCTTGCGTTGGGCTAACTCTCACCCTTCTTCTCGCTTCAACTTCGATAGCCTCATGCTGGCGAAATACCTCTCTGGCTACGAGCATCCCGATGGCGGCAAGATCGAACTGGTCTTCCGCGTTCGCTTGGCCGCATAAAAAAACTCTTGCGCTTCCACTCAACATCCCATACTCTAACAATATGAACAGCATCCACGACGACTACAACACGCAACCGCAATCCGACGAATACGCGACCGAGCACGAGGAAGTGCGCGGCACGTTCGCCGCCGAGCCTGCCGTTGAGCAGGAGCCGCAACCCTATGATGGGTTTGAGGGGCAGTGGGCTGGGGATGGGTCGGGCTTCGACGACCTCGCAGACTGGGGCGAGCAGGAGGGCTGGGACACGTAAGAGTGTCATAAACTTTCTCCGAACGTTTCGATGCGTGTCTCCATGACGCGGGAATAAACGATGAGGAGACGAAGCGCCCGTTTAAACGGGCGTTTCAATTTGCTAAAATTCAATGTTGCGTAAACCCTTGATATTCAACAACTTACGCTGGCGCGCGGGGCGCGCGGCCGTAAGTCCTTGATAATTAACGACTTACGTAACGTCATCAAGAGTGTCATAAAGAATGTCATAGCGCAAAATTCAAACGCTCGTTTGCCAAAACGTCAACAAAAATAGTTTCGCTAATCGCAAAAAAATATCTCGCTTTTCGCGCGTCCTGTGCTATTCTGTATACATGAGAAACAACAACAGAAGCTGGCGCGACGAAGAACGCGAAGCAACCCTCGACTACCCGCTAGGTGTGGATCGTGAAGATCCCGCCTACCAGCAAAGCCCAGACGCTTACGAGCGTGAAATCGAGCGCCTTAATCGGCACGAAGGCTGGGAGCGTAATCGCGGTGGTTACTACCGCCGATGAAAAATCGCTTGACTTTCAGCCCCATTTCACCGATACTTTCAACATGACAGAAAACACCACAACTGGCTGGCCCGAAGTCTGGAACTTCGACGAACCCAAAGACGACAACCTCACGCCCGAACAAGCGTTCGACATCCTTTTCGGCTACGCCGAGGAGCGTCATCGCAACGACCCGTGCGCTCGTCCCGCCCCTAAACCCAAACACTAACACTATGACAAACACAGACGGCATCATCAAGTCGCTTGAAACTCTCATCAAGCATGAGAAAGCAATTCAGCGTCAAGAAAAAGAAATTGAAAAATTAAAAGACATCATTGATGGCTCTTTGCAGACGATGCAGGGCCTTCTTGTGTTGAGCGCTGTTCTCTCAAAAGAGATTGAAAGCTTGCACAATAATAAGCCTTCTTTTGGACTAAACTAACATGAGCAAAATCATTATGACAATCGACACGCGACCGCTTGCGCGTGTCATAGAGCGCAGCGTCCGCAAGGCATCTTGCCGCCCATCCTTCGCCATGCGTGTCAAGAAAAAATTCGCGCGCAAGGCAAAGTTTTTTCGCGGTTGGTCTGATCAGTAAAGCTTTGAATATCAACGACTTGCGGCGGCGCGCCCCGCCGCGCGGCATAACCCATTGCAAATCAACGACTTGCAATATATAGTATTCAGGTAGCGTGCCAATATTGGCGAATCTATAAAAATAAAAAAATAAAAAAACCTATTGACGAAAACATCAAACCGAGTTAGCATAAATGTATGAAAAATAAAATTATAACAATCATAGTCACTGCATTGGTAACCGCAGCAGTTACTTTCGTTACTCTATCACTTACAGATAGCGAACCGCTGACCGACTGGGTAAAAATGGCGAAGTTAAGAATTAAAGGATGCTCTGATCCCGAGGCGCACCTGAGCAACGCCAAGCGGATAAAGGGTTGGCTTACCGCAGTTGGAGAGCATGAGCCTGTTAGTGTGAGAATCAGAGAAGGTGTAGGCTTGCCGCCAGACCAGAGTTTGGCTCCTAAAGGGGTTAAACTCACTCCAACAGCTACAGAAATGTTCATTTTAGTTCGTTCTTCTGATTTTGAGAACAATATCCGTGAGATATACGAATTTGATCTCATGAAAATTATGGTGGATAAGGATGCAAGAAAACAATTAAGAGAACTTATTACCAAAACTAAAGCACAGAGCAATGAGTTTGGTTTCGGTAGTAACTAACTGAAATTCAACAACTTGCAGAGCCAGATCGGGCCGCGCGGCGTAACTCCTTGATATTCAAAGACTTACGCAAAACGCTACGCAATAGCCATGCCAAGTTGCAGAAAAAAAATTTCACACAATCGCAAAAAAATCCCTTGCATTTTTGCGCGTCCGCGCTATATTGAAATCATGAAAGAGAGAAAATCACTAAACGAAAAGCCTCTGACTTGCCTGTTCGTCGGCGTTACCCTCGCTTTGGTATCAGCAGGAGTTGCCATTTATGGGTTGCGGTTTGGGTTTGCGTCTATTGCCTTTTTGCTTGTTGCTGCTGCAATCTTAAATATCGCAGCGTGGTTTTTTGCCACCCCTGTCGTCTCTTTCGTTGGCGATTTTGTAGGAAAATTTTTTACTGGAAGTCAAAACTTTAGCAAGCCCCAGCCTGCTTACAGCCTGCCAGATGGTCTTGCCGCTACCGGACAAAACGCTTGCGCTATCCTTGCCTACAATGAACTTGCAAAAAATCATCCCGAAGAAATCTTGCCTCATCTTCGCGTGATGAGAATATGGATTGAAAAAATGAATGACGTTGACGCTGCGGTTATGGCTTACAATCTCGCCTTGAAAAAAATTCGCGGACAAAAAAATCGCAACGAGTTTACAAAAATGGCAAAAAATAATTTCAGCAAATTCATCAGCTTTGAATGAGTGTCATAGCAATGTCATAAACGCTCGGTCAAACGGGCGTTTTACTTTGCGCGAAACCAATTCTATATAAACCCTTGAAAATCAACGACTTACGGCGGCGCGCCCCGCCGCGCGGCGTAACCCATTGCAAATCAACAACTTACAACATACATCATTCAGATAGCGTGCCAACTTTGCAGAGGGGCAAAAAATAAAAAAAATAAAAAACGAAAAAATCCCTTGCGTTTTTGCAGTCCTGTGCTATTCTTTAAGCATGGAAAAGAAAATGACTCAATATGCGGACAAGCTCAACGCCTTCCGCGCTGGCGAAATCACCGAGGACGAATGGAAAGCGTTCTGTTTTGAGGCTCTCTCCGAGATTCTCGAAGACACGAAAGATGTCCTCATCAGGCTGAAAAATGCTTGACCCAATCGCAACAATCAAACATACTACGACCATGAAACAAACACCACAAAAAGCCCAACTCTGGGCAGTCGGAAACAAAGTCTATCGCGTCATCCGCAACGAAGGCGACAAGACTCACGTTCATCATCACGGGCAAATGGCCCTGTTCTATACGCGCCATCTGAAAATGGCGACACCTTCACAAGTTGCAGAATACTTGGGAAAATAGTTTGACAATCACCACAAAACCTAACAGAATAACAACATGACAAAAAAACAATTCACCGCAATCGCTAACATCTTGGGAAAACGCTTGGCCGAAAAAGTCAAAGCACCCATCGGAGAATACGAAGTTGTCGAAGTCCTCGCGTTGGACTTGGCGAAATACTTCTCGACAGAAAACCCTCGTTTCGACGAAGATCGCTTTCTGGAAGCTGTTTTTACTCACACCCCTAACATCCCTGTGGGATCATATAAATAATCACATGAAAAAATACATCACATTCGACCGCATTGCCTACGCAATGTCCCTCTCCACCTTCATCTTCATCGCCGTGACGCTTTGCGCTGCTTGCGTTGAATTGCAAAACAGAACCAGCAAGAACCAAAAGCAAATGCAGGAAGAAGTCCGCGCAATGTTTGCCCACATCGAGGCACCTCTATGATTACCCCCAATATCCAAAAAGCTCTTGAGTCAAACGGAGTTCGTTTCTTTGCAAAAGACTTTCTCATGGAAGGTATGCGGAAAGACTGCGTTGACGCCGTGCATGATGCAAAACTCGTTTACGAATTGCTAAAAGAACGCATGGAAAAAATGCTTGCAATCGAACCCGAAGACGAATACATTAAAGCCAATGAGTAAAGACCAAGTCAAAGCCGTGTGCGATTACTCGCATGATGTCATAATGAAAATCAAAGCCGTGTTCGGATTCAAAAAGAAAAGTCCTTCGCTTCTTTGTCATAGTCTCGCGCACCTCAACACCGCGACATGGCTTGAGCGCGCGGTCTGCAACGGCACAATCATGGACTACAAGCCGCGATAACGTAAAGCGCTAATAATCAAGCACTTACGGCGGCGCGCCCCGCCGCGCAGCGTAAGTCGTTGAAAATCAATCACTTAGGCAAAAGCACTTTCATACAGTGTGCCAAGTCCGCTGTCAAGTAGAAAAAAAATATTTTTTTAATCGTAAAAAATTCCTTGCGTTTTTGGCATATTGTGGTATTCTTTAATTATGAAAATCACCAAGCCCGACCTCTACGAAGCCCTCATCCAAGCGCGTGTCGCCTTATCGAAAGACATCCGCGAAACTTTGCGCGGTCGCCACCTCTCCTACGTTCAAGACCTCTCGCGGAAATCCATCCGCGAAAAAATCGCGGCCTATCGGTTGCTCTCCAACCTCTCCACGATCAACGCGGAAAGCTACTCGGACAACCGCTCTCTGCGTCACGTTAAAAAAGCTCTTGCCAAGTAACGCAATCTCTGACAAAATCACCACCATGAAACTACTAAGCACCAACAATACCAAAATCAAAAAAGGCGAAAAGCTCGGCTGGCGCACTTACGGCCTTTCACTTTCACCCGCTGGCAAAAGTGGAAAACAATTCTGTCCGCATCGCTCGGCTGGCTGTGAGTTTGCTTGTCTCGACACTTCGGGCATGGGCATCTTCTCAAACGTCCAAGACGCACGCCTTGCAAAGTCGCGTTTCTTCATCGACAACCGCAACGAGTTTCTCGCTCAGTTGCATAAAGAATTGCACAATGCCGAAAAGTGGAGCGCAAAAAATAATACGCCTGTGGCCGTGCGTCCGAACGTGCTTTCTGATCTGCCTTTCCATAAGCTGATCGACATGGCGCGCTTTCCGTCAATTCAGTTTTACGATTACACGCCGAACCTTCAACGCATGATGCAGTTTCTAAACGGCGAGTTGCCTAAAAATTATCACCTGACCTTCTCGCGCAAAGAGGACAATCAGCATCGTGTCCACGCTGTTGTTGCCGCTGGCGGTAACGTGGCCGCTGTCTTTAGTGAGTTGCCCGAAACCTACCTCGGAAAGCCTGTCATAAACGGCGACGAAAGCGACTTGCGTTTTCTCGACGCGCAGGGCGTGATCGTTGGACTCAAAGCAAAAGGCAAAGCTCTCAAAGATCAATCTGGCTTTGTGGTGCAAGTTGGCGTATAATGAAAACCTATGGAAATCATAATCCTTCTTGCTGGCATTATCGGTGGCGCATTACTAATAAATAAAAAATTATGACACTAAACCTAATCGCACGAAAAAACTTGTTTCGCTTGTCTGAATACTTTTTCAGCCTTGCGGTATGGTGGGAACGCGCTGGCGTTATGACACTCCAAAAACTTTTCTTTATGGGGTGGCAAAAATGCCTTGACACACGAGACAAATTACGGTGACATAACCTACTGAAAATCAACGACTTACGGCGGCGCGCCCCGCCGCGCGGCGTAAGTGCTTGAAAATCAACGACTTATACAAAATGCCATTCAAGAAGCATGCCAACTCACAGAAAAAACGCTCGTTTGAATTTTCGTCAACAAAAATACTTTTCAGAATCGCAAAAAATCCATTGCATCGTGCCGTGCCTGTGCTACTCTTTACCTATGCAAGCGAACACCATCACCGACGACTTCAACACGCAAACCCAAAGCGACGAGTTTGCCTCCGAATTTGAGGCTTGGCTCGACGCGCAGGAACTGAAATACTGGCAGGAAATCGACGCTCGCGGAAATTAATTTTATGACAAACACAAACCCACTACACGGCTACCTCTCCGACTGCTGCGGAGCCGAACACGACATCAACGCCGAACACCACATTCTCAACGAGAGTGTGCGTGGAGGATGCTCCGCTTGCGGACACTACTCGGAGTTTTCCCCTGTGGAGGAAAACGTCCGGCACAATCAACGCATCAGCCTCTCCGCTCTCAATGCGTTCGTGCCAGACGAGTTGAACTCTTACGAGCAGCCGTGGTAAATTGTTTGACACTCTCAACCCTAACAACTAACATCATCAATCTATGAACAAAGCAAAAGTCCTAATCAGTCCTTACGGAAACGGCATCGCTGTCGGCCTTGAGGGAAACAAAGATCAAATCGAACGCGAATATAATCGCTTTTTTAATTGGGGCGCAGCTGGTGCTGGCGCGAATGTCGAACGTGGCAACGGCGACTCTGAAATCCAGCACGGAGAACTTGGCGACTCTTACCTCCACTATGTCGGAGAAGGGTTTGCCTACTTCCTGTCATCGGAAAAAGATATGCTTCGCGCTATGACATATGAACACTTGACCAAGTGGCAAGATAGCGAAACGTCAGCGCAATATAAAACAAAGCCACGCAATCACAAGAGGGATTCGGGCAAGGTATTCCGCGAACACGCGCAGATCGCAGCGCAAGACGAATATAATGAAATCGAACGCGAGAACTTCATGCTCTACCAGAAAGCTCCCGCATACATCTTCCGCGAGCTTGATGGCGGCGCGCCGTCTTGGAGAAGTGAAACGGAGGACTAATATAATGAAAAAAATACTTGTCACCGTTAAGCAAATTATAGAAGTCCCAGACTCTTTCAAAATTACAAGTTTTACAGAGCCAGGAGATGTAGCGTTTGATTATATAAAAATAGGAAAAAAATTAACTGCGCCAGATATAACATGGTTTGACTATGACAAAGTTTCTGGCGTTGGAAGCGAGAGCGACGAACTCGTTGAGCGTCTCGCCCCTGCAATAGTTGACTACTCCTTGCAAGAATTTTCTTTCGATGAAGATCCTAACGTAAGTTGTTGAAAATCAACGACTTGCGGCCCCGCGCCCCGCGCCCATGTGTAAGTGCTTGATACTGAACAACTTATACATAATACCATAACAAGCCCATCTGATAATAATAATGCATTTTTATTCATATGATAGTGTTTTATCTATTTAGCTATTTGACTAATAACTATTTCCTATTTATCTATTTCACTTTTAGCTATTTCGCTATTTGTCGAAGTATTTAAGAAATTTCGACAGGTTTTTTTGTTATGTCGAAAGGATCGACATGAGAGAAAAACATTTGACTGATGTGTAAATTGTGATAGAGTTGGAGGTAGAGGAGTTTTAGCTCAATTGGTTAGAGCGCTGCCCTGTCACGGCAGAGGTTGCGGGTTCGAGCCCCGTAAACTCCGTTTTTTTTGGGAAGGTAGCTCAAAGGTAGAGCAGCGCCCTTTTAAGGCGTTGGTTCTGGGTTCGATCCCCAGTCTTCCCACCAAAAAAATTTCAAAAAATAATCAAAATACCCGTTGACAAAACCATCAAAAAACCCTATTCTTAAAACATGAAAGCACTACTAAATAAAGTCAAACTCGCAATCGCTGACTCCAAAATCGGTCAGTTCACCAACCCTGTGTATCGCTTGAAGTATCGGCCTTACACCGAACAAGGAAACAATGAGGTTTATACCTACTTCGTTTCTCGACCCTTCGACTTGTTCGCTAACGGAATCGTGGCTTACTGCTTCGGCAAAGGTGTTCGCAGGTTCCGCTACGATGAAATCGTTGAGCGGGAAGTTGTATCGCTCTTTGGAAAATCTGTGGCGTAAAGCCACGAATAAACAATCTGCCCGACAATCAATATCGGAAATAAAAGAAGCAAAGTTAACCGGATCTTTGCGGTGGTCGCTTAATGCGAAATATAAAACATCCGCCGAGGCAGATAAACATTTACAAGTAGCCCGAAAAAATATCGGAAACAAAAGCAGGACAGAATAGCGTCTGTCATCATATACAAAACGCACCGAGGCTTGAAATATGGGAGTCGCCCCGACCCCAAAGATGTAATGCATGACATCTCGGGGCAACTTTAAATATCTACGAGTTCATACCAGAGGGAACTGGTGCCCACGCGTAGAGAATAAACTCCCAAACTTTTAGTTCTTTTACATCTTGAGGGCTGACTCCTCCCAGAAGGGGGAGAGCGCGCAGCAGAAAACCAGAGGAATTAACCTCCAGCCCACAACTCTCCCAAGCTCTGGCGGATACATCTCCGTTCAACTTGTGAGCTAGTCGTCGAAAGACGATTCGATGTCGGTGCCGCCAGAAGGCACGGAGTCATAGGCAGGGAGTTCTGGCCTCCCTGTCAACACTTTCTGTCATAAAAAAAAATCGCCGTGGAGTAACGGTCCACTAGTCAGAACCTACTGATGAATAAGAGTAAGCTGATCGTGACAGCAATAAAGGGGATGGTCACCACCGACCCGCGAGCGGCTCGCGTTAGCTGGTTAGTGCTGCAAAGCATTAGCCCCCATTTGATCCGTAAGGAGACGATGATGGGAAGCATGGCAGCCGACACTTTCGCACCTTTAGCCAAGTGGTAAGGCAGGAGTCTGCAACACTCTTATCGCTGGTTCGAATCCAGCAAGGTGCTGATTATCAACGAGTTACAGCTACACGCCCCGCCGCGCCGCGTAAATGCTTGAATATCAACGCTTTATAAAGTATAAATATCCAGTTGACAAAATTTTCAAATAGGGCTATTCTTACAGCATGATCACCACACAACTACCTCTACCCATGCGTTGCTCTTCTGATGCTCTCGTTCAGCCAGAGCTTGAACTCAAGCCTACGCGCAATCCTTCCTACTCTCGCGTCGAACGCTTCTTTGATTCCTTGGATCGTTCGCGTGTTGTGTCATACACCGACTACTGGAATTCCATTGCGCCCAAAGGAACACAAGATGCAATGTTGCGCTGGCTCTTTGCTTTTATGTCAGTCCATACGAGTTGGAAGTCCAACGTCAACGGCTACAACGCAATCAAAACAATGGATTGGTGGCACGATCAACAAGTCCTCCTTAACAAGCTCAAGCATAGTGGCGTTGGCTTGCACAACAATCGCACGAAATTTGTCTGGCAGTTCCAGAAAAACTTTTGGGGTGATGTCAAAAAGTATTCTCACGCTCCTACGGATTGGCGCGGTCATCGTGACGAGTTGGTTAGCGAAGTGCTTGGTCTTGGCAAAGCTAAAGTCTCTTTCTCGTTGGAGATGATTCATCCCGACAAGTGCGAAGTTGTCTGCATGGATACTCATATGTTCCAAGCCTACTCGCTCGACCAAACCAAAGACGAAAAACATTACGATAACATCGAAGCCCATTGGATTTCAATGTGCCGTGCGTATGACGTTCCCTGCTACATTGCGCGTTGCCTTTACTGGGATGCGATTCAAGACAAGCAGGATTCGCGCTACTGGTCGTATGTTTTTGAAGAATAATCCTTGCAATCCATTTCAAAATCCAATACATTAAGAACATGAACAAAACCACTACCATCATCACCCGCCGTTCACCCTTCACCCAAAAAGTTAACAGGATGGAGATTCCTCTCTCCCATTCGGAGTTTGAGAAGAGGACAATTCTTTGGCAGTCTGGGATGCTCATTCAAGATGCGTTCCCCATGCTGTCCGCTGATGAGCGCGAGTTCATCAAAACTGGTATCACTCCCGAAGAGTGGGAACAGATGTTTGGAGAAGACTAATATAGAAAGGAGGAAAATATAATGAAACTAATCGAAGGTGCTATTTATAACTACAAAGGGGAAGCTGTTCGTTTCCGTAAACAGATTGGCGTTGTTGCTTTCTTGTCGCGTCGTAAGCGAGGTTCGTTTGTTGGACGAACTGATTTGCTCAAGAAGGCAAATAAAAAGCAGGTCGATAAATTCCTCAAATAAGCGTAAAGCTCTCGTAATCATGGGGTTACGAGGGCGCGCCCCGCCGCGCTGCGTAAGTCGTTGGAAATCAACCACTTGCGCATTTGTCCTTTCAGGAACCGTGCCAATTCCCAGAAAAATATTTTCAATCAAATTGCAAAAAAAGGTTTGCTCGCTCATACAAAAACACTTATTCTTATGAAGTATGAGAAACCTAAACCTAACACTGCACTGCGGCGGTCACGCCGTGGAATCCACCCAAGTTCAGCAAACTCCCACTCCCGCACCCACGGATTCGTGGATGCCCATCCCGCACTTCGCGCTCATCGAGCGTCTGCGCGAGATCGTCGGTAGTGCTGGCTTGACCATCACGCAAGAGGCGCACGCCCTTGCTCGCAACGGCCTTCGCTACTTCGGATTGTTCCAAGTGGCGGGAATCCCCAACTTCTCACAGGAGTCCAACATCGGGACTGTGATCGGCTTGCGCAACTCGCACGACAAGTCGTTTCCCGCTGGCATCAACGCTGGTTCCGCGCCTTTCGTGTGCGACAACCTCGCGTTTCACAACGAGATCAAAATCGCTCGTCGTCACACCAAGTTCATCATGCGCGACCTTCCTTCGCTCCTTTCGGGCGCATTCGGAAAGTTGCTCAACACTTGGGGCAACAACGCCAAGCGTATCGAGGCTTACCAGTCTTGCGCGCTCAAGGACGTTCAAGCGCACGACCTCATCGCCAAGGCTTACCGCTGTGGCGCAGTGAGCAAGACCGCTCTGGCGGACGTTCTCGACCAGTGGCACAACCCCGAACACGCCGAGTGGTCGGAGCAGAAGAACCTCTGGGGTCTTCACAACTCCTTCACCAACGTCATGCGCGGAAACGTGCTCGCGTTGCCCAAGCGTAGCGATGCGCTCCACGGACTTCTCGACCCTATCGCAGGCGTGGCGCTGGCGAGGGCAGAAGACGCCGAGGCCATCACGGTCTAAATTCTGAGACGCACAAAAGGGCTTGGCAGGGCAACCTGTCAAGTCTTTTTTTTGCAAAAATTCATTGTTGTGTAAGTCATTGAATATCAAGCACTTGCGCCGCCGCGCCCAGCTGCCCAGCGTAAGTCTTTGATTGTCAAGGGTTTACATTTTAATGCAAAAAATATCTTGACCGCACACGCAAAAGACTTTATTGTCATTATATCACCACATGAAACTATCAGAAATTCAAGCCATTGCAAACCTCACAGCAAAATTCCTCGGACTCCCAATCAAACCCAAGGCCGAAATTACTACCAATAAACGAGGCCGCGCCTACACCACGCAGGGCCGCTTCAATATTCCAGAGTGGGCCTTCAAGCACGGAGAAAAGTTTGTCATATACTATGTTGTGCATGAAGTCTGCCACTTTTACGGAGGAACATTAGATCACGGCAAACTCTTTTGTCAAGTCGAAGACCGCGCATTAAAATTTTGGGGGCTTTACATTCAACGCAAAAAAGTTTATCCTAATCCACAATCAATCTACAAACTATGAGCAAAAATACCTGCCCTGCTGATTACGATGGCGAAATGCTTGTTATCGGTGGCTATGTAAAATACGATGGAAAGACTTGGGAAGTCCTTGACTACGAAGATTCCGAACAGCCATACTTTGATGATAACTACACGGAACATAGTATTCTTTTATTGGCTTGCCGCTCGCAAGAGGAAGACAATATTTGGATACCAGATTATGAGGTAGAGCAAACTGAATATCAGCAATTGTGTTTTGAACTATGAAAAATATCGTTCTATTTGTCGCTCTACCTATCACTATTTGTGTCTGGTCGTTCACTATTTATGGAGTAATTAAATTTTTGGGGTGGTAGCTCAATGGTTAGAGCGTGCGGCTCATAATCGCTTGGTTGTCGGTTCGAATCCGACCCGCCCCACATCTATTTGAAAATCAAGCACTTACAGATGAGTGCCCCGCCGCGCCGCGTAAGTCGTTGATATTCAATGGCTTACAAAAACACTTGACACCAATCGCAACCTGTGATACATTTAGAGGATGAACACTACTATTGCATCCTGTCGTGAACAAATCCAAGAGGACTTGATTTGCTTGCTTGAAGCTGCGAATAATCTTGGCCTCAAAGAACATCTTGAAGAAGTCACTACGCTGGCCTGTAAAATTGTGGTTGACAACTTCAAAAAACTTGAGAAGATAAGCTAATGAACGACTACAAACTACCCAAAGACGCCTACTCTGCTGCTCGCTATGACGAGTTACACTTTGCTGTTGCCCACTATGGCACAGCCATGCACCGAAACCTTTGGGACTTGCTTGTTGACGCTGGCTTGAGCAAGCGACAAATCTTTTCCCAATACATGAAGGTTCTTCGTGTGACTACGGCTGTAAATAAAGACATTCTCTATTGTGTAGGGACTGGTAATTTTTCAATCAAACCTGTTGACAAAAAGAGCAAAACCCTATAATATCAAAAATGATGAAAACGCTAAACGCACTAATCAAAACCGACGAGTCCATCACCGCAGTTCTTGATGGAGTTCCCAAGACGATGAGTTGTAACCATCCGTCTTTCACCGAGGCGATCACTTGCCTCGCTAC